TGTAGATTTAGTTTAATAGAAGTAAAAGATATAGACGCATAAGATATGACAAAAGATTTAGCACAATTCGCATTAAGAATCCTACCTACAGTTAATATTGAAGGTAAGGATGTAGATAAATATATGGAACTTAAAGCATTCTTTGAGGCTAATCTCAATGCTGAGATTCCAGAAGTACAAGAAGGTGGTATCAGTGAATTATTTGAAGACTAATGGCACAAACTAACGAAGAAATATTAGCCCAGTTAAAGAAGCTACTCATTGCGCCCTCTAATAAAGTTAGTAGGGCTTCTCAGCGTTATACACATGTTGGTGGTACTTGGGGAAGAGTATATGAATCTTTTCGTCACTTTATTAATAACTATGACATTACTAGTAGTCTAACATTATTCGCCAGTCCAGCTATTGCTACTGGTGGAGAAGTTACAGACGCTGGTTCTGGACGGGTCTCAGTATCTGCTGGTACAGGTAGAGCTAGGCAAACTAACTCTGCTAGTGGTACTATGACAGATATCTCGTGGGATGCTAAAACTCTTACACTAGCTGCTGATACATTACACTATATTTATATAGATTACAATAGTGGTAATCCAACTCCTACAGCTTATACTTCTGACCAGAATGATTATACAAAGGTATTAGTAGCTTTAGTTTATAGAGATGGAAGTGCGGTTCACATTACTAATGTAAATACTCCTACTGCCAATGTAGATAGAGCTGTTATGAGGCATCTCTACTACGTTCAAGGTGCAGAAAAAGGAGATGGTGGTACTATCTCAGAGACTGGTACTAGAAATATTACAGGTACAGCTTGTAAGATTTACATTGCCCTTAATGAATATGAACACCCTTCATTTGATACATCTAGTGGAAATACATTCACCTATTTGTATGCTGATGGTACAGGTGGATGGACAGAAGTTACTGGTTCTACACAAATTGACAATACACAATATGATGATGGTTCTGGTATATTAGCTACACTATCTAACAATAAATACGGTGTACATTGGGTATATCTAGGTACAGATGGTGACAACTATGTACAGTATGGTTCAGGAGATTACACCTTGGCTGAAGCACAAGCTGCAACTCTTCCACTTAATAGACCATCAAACTTGGATAAATGGCATGGAATCTATGCTGCTAAAATTATCATTAAGAAATCTGCAGCTACTTTTCACTCTATTATTCAGACAGATGAAGACTCTGGTATAGGACAATCCGTAGCTACTGACCATGGTTCATTAACTGGACTTACAGATGATGACCACACGCAATACCTACTCGTAGATGGTACGAGAGCCATGACTGGCGACCTCGACATGGGTGGGAATGATGTAAACAACGCAACAACATTTAATGCCACAAGCGTTACAGTAGGATATACAAACAGTTACACAGGCTACATCAACCTCATCCGAGAGATTGGAGCAGGTTTTGGTATGGTTACAGGCTACTATAACAACCAAAAGATTCGACTCAATAGTAGCGTAGATGACGCTGCCTACATTGACTTGCATGGAGGAACGGAGGCGAGTTATGGTGGAGAGATTCACTTGATATCAGCCAATGGTACAGTTATTGGCTCTGCGAATGCGAGTGCTGATGGGCAGTTGACCGTAGTTGGTTCAGGCACAACCAATGCAACCAACGCTTTAAGGGTGGAGAACGCTTCGGGTGAACTTTTGATGCAAATTGACGATGATGGTAATAACGTCAAGATTGGACACCTTGCGGGGAATGCGGTAACAGGCGAATACGAAAACGTATTCATTGGATGGGGTGCAGGTAAGTTGGTAGATACCTACTCAAGTGTTGTCATTGGTCGCATGGCAATGGGTAATACCTCAGCTACTGTTGCACAGAACTTCCAAAACGTAGCTATTGGAGAGGGGACATTATATGAATGTCAGTCAGCAGAAAATACAGCAGTCGGTCATGCTGCCCTCAGACTTTTGACAACAGGTGGCAAGAATGTTGGTATTGGACACGATGCAGGTGCTTATGCTAATGGAGTCACCCCGATGTACACCAATGCAAACAGCGTATTTATTGGTTTTGGTGCAGCAGCAAACGCAAACGGCAACACAAATGAAATTGCAATAGGGTATAACGCATACGGTAACGGTAGTAATACAGCGACTATTGGTGATTCTACTTTAGTAGGATTCTATCTGGGTGGAGGTACTATGTTTGCAAGTGCATCTACTGCATCATTAGCATCCCTGAATATTCCTACTGGTACTACACCTTCATCTCCTAATACAGGAGATATTTGGGCTAGTGGTGATAATCTTTTCTATGAGAATAGTGTAGGTACTACATTGCTTAATAGTCCAATTGTAGAAAAGATAGCTGTAACTGATGAAACTACTGCTATTGCTTCTACTGGTACAGCACAAGCTACGTTTAGAGTTACGGAAACTATGACAGTAACTGAAGTAAGAGCTTCTCTTACAACTGCTTGCACTACAGGAACCTTTACTATTGACATCAATAAAACAGGTGTTGGTAGTATCTTGGGTACTAAACTTACCATTGATGCTACTGAAAAGACAAGTACAACTGCAGCTACTCCAGCAACTATTATTACAGCACTACTCTCAGAAGATGATGAGATTACAATAGACTTTGATAATATTGGTGACGGAACAGCAACGGGGCTTAAGATTCAATTGATAGGATACTAATGAGTAAGATATATAATCCAGCAAGACATGGTGGAGGAGGAGTTGCTTCTCCCCCAAATAACCTGAAATCTGGGTTAGTGTCATCCTATGAGATGACGGATACAAATCCTAGTCAAATGATTGATGCTCATGGAACTCAGGATAGTACTACTACTAATGACCTTACTAGAACAGGTACAGAATATACTTTTAATGGTACTAGTTCTTATGCGTCAATACCTGATGTAGACGAACACTCTTTTACTGATGCGGAGTTTTCATTTAGTGTAATGGTAAAAACCACTACTACAGCTACTAATTGGGCTATGTATAAAGGCAGTAATACTACTAATAGAGAATATGCCTTTACTACTTTGTCTACAGGAGAAGCTAGATTTGCTATCTTTCAAACAGGTACTACTACTAATGAAACAGTAACCAGTACTACTGCAGTTAATGACGATGCTTGGCATCTTATTACTGTTATTATGACGGGAGCTCGTATGAAGATGTATGTAGATGATGTATTTGAAGCAGAGACTCCTATTACTGTTACTATGGGTAATCTAGGAAGTTTACTCAATGTTGGAAGATATGGTGGTGGTTCACTATACTGGCAAGGTTCTATGAAGAAGTTAAGACTTTGGAATAGAGCCCTTACTGATGGCGGAGTAGAGATAGGAGATTCAGTGGGTGGAGAGGTTTTAGAACTTTACAATGGAGGAGATGTTTTAGCTTATAGTGACTTTGGTTACGATGGAGCTACATTAAAAGCAGGACTTCTATCTTACTGGAAGTTGGACGAAGCCTCTGGAACACTAGTTGATAGTCAAGGAACCAACGATGGTACTAATAATGGAGCTACATATGGAGCCACTGGTGTCTTAAATGACGCTATGGATTTTGATGGTAGCAACGATTATATAGATGTTGGAGGTAATTTTGAGTTTGAATATAATGAAGACTTTAGTATCTCCGCTTGGGTAAACATGGATGCAGATGGCGGTAGTTATACTATTATAGGTAATAGAGAAAATTCAGGAGACTTTAGGGGTTGGACATTTGAGCGTAATACTTCAAATCAATTATTATTTGTATTTAGGGAAACCGCAGGAGTCTTATGTGATGCAAATTCTACAGATACCTTTACCGCAGCAAGTGGTTGGAATCATGTAGTTCTAACTTACATTGCTCAAGCTCCTACATTTTATTTGAATGGGGTTGAGACTGGAAGAACTTTAGTTAGTGATACTCTAACTGGCACTCCAACTTATGCTCACAATACTACAATTGGGGCAAATAATGGAGGCACTGGAAATAACTTTGATGGTCAGATTGATGAAGTGGGTATATGGAATAGAGGACTTTCTGATAGAGAAGTACTACAACTTTACAATGAATCTAATGCTCAGAGTTTTGATGACTTTGAATATTGGACTACTACTTTGTACGAAGGGATAACTTCTTATTGGAAATTAGATGATTCTGGTTCTACTGCTGTAGATGCATTAGGTACTAATGATGGGACTATTACAGGAGCAACTACAGGAGCTACTGGTATAATCAATGATGCTTTAAACTTTGATGGTACAAGTGATTATGTAAATTTTGGAGCTATTGTATTATCTACTTTTACAGTATCATTATGGTTAAATGCGGATACACTACCTACTACTGGTAATTATGCATATTTATTTAGTAAGGGATACGATAGCGCACAAGAACCGTATACTATTAGGTTATATAATGATGCTGGAACTTTGTATCTTCAAGTAAGTACATATAGAGTAAGTCCTCCTGATAACATTGTCTGTCAAATAAATGTTAACTCATGGTCCACTGGAACATGGTATCATGTATTGGGTGGATATAATGGGACAGATTGGTTTATTCAATGGAACTACACCAATGTAGCAACTCTTACTGACTCAGGCCCCTATTCTTCTGCACGCAGTACTTATATGGCTGCATTTGATAATAACGGTAGTTTCCAAAGATTTTTTGATGGCAGAATAGATGAAACAGTGTTATATGAGAGGAGCTTGTTAGATGTAGAAAAGGAGGCCTTATACAATGAAGGAAATGGACAACCACTAGAAAATTTTAACACATAATGTTTGCAAAAGTCGAAAATAATACTATATTAGAAATTGGGGTAAGAGTACCCAATGAGATATTAGACCCAGTAACTGATACTTGGATTGAATTAGATACTTTGGAAAAGATGAAGACTTGGGGATACTACCGTGTACTTAAACCACAACTCCCCGATGTCACTAAAGTTTACGGACCAATTGAGTATGATGCCCAAGAAGATGAGGTATCATATACTATCGTAGACAAGGTTTATTCGCCTTTATATGATGTGGATGGTACTACGGTACTAAAGACAGCATTAGAGGTTGTACAAGAGGCTAAAATACGCCAATTAGATGAGGTTGAAGAATACCTTATGAAGTTAGCTTTACCCTTCGTAATTAGAAAGGTAGCCTTAAATGATAATTGGAGCAATCACCAAGGACAAGTATTCAATGATGTATACACTCAATTGGGGGAATGGAAGACAGAAATTAACAATGCAACTGATGTAAAACTCTTAGATAAAAAAGAGTTTGGTATATCTACACTAATAAATAAATTGAATACATTATGAAAGCAACTGAAGCAATTAAAATTTTAGAACAAGTTACAGCTCAAGTACCTGGTACAAGACAAGACCATGTGATGATACTTGACGCTATTCAATCAATTAAAGCAGCCTTGCCTAAAGAGGATGAGGCTACAGAAGAAGAATAATTATGGCAGGATTAAATGAAAGTATGTCTAGCTCAGAGATGTCAGCATTTCTGAAGAAACTAGAAAAAAGAATATGCTGTGTAGAGAATGGTGGAAGTTTAACTCTGGATGAGATTTCAGACGTTAATGCTACTTCCCCAACAGATACATATGTGCTTACTTATGATGCAGCTACTAATACTTGGATAGCTGCTGCTGCTTCTGGTGGTGGTGGTGCAGCCTCTTGGCAGACTGTAGCTCATTCAGTAGGTGCTGCAGGATTAGATTTATCCTCTGATTACTGGGCTTATGTAACAGGTGGTGCTAGTTTTAATGATACTATTATTGACACTAGTACTATTCAAACAGGAGTAAGACATTTAGTTCTCATTGAGAATACAACTGGCGGACAGATTACAGTAACTCATGGTACTACAGCTATTAGTAACCTTGGTGCTACAACTGTTTTAGATTCAGGAGAGTGGTTAAGACTAGAGGTATTTGACGATGCCAATGGTGATGTTCATATTGTAGGAGGAATAGGAGTATAATGTTATTCGGGTATGTAGGTAAACGACCAGAGTTGGACTATCCCTTTACTGCGGATACGGCTAATAAGTCATGGGCTGCTAGTACTTACCCTACATTAAGTACCCATAGTGCTACTGTTAGTTATAATGCCACTTACTCTGAATATGGTGAAAGTAGTCTAAGAACTACTAGTGCTACTACTAATGGTGTAAGAGTTAGTAATTGGGGAACTACTATTAAGAATAACATTGGAGGTAGCGGTTCTATTACTAATGTACAAAGAATATTGGTGGAATCTTGGGGAAGTAATGGAAATCATACTGCTCACTATAATTACACAGGTGTTTTTGACGGTACTTATTATCAAGGTATAGGAGTAAATATAGGGTTTAACAATAGTACACCTGCTGTTGAACTTAGACTTTGGGCTTCTCCTACTCCTATAGACCCTAATATCGCACAAACTAACGTTTTAGGTACGTGGTACACTGTAATCATAACTGGTAATCAAGACTATGCTATAGGGTTTATTAATGGCAATGTTAATAGTGGTACTCAAACCAATACAGGAGCATTTGGTTCTGGTTATAACTATGATGGTTTTGGTCTAGTTGGGTCTGGGGGAGTTAATCCTGTTGGAACAGGAGTTATGAGAAGAAAATATTGCTTCCAATTTGATGGTGCTTTAACTAGACAAGATATGTATATTCTTCACTTAAACAACGGGAGGGTAAAGTTATGATAATGGGATGTTTGGGTAAGAGACCGCAATTAGATGCACCTTTGAATAATTCAACCGCTAATACTTCTGTAGAAGCAAGTAGCTATCCATATTCTACTAATGTGGGTGGAAGTTTTAATTATAATGTTACCTATTCTGAATATGGAGAATATCATTTTAGAGCCACTCCTAGTAGTAGACAAGGATTAAGATATTCAAATCTTGGAACTGCTATAGGTACAGAAGTTAATACAAATGGTACTTTTGTATCTCTATATATGAAAGTATTAATAGAAACTAAAGGAACAGGGGGATATACAGTTTATAATTGGTTATATAATGGTAGTACTTCGGAACAAATAACTTTTTATGAACTTGTAAGTGGTACTGCTGTCAAAATGACAATAGAAGATACTACATCTAATGTGGATGTAGACCATAGTGCTACTTTATCTACAGGAACTTGGTATAATTTTACAGGTGTATATACAACAGGAGAGGGTTTACAATATAAAGATGGAGTGAGAGTTACTGCTACTAATGGTAGTTCTGTAGCTGTAAGACAAATAGCAACTTATGGTGGTTTTGGAGGTAACTTCGGAACAGGAACAGTAAATCCTGTTGGAACAGGAACTACACGTTGGAAAAATGTATTATATTTCCTTGATAAACTAAACATGGGAGATATACATATTCTAGAAAGTAATAACGGAAGAATAAATTATTAAAGAAATGGCAAAATTTTATTACACACAATATAACAGGTTTGTAGATTTTCCTGAGAATCAGGTTAGTCCTTCAGACATTGGTGTTGGAAAGAAATATAGAAAGGTAGATGGTGCTGCCTTAACTAGATACAACCAAGCTGTTACTGATGGTATTCCACCTACAGCAGCTTATGTGTTTGACAATGATAGTACTTATAATGACCAGATTAAACTGGCACAACGTAAGGAAGAATTACAGACTAGTTTAGAGTCTAATTATGCTACAGCAGTATCTACAGGTATTGTACGTAATACAAAGCGTTTCAGCTTTGATGCAGAAACTAGAGCTGATATTGTAGAAACTAATACAATTGTAGTTGCAGAAGGTGGAAGTGTAACCTCTGATGTTCAGTTAATAGATTCAGATGGAGAATTAGTTAGTGTACAGAGAAGTAATTGGAATACTGTATTCTTGGCATACATGAATGCTGCAAGGACAGTGGAGAAGAATTATTACAGAAAGAGTAAGCAGATTCAGAAAGCTACTCAACTTTCAGATTTAACAAACTTTGATACATCAGTATAATGGACAATGGTGAAATAAACAAAGAGTCCTTGTTGAAGATTATCAAGGCATCTGATTGGAAAGAAGGTATACCATATGATGAGTTACCAAATCTTGTCAAGTTTTATAAGAAGTTTACAGCTTCTCATAATAAAGCTACGGTAAAATTTAAATTAATTCCAACTGGATTAGAGATAACTTACGCAAGTGATAATATAGACGAAATTATCGGTTACACGCCAGAAGATTTGGTAGGTAGTAACCTATCTCAATATAGCCTAAGTAACCCTTCTGAGAAGAAAATGCAATATATCATTGGACTTCTTGATGCAGGTGAGGTAGTGGTAAAATCCAGTATTATTCAGCATAAACAAGGAGGGGAGGTCTATACAAAGAGTATGATTTATAAAGATAAAGATAGATACATAGAATTTATATGGAAAGCCTCAGATGAACTATTTATTTGATATAACGCATGGACCCAGTGTATTAACCTTAATAGCAGAAATTGGGGGAGCAGTAACTGTTCTTTTCGGACTAGTTAGGTGGTTATATACAACATATATCAAGTCATGCAAGGATAAGATAAAACAATTGGAGGAGGAGATAAATGACCTGAGACAGAAATTACAACTGTCTGAAATACAATCAGCAGAAATGAGAACTATCATTAATATGACATCTAAGTTCTTAGAGAAAGAGTCTGCTGAGAATATAATGAATGAAGAAATTAAACAAATAGATAATGAGACAGAATAGTAAGAAAGGACTAAGCAGTGCTACTTTATTAGAATTAACTAAAAATTTAGAGTGTAGGATTTGTGAATTAGAAACTAATCCCCCAGTATTACATACTGTAGATACTATAATTACGACTAATCAAATATTAAACGGACACACTAATACTATTAATTTAGTGCCTGACACTGGAGATGAGAGTACTTTGGGTGTATATGTTGCAGCATTAGTTAAGTACAATCATAATACTACTTCCTTTACTACAGGAGGGGCTTCTTTTTCTATTAGAGGGGTTAACTATAGTACTTATCCAGGTCCACTCATTAATGATAATTTAGAATCATATTCTGCAGATAAGATTATAAGCACTAATACTTCATTTAGTGGACACTCTATTTTTAGTGGTTTTGAATTTTTTACAGGTGGTGCTTATACATTAGGTGATGGAACTTTAACTGTTAAATTATTCTATTATTTACTTGATATTGAAACAGGAGAATTTATATAATTATGCCAGCATTAACATTAGATTTAACAACAACATTCGATTCTACTAACGGACAGATAGTAGTATCAGGATTTACCACAACCACAAATACAGCTTGGACTGATGTTGATGGTGGTAATACAGAAGCTATTCAAACAGTAGAATTTAATACTTGGGTGGGATGTGATTCCTGTACAAGTTGTTCAGATGATGATTATCTTCTAGCTACTAATGAGGGAGTTACCTTAGGAGGTTCATCTACTTATTACAGCAATACTGCAGATGATACTATCAAGATTGAACCAGAAGCTTTTCAAAAGACTGAATTTACTTATGGTGTTTATCATGTAAGGTTCTTTGTAACAGGAGATGATGCGTCTGCAGCAGAGTGGACTCAAGAGTATCATGTCTGTATCTTCGTAGCTGATGAAATTGTTTGTACAATTATCGAGGCTATTGTAGATGATGAGGTACAGTCAGATGACTTAGTGACTGTGTTTGAGGCACTTACATATGCCAATACTTGTGCCAACTGTTGTAAGACTTGTGAATTATATGAATACCTAAATACCCTAATTGATAACTTAGATAATTGTGAAACATGTTAAGTACAGAGGAAATAACAATAGCAAAGAATACTTTTAGAACTGCACAGTACCTAACCTCTGCTCTGTACATTCAATCTAAGATGTTTGGGTTTCAAGAGGCTGCAGCGGTTCATAGAAAAAGATTGATGAAGTATAGAAACTATGCATTCATCTTAGAATACTACACAGAAGATTGTATAGATTGTGTTAATCTAGATGATATAGTTTGTGAAGTAGAAAATATACCAATCAAATATTTAGTAAATTGCAATGGAGAATTGTCATAATAAAATTACACGAGAAGAATGCCTTAACCTAATTGCGTTAAGGATTAGCCAGTTTGAGGTATTAGTAGAAGCCCTGGCTGGTGCAGACTTCACTATCCCAGTAGTAGGAGATACTATTACGGATAGATTTACTACTAATGAGGCAAGTATTACTACTAACCAAGGTAATATCTCAACGAATACTAGTAACATATCTACTAACACAACTAATATAGCTACTAACACTGCTAACATTGCTACTAATGTTACAAACATTGCAACTAATGCTGCGGATATTGCTACGTTACAAAGTCAAGACGGACGTACAGTAACATCTAGTGATACAAGTGTAGATGTAGATGCTGCAACTTCAACAGAGTATGATATCACTATTTCTATGTTAGCTGCCAATACTGATGTGGCTAATTCGGAGCCAGCACTTGTTTTAGCAGCAGCTAAGACTGGTTCTGGAGAGCATACCTATACTTTGAAGACTAGGAATATGCCCGACCAAGCTATGTCAGCATTTGCTGGCGGTGTATCTGCAGGAACTGTAACTCCAGCTGTTAGAAAAACTACAGCAGGGCCATTTAGACTTTTGGGAGACTTTGCTCTCACTAACTTTGTTATTAACTGGGACCTCTCAGCTAATGATGGTCAAGAGTCTGACTGGATGAATGTAGCAACATTACCTGCAACTTATAATCCATCAGGAGAAGGTTCAGCTGTAAGTATCTATCCTTCAACTACTATCTACGCACCAATTGTTATCTTTGCTACAGAGACAAGTTCTCTTACTGAGGCAGTTAACCTTATTGGTATTGCTAGAGTTACAAACCTTGGAGCTATTGATATTAAGGTAGCTACTCCATATAGATTTGTTGTATCAGGTACTGCTATTGAAGAGGGACACGTCCTTGCTTCAGGTACAGATTGGACAGGTCAATATACAGGAACACTTTATTTACAAAGTGTAACTTGGGATTGGGAGTAAAAAAAATTTGGAATTGTCAATTATATTCCTTAAGTTTGTGGAAACTAATATTTTATGAATAAACAAGATGTTATTGAATTCTTGTTGGAAAAGCCTGGCTACCTTAAAGAGGGAGCTAAAAGGTTATCTGACAAATTAGGAGTTGATGCAGAAGTTTGCTATGAAGCTTTAAAAGAAGCCAGAGTAATGGTGAGGGAAGAAGACGAGGCTATAGATAATTTAGTACTTAAGTCACGTTGGCAAACAGCCTCAGGAGAATGGAGAGAATCTTACACAGCTCCTAAACAAGCAGTAGATAATTCTGAATTCCTTAAACTCAAGAATGAGTTACTTGCAGATTTAGAGAATCTTGCAGAACCTAGAGAGTTACAAGAGAATGTGTTTGAGGGAGATGAAGTGGCTGTAGAAATCAATCTACCTGATTTCCACTTTGGAAAGAAGGATGGTTTAACTATTCAAGAACAAGCTACATTATATGTAGAGGCTGTGGGCGAGTTAGTTCGTAGAGCATCTGTCTATAATATTTCCAGGTTCTTCTTACCTATGGGTAATGATATTTTGAACTCAGAAGGTATGAGACAGACTACTACAAGAGGAACTCCACAAGAAGATAATGCTGGATGGAGAGAGTCATTTAGAATGGCTTGGCTATCTGTAGTATCAGCAATTAAGTTGCTGTCTGAGATTGCACCTGTTACAGTTATTACTGTTCTTGGTAATCATGACTTTGAGAGATGTTTCTATCTTGGTGAGTTGCTTTCTGCAACATTCAGTCAGGATGATATGGTACAAGTTATTAATAATGGAGAGGAAAGAAACTATGTTGTATATGGTAATAACTTACTTGCCTATACACATGGAGATAAAATTAAACCACAAGAGCTACCATTGATTATGGCAACTGAGGTTCCTGTAGAATTTTCAAAGACTACACATAGGTCTTGGAGATTAGGACACATCCACAAACACATGAAGGATGAGTATAGAGGAATTGAAGTAGAGTTTCTTCCATCTTTAGGCGGTTCAGATGAATGGCATAGGTCTGCAGGTTATTATACCGATAGAAAAGCTATGGCTTACATTTGGGATACTAATGGTGGTAAGATTGGCTTTGTTCAAATAAACAAGTAACATGACAATAAGAGAAGTTTGCGAAAGAGTTCAATCAGCTTACCAAGCAGGTGTAGCAACAGATGACAGTAGGATGAGCTATAGGCTCATCTTTTCTGCGTTAAAGAGTGCAAAGGCAACTCTGCTATATCAAAGAGGCAGTAAGCGTAGACAACTTTCAGATAGAAATATTGAGTTTTTAGAATGTGTACCTATGGAAGTAGCAGAGCCTCATGACTGTCCTTGTGCTCCACCTACAGGATGTACCATACTGAAATCAACATGCACAATCCCTAGACCTGTCTCATCATCTCATGGAGATTATATCCATGCGGTGACATCTATTGATGGTACTAAGACGTTCTCTAGAACAACATGGGTGGCTAAGTCTAAGAAGAAAGGGAATAAGTATACTTCTAAAACTCAGGACTTCTTCTTTAAAGATGATTACTTGTATTTAACTGCTCCTACAGCAGACCAAAAATTACTTAAGACAGTTACAGTTGCTGGTATCTTTGCAGATACTACTGACTTTGATTGTGACTTTTGTGCAGAATGTGATGATGAAACTAAGGATTGCCCAACTCCATTGGACAGTGAGTTCAAGATAGATATCTCTTTAGAGATACCTGTCATTGATTTGGCTACCAAAGAGTTAATTAGAGCATTCAATACACAATACGAAGATAGAGAAAACAACGCAGAAGATGATGCAACAAACCCAGACAAGAAGTACCCGAGAGGAAGATTCAGTGACCCTAGGAGACCTATACAATAAATATAGGAGAGAGAATAAAGACACTCCATTTCATCTAGAAGCTTCTGAATTTAAGAAAGCTGCTAAGATGGTTTTTCAGGGCATTGTTGATGAACTTCTAACAGGTAAAACTTATAAGCTCCCTTACAATATGGGAGACCTATATGTAGATAAGTTCAAAGGTAAGAGTAATACAGTAGACTTTGGTGCTACCAAAAAATATGGCAAGACCATTTACCATCAAAACTTTCACTCAGATGGATTTATCTACAAACTTAAATGGCGTAAGGCTCATTCAAGATTTCAGAATAGGAAGATGTATAACTTCAAATTGATTCGTAAACATTCAAGGAACTTATCATCTCTTATAAAACAGAATAAAATAAAGATATTCAAACACTATGGCTAACCACAATTTGATTTCAGTTGATACAATTATCTCTAAACTATTTAGAGAGAATATCATTGGTCCTGAATATAATGAATCCGATGTTATTGAAATGATAGGGGAAGCCCTAGCAGCCATTGGAGCATTTAAACAGTTTGAGGAGAAGGTAGAGTTTCTAGAGATTAAAGACCATAAGGCATTACTTCCAGAGGGAATGCAGGAGATTGTTATGGCAGCTTATTCTCTTAGCACAGATGTGAGCACAGATGATTGCACTACTTCATGTGGTGTAGATGATACATGCTTAGGTGCATGTGATGAAGAAGACCCAGATGAATGTTGGAGTTCTCATAACAGATATTATATCCCTGAGCAGAGGTATTATGATGTTGTGAAGGATTACCAAACAATCTACAGCAAGTTCACAAAAGACTTCTATCGTAACTTCTTACCACTGAGATTGGCAGCAAGTCCATTCAGTGTGACCAATATGATGCATTGTGAAAACTGTATCAATATGGTTTATCCAAGTGAGTATGAATATAGCATTAGGAATGGAATGATTTATACTTCGTTCCAAGAGGGTAATGTATGCCTCGCCTATCTAAGCATGCCACTTGATGATAATGGCTACCCTATGATACCAGACCTATTTGAGTATCAGGAAGCTATTACTGCATATATTATGATGAAGGATGCTAAGTCTCGTTACTACAACGAGCCATCCGCAGCTTATAGAGCTTTGTACAGAGAGCTAACTAGAGATTGGCATTGGTATGTACGAGCAGCTAAGAATAGACAAATGATGCCTAGCAATATTGACGAGAGGGAAAGATTGTATAGAGGTAATATGAAGCTAATAAAACAACATAGAGGTTATACTAACTTCTTTGGCAACTTAAATGACTTAGATAGATTTAATTTACATGGCGGAACGACAAGAAAGAGATACAGGTATTAAGATTACTGGACCTCGTAAAGGTCTCTTTACTGATACATCTCACGAACAACAACCACAAGGTACTTATCCTTTTGCTCTTAATGCTGTAGATGATTCTACGGAGGGGGATATCTTTGCTCTCTCAAATGAAAACTCTAATATAGAGTGTGCTTCTGTACCAGATTCTTATATCCTATTAGGTAATGCCTATATGGAAGATGGAATGAATGTATTATTCTATGTAGATAATGATACAGGTAATTCCATCATCTCAACACTAGATAAGAACTGTAAACTTGTAAACTATGTTACATCTGATTGTTTAGGCTTTAATAGAAACTACCCTATTGAAGCATCTTTCAGAGTACGTAACGGTTGTGAAAGAATTATCTATTGGGTAGACCATCTTAATCCAGATAGACATCTTAATCTAGATGACCTGGACACTTTCATTAGAGATGACTATGATGAGGTAACTGACCCAGAAGAATCTAAATGGTACTGCCCACAATTTAATGTTGATAAACTGACTGAACCAGTATGTATTGAGTTTATTTCTTTAAATGAGAATGGTGGAAACCTTCCGTCAGGTGCTCTCCAACTTGCAGTACAACATCTGGATGAAAACTTAAATGGTGCTGGATACTGTGACCCAACACCAGTCATCGCTATTATTGATGACTTCTACTCACAAACTTATTCACAGATAACTGGTTGTGAAGCAGGTACTACAACAAATAAATCTGTCACAACTACAATCAGTAATATTGACACTAACTATGCTTACCTAGAGATAGTAGCTATTCTAACTGTTAATGGTGTTACAACTCATTACAGTATAGAGAACTTACCTATCAATGGGGCTAGTATGGAATATACATTAACAGGTATCCTTGACAGTTCTACCGTCATCCCTGACATCTCTTATGTCAAAAATGTATATTCATCTAAAACTATTACTCAATTAGAGAATAGACTTATTCGTGGAAACATAAAGGCTCCTAGTAGAGACTTCACAAGCCTTCAAGCATTAGCTAATGATATTCAGACTTTCTACTATACAAAGAATGGTAGAGCAGATGATACGACTAATCCTCGTAAATTCTCAGCTAAGCAGGGTTCATACTATTATGACAACAGGTCATATATGAGGGATGAGGTATATGCTTTTGGTATCTATTACATCTATGAAGATGGTGATAGGTCACCAGTATTCCACATTCCTGGTAGAGAGAAAAATAAATTTGCTGATGGTGCTACTATACCATCAGCTGACCCTAACAATGGTGGACCACAATATCATCCTAGATACCCAGTAGATACATCTACAGGTGGTTGGGATGATTGTACTTACGAAGTAGTAACTAATGGTTTAGGTAATAAGACAGATAAAATTGATGAACATGAGGTAGCTCATCTTGGTTTATCTGCAGCCAATAGTGATACAGTAGAAAGATGGAAAGTATTTAATACTGCTCGTAAGGATACTACATTAGGTGATAGTGCATTAAGACCTTTAGGTGAGTATGGATTTACTGACCTTGAATCTACAGGTACATTGGCTTATCATGAATGTGATACAGCAACTTATCCTACTACACAGGACTGTGATGGTAATTATATCTATGGAGATTTGGCTGGTGAAAAAATACGTCACCACAGAATGCCTGATGCTTCATTGGAACTTCACTATAAGAAGGATGGATTTGGTCGTAACATCTATCCATTAGGTATTGCCTTTGACAATATTTCTCTTCCTGCTGGAGTTGTTGGATATAAGATTGTTAGGGCGGATAGAACTCCTCTTAATAAGACAGTATTAGATAAAGGTATTGGATACTTTGGTAGAAAAGCTACTATTAGTACTGGAGATTCTTTTGATTTCCAAGCTGCAATGATGAATAAGCATTATCCAACTACAGCTAACCTAGATACTTATGTTCCTGCGGGAGCAGAAGCAGGTGCTTTATTAGGTACTGTTACTTCTGGAGTGAGTTCTAGACAGGATAAAATAGCATTCCATTCAGCATATACTAAATTTATTGGTGCAGGTATTAAACCTAGTCACATTAAGTCAGAGCTTTTGTTTGAGGCAGATATTGATGCTATTGGACCAGTTGGTGCTACTGCTGGTGAAGGCGGTGGATATGAAGCTATTTATGACAATGTAACTCAGATTAGGATTAATTCTAAGTGTAATATACCTATTACGCAAAGCTCTTATATAGGAGCTAATACTATAGATAGAGGTACATTCTCAAGAAAGAAGATTAATAACTTCCAGCAAGAGACCCTGTGGTTAGAATCTAATGTAGATTCTGTTATATTAGATGAAAATAATGTAGATGTTGGTATTCAAGCCGACTTAGCTATTTATGATACTGGTACTAATAATTCAGATTATGTTGGTTACTATTCACTTAAAGCTTCTGGCTTTGATGTATATACTAATCTAGAGAATCTAATTTATTTGCCTGTCAGTGTTTGTATGCAGACACAGGAATTTACTACAGAGTTTGGTGGAGATATCTTTATTGCCAGGATGGATTTCAATCAGACATTCAGAGCTGAATTTGATGGTAGTGTTACTACTTACTTTGAAGCTCTTAGTACTGGTGTGACTACTTGGAATTATAGTAACCTTGTTACTTATTGGGCAGAAAGTGAAGTTAACTCAGAGTTGCGACACGAATTACCTGACCAAACATTCTATCCTAAGTCTCATACATTAACTCTGTGGGATGATTTCTTAGAACCAGCATTACAAGGCGGTAACTATATCCCTAACTATTATAACTACAATACTGACTACTCGTTAAATAATAGGGAGATTACTTTTATACAACTCCCGCTTACATGGAACTATTGTTCTGATTGTTTGAATGAGTTTACAAATAGAGTAGTATACTCAGAGAGAAGTTATCAAGAGGAACTTGCTGACCACTATTTAAACACTCTTATCAACAACTATAAGGATATCAACTCTAATAGAGGAGGTATAACTAAGCTGTTCAACTTTAAGAATACACTCTTTGTAGATACAGAGGAGAGTAGGTTTGTATTACCCTCAACAAGTAAGGCTATTAAGGTCTCGGAAGAAACTATTAACCTAGGCACTGGAGAGTTCTTCTCTTTACCTGTACAAGAAATTGTAGATTCAGATATTGGTTATTTAGGTAATCAGAGTCAGTGGGCTATGGATATAACAGAGAATGGTGTATTCTCTATAGATGCAGAGGCGGGTAATATATTCTTATATACTAAGGGTATACAAAACCTAGCCAGTCCTAAGTATGGTATGCACGGATTCTTTAAGGAACACCTACCTCTAAATCTACCTGCACAATATGAAGACCTTAAGAATGGAGTTGGAAGTAATCCAAATTATATTCATGAGGATAGTCCTGTTAACCCTTATAATGGTATAGGATACACTTCTGTATATGATGCAAGAAATGAAAGATGGATACTTACTAAGCATGACTATAGATTAACTGCATTAGGAGAGTCTTATGTACAGGGAACTACAGTTCTTGTGGGAGGCGTACTTGTGCCTACTCGCATGGATATAGTTGATGGTACTTGGACTATCTTCTCGGGATTGACCTCATATGAGATTACTCCACACACTAGACCACTACTCTTCGAAGATATTGGTTGGACTATCTCCTTCTCAATGAAGAGGTCTGCTTGGATTAGTTTCCATAGCTATAGACCAACTAACTATATCAGTAGTAAATTACACTTCCTGTCCGTAGATAATAAACTACAAATTGGTATAATTGATGGTCAGGATACTACAGGTATTTGGAAACATGGTGAGAAGTTCAGTTACCAAAACTTCTATGGTACTATATATCCACACATCATTGAAATGGTAGAATCTTCTAATCCTTTGGAAACTAGAGTATATGATTCTATTGGCTTTGTAACCAAAGCTAAGCAGTGGGATTCAACTAACAACTACTTCGTAGATAAGAGATTGATAACCTTTGATAAAGCAATCTTATACAATAACTATCAGAGTTCAGGGGAGCTAACCCTAGTAACCAAGCGGGATGACACTACTGGAATCTTACAAAGAAGTCAGGAGTATGTACAGACTGAGGCTCTATTAGATATTAATGAGAGAACATTCTCATTCAATAACTTTAGAGACATGGTTGGTGACTATGATGTACCACTATTCACAAAAAATTGGGGTAATTCAGACTATCAGTCTAATTACTACATAGACAAGATTATAAATCCATCAGCAATAAACTTGAATAAAAACTGGTGGGAACAGGATGTTTTTAGGGGTAAACACTTGACTTTACGGTTATTTTTTAGTATATTTGACAATGTGAAACTTTCTACACAAGTAAAAGTTTTTCAAACGAACACTACAGCACGATAATTATGAAATCTAAAGAAATAAAGATAACACCTAAATATGCACTAGGAGGAGCTCTCTCAGGGGGGCTTTCTGGTTTACAGGCTGGTGCTAAGTTGGGCCCTTGGGGAATGTTAGGAGGAGCACTATTAGGTGGTGTTGCTGGACATTTTATTGAGGAAGATACACAAGCTAAGGCTGAACAAGAGAAGGCTAGTATGGCATCTCTTAATAATTCAGGTTTTACTAACATGAATCCTGGCGGAGTTAGTGGAGTCATCACCTTTGAAGATGGTGGACTTTCAGTTACTAATCCTCTTATAAATGTAGAGGAGGGTGAGTTGATGGTAGATAGAGCATCTGGAGAAATCATTGAGGAGTATTCAAAGGATAGGGGATTTAAACGTCACTCTAAAACTGAATCTCCTAATAACTTTGTACAGGCTCGTGAGAATGGAGTAGTAATTCCAAGACGTATGGCTGCTGAGTATAAGATGAATAAGAATCTTAGATATGGCTTCCTTAGAGATGTACTAAACAAACAAGCCGACAGAATGATGTATGGTGTGGATGCAGATGGTAACCACGTTGAGTTTTCTAAAATTCAGCAAGATGCTAAGAGAATGTCTCAAGGTGGCTTTGCTAAGAGATATGGTAATGGTGGAGGGGAGCCAACGCTGGCTGAATTAAAAGCTTATCGTGCTGCTGCAGTAAAGGCAGGTAGAGTAGACACTGTAGGAAATAGAGAAACCTTTTTTAATAATATTAGTGATGAAGATTTTCGAGAGAAAGTACGTTTTTATGCAGATATGAAACCAGCTGCTAGAGAGGCAGCTGCACAGGATTTGTATCGGGAAATATTAAAACAAGAGGGTAGGACATCTTTAGAGCCATTAAAATTTGCTAGAGACCAGGTGGGAAACACTTTAAAAGATTGGACTAATCAAATTTTTGCAACTTCATTTGAAGATGGTGGAACAGTTCCTGAGGAACCAGTCATCCAAATTGACCCAGATGAAACAATGTTACCAGCTGCTTGGGAATTTCAACGTCAGTGGGGAGAAGGTCTTACACCTATGGGCTTAGAGGGTATTCCTAATACTCTCTCTACTGTTGACCCTATAGCGTCTGGACAGGCAGAATTACCTGGCAATCTATTGACACAAGATAGTTTTGTAGATGGTGTAGGTAAGTTCACTAGACCTGATAATCCACTATGGACTACAGGAAATACTATTGGTGCTATTGGTACTGGTATTTCTGCATTGGGCCCACTGTTTACTACAATGTACAGTGGTATTGACAGAGATGAGCAGAATACATACAAAGGAGTAAGCCGTCGTGCTGAGGGTGAAGTTGCAGATGTATTCAAGGGTGTACAAGAAGAAGGGTTGCGAGATATCAATATGGGAGCTAATGTAGCTACTGAGATGAATAGAATTAGAACTACTGATTTCTCATCTATGTTAGCTAACCAACAAAATATTAATAGACAGAAGAATCGTAGTGTATCCTCTTTCTTAAATGATGTGGCATCCTCAAGAGCTAAGCTTATGGCAGACTTAATGTTTAAAGGCGATATGGCTGAGGCTCAGGCAGAAGAGAAAAGGTTGACTAACTTAGATATGAATAGAGACAATTACTTTAGTAACATCTCTAGCAACTTATCTAACTTAGGTGTTAACATGCAAGGATTTGGAAGAAACCTTAACATGCATACACGCAACCAAACTCAATTGAATATCCTTAAACAAATGTCACCAGACTTTGATATTGATGCACAAGGTAATATTACTTTCAAGGGTAAGCCTTTGGGAGTTGATGTAAATGGAAAAAGAGTATGAGTAGATTCTATAAAACCAGTGGAAGTAACCCAATAGATTGGGCTTACCAACTTCCTTATCAGGAGATGTTGCAGGGACTTATGTCCAAGCAAGGTGCTCAAGACAGAATGATTGCTGCTACAGGTCAGATAGAATCTCTTGGGCAGAAGTTAAGATTTTTGAATGCAGATAGGACTGAGGCTATGCGTCAGATGGAATGGTTGGATAGTAATGTTCAACAGTTCACTGGTATGGATTTAACTGACCCAACTAATAGAGCTAAGCTTCGTGGCTTTGCTAGAGAGGCAGCTAGACGTTGGGGACCAAGTGGTATTGCAGGAAAAATCAGTTCTAACTTTGCTTCATTCCAAGCTTATCAAGATGCCCTATCAAAAGACTCTAATATCTCACAATTTAGACGTAGAAGAGCTATCGAAAAATCTCTTAAGGATTATAAGGGTGTAGGAAGCTCTGACCCGTATGGTGGAGAATATAAAAGTTTCTCGGGCTTTACTCCAACTAAAGATTTTGCGTATCAAGATGAGTGGCTTAAGATTGCTTCTAAAGTAAAAGGTGATAAGATTACTAAGAAGTGGGCTGAAAGTAATGGTATGTACATTGACAACTGGGAGGAGATGAAAACTATGAACACTGAGCAGAAAATGGCTGCCATGTTCCAAGCATTCCAGAATAGACCAGATGTTAGAAATGCAATTCAAGAAGATGTATATTTAGGAGTAATGGAAAAAGATTCTGTTCCACAATTCCTGACTCAATTGTATCAATCTGGAATGTCTACTCAAGCTTTGGATTCTGAGACTGGATTTTCACGAAGAGCTGATAGTTGGAAAATTGCACAGTGGAAGAGAAAGCAAGAACAGGCTAATATTTATGACCCGTATACTCTAAGTCAAGTTGATGCTGTTGCTGCAGCAGGACGTGGTGAAGGTATAGATATCTCTACTGATAAGCCAGGTACTTGGACAGGTGGTGGTAAGGTAGCAGCTACAGACCTTATTCTGACTGGTAGAACTATTCCTATTGATTATACTAAGTTTAAGAACTTAAGCCCAGCAGCTAAGCAGGTATTGAAGTTACAATGGGAAAATAAAGATATATTAGAGAGTAATCCTAACTCAAAAGAGTCCTTAATGATTAAGGAGCAAATTGCAGACTTAACATCTAAGTTTGAAGCTGATGATACTATTTACTTAAAGAGGGCAGGTAGAAAACTTAACAAGATGTTTACCCAACTTCAGGCTATTCAACTTGACCATGCAGGTACTGTAGAGGCAGAAGCCCTAAGAGATTTAATAGCAAGACCTGGAGAGAAGGGTTATGATATGTATGTAACTGGAAGTTTCCGTACAGGTAAGACTAAGATTGATAATATCAAAACTTTACAGAGGGACTTTAAAGAATATACAGGTACTAATGTAATTAGTAAAAATGAAGATGGTACTTACTCTATTTTAGGAGGTATTAGACATACACCTGGTCATGTAGCTCAAGGAGCTGTAAATACGGGTAGGGGTGTTAAGATGACTCAAGACCATATTGATAATTATACAAATACTTCTGAAGCAATGCTTATACTAGATGAAGATGCATTAGAACAAAAACAGTATATGGACAAGTATTACTCCAATCCAGCGGGAGATGCATTTATTCTTCCTGACCAAGAGGGAGAAGGTGTAAGATTTGGATTGGCTGGTGAGAAGAGTATTCAAGAAGATTCAGATGCTTGGGACAGAAAAGCAGCTTGGGAAAGAATGATTCAATCAGAGGTTGACCTCCCAGCAGAACAAAGAAAGAATTTCAATCAAGCCACTATAGATGTTTATAATGAGGCAAATAGACTAGCTAATTATATTGACTATGAACTTACAGACTGGTTCTCTGGTCCATTAGATAGAGAAGTAAAAGCAAAAGCAAAAGCAGAAAGAATTTCTAATAACCCTGTTAACCCAGGAGGATTAACTTGGGGATTCCAATAGAATAAATATGGCAGAAGATAAAACATTTAGTGTAGAAGACTTTGCAAGTCAAGGTGTAGGATTTACTCCTACTCCTAAAGTGCAACTATCGCAACAAATCCTAGCTCCACATAGAAAGAGGCAAGCTGTTGCATCTAATTTTTCAAGTCCTGGTAGGTCATATTTAGATATGACTTTTGAGCCTACTGAGGAAGGAAATGCTTGGTGGCAAAATGAATTTGATGCAGCTAATCAGAATTGGTTAGAATCTTGGGGAGTTGGCTTAACTAAATTTGTAGGAAAGACTGGACTATATACAATAGGTAATATAGGTGGACTTGCTGTGGCTTTACTTAAGACTCCAGGTGCTATCGCCAATGGTGATTTTACAAGATTATTCAATAACGAATTTTCTACAGCTATGATGAATGCTGAAGAGTGGTTGGATGAAAACCTAAAGAGTTATTATAGTCAAGCAGAGCAGGACGCTAACTTTTGGAAAAGTATGGGTCAGGCTAATTTCTGGGCTAATGATGTTCTTGGTGGCATGGCATTTACAGTCTCTGCTGTATTATCAGCATATCTTACTGGTGGTGGGGGATTAGCCTCTGCTGCTGCAAGAGGTTCTATGCTCTCAAGAATGCTTAAAGGTGCATCTGTTGTAACTAAAGGTATTTCTAAAACTCCATGGAAACAAGGTCTTACTCAAGCATCTAAGCTATTAGGTAAAAGCTTTGGACAAACAGCTAAACAAGCTGCTATGGGTACAAAGAACTTTATGGTAGGTGCTTGGTATGAGGCAGGTGTTGAAGCAAATCATTTCATTAAGGATACTGAAGACAAGTACAAAAATAAATTCATTGAAGAGTATACTAAAACTAATGGACAAACTCCTTCATCACAAGAGGTAGTAGATTATTTAGCTACTAAGAAGTCTACTATTAATCGAGCTGCTAATGCTTTATTTGTTGGTAACCTTGCTCTTGTAGGTGGTGTAAATATGATTACACTTCCTTCTATATTTGGTAGAGGACTATTTAAAGCTTCTAATCCTTATGCTCATCTAGCTAAAGGTGCAAATAAACCTGTTGACTGGTTCAAAAGAGTAGCTGGTGACCTAGGTGCTAAGAAGATAAGTAAGGATGCTGCAACTGGTGCATGGAAGATGGCATTTGACCGTTGGGGAAGTACTACAGGAGGTAAGCTCCTAAGAGGTACTTATTATACATCTAAACTACTTAGAAACCCATTATATGAAGGTTTCGTAGAAGAAGGTGGCCAAGGCTTGATGTCTAGAGCTGCATTCAACTATGTAGCAGGACAGTATAACCCAGAAGGTACGCATAACCAATACACAATGATGAACTCATTAGGTGATGCTTTTGATGATACTTATGGTACATTCGGTACTGACGAGAATCCAGAGTTCTGGAAGGAAGTTGGTATTGGTGTAATCATTGGTGCTTTAGGTGCTCCTACATTCAGAGGAGCTAATCCATTCAAGGATGGTAACTGGCAGGGTGGTGCTTATGGTAAATACCGTGAGACTCGTAGGGATTTAGCTGCTGCTAGAGAAATGATAGATGAAATAAATGCTGGTAACGTAGCTCCTGCATTTAAGAAGGCTGTTAAGGCAAGTAACTCTATCTACACAAGTAGCCAAAGAAAGCAGGAAGGTATTGCTGATACTGACTTCTTTACAGCTAAGAGAGCTGAATCTGCTGAACTATTTGGTGCAGTTAAAATGCATCATGACCTTGGTATCACAGAATACTTAGAAGAAGACTTCGCAAAAGAAGTTGAAGAAATGCCACTTGATGCTTTCAGAGAATCATTTGGTTATGAGAATATGAAGGATGAAGAGCTTGAGGCTCGTAAGAAAGAAGTTGTTGATGCTTTTAGAAGAAAGGTAGAGATGACTACTAACGCTATTAACAAGGCTCAAGAAATTATCCGTAACAGAAAATTAGTAGGGGAAGATGAGAATGGTAACATTGATGAAATGCTCAATGAAGACCTAACAACTGCTTTAGCTTACAACATCCATTTAGGTTATGACCTGGATGCTACTGAGAAGAAGTTGTTTGAGACTTTATCTGAGATGACAGGGATGGACCCAAGAACTCTTCGCCAAGCTCGTAATGCTAATCTTAGAATTCCTTTCAATAAGAGTCAAATTAGTAAGGTACAAAAGGAACTTAAAAAGTACCAACGTTACCTTGATATGTCCAAGAAGGAAGAGAAGATTGGTAAATGGTCAAGTAGAAAAGAAACTGCTGAAGATGTAATTGCAAATCTTGAAGATAGAATCAAGGCAATTATTCGTGAAGAAGAAGAAACTCGTAAGGCTGTTAAGTTAGAATACAATGGTGATATTGACGCATTGTATGAAGATTTAATGGCTTCATTTGAAGCGAGAAAGCAGTTTGAAGAGGTATATGAAGAATTACCTTACGACAAAGATGCTATCACTAATACATTCAATGACCTGCACAAGATTGCAGAGCAAAGAAGATTAGCTGTCCAAGAATTTGATGCACTCTCTTCAAGAGAAGGTGCAGTTCTGTTTGGAGAAGATGTAGCTACTGTACGAGCTGATATGGAACGTATCACTAAAGAAACTCTTATCAAGAGATGGAGACAAGACTTAATCCAGATTGGACTCAAGACTGGTAACCAAAATCTTGTAGAGTCTGTACAAGCTGATGAGACTTCTGAACAATTAGGTGAGTTCAAGAGAATGCCTGATACTGACGATGCAGAGTTCAATGGCTTTAAGAATGAGTTCTCTGATTTGGTTGAAGATGTTAGAGAGAAGCTGAAGAATCCAGATGGATATTCACCAGAAACTCTAACTAATGCTATCTCTACATTAACTAAATACAAAGAGGCTGCAGAAGCTATGGCAGAAGAGGCTGCTAATCCAGAAGTTAAAGGATTGTACACTGAGCTTCAAGAGCAAATTGATGAAGAGTTAGATATATTAAAAGAACTTAATAAGGCTAACAAGCGTTACGAGACTCATGGTACTGAGCCTATTCTAGATAAAGCAACCAGTTTAATTCGTATTACCCTTCCTCAGGATGAAGAGGAAAGAGCACAGGCTCTTGAGGTATTGGATAAAGCTGATGCAGATTCCCTAAAAGCTTTCTTATCTATTCGTAAAGTAGAATATGATAAAGGAGGTACTCCCGTAAAACCTAAGAATAAGAGAGGTGTTGAGATTACTGATACACCAATCACAATTATGAGAGGTAACCCTAAGGTTGCAGGGGAGGGGTATGCCTTATTTTATGGTGATGTTAAGATTGGTGGAATTACACACCCTGATAAATTTCATTATGAAGGTAGACCACTAAACCCAGAGGTTGCTAATGAGCTTCTGGCATTGGGATTACCTGTAGGTGAGCATGAACTGTTTAAGCAATTCCATGCAGCTACTACTGCTCTTTTCCAAGAGGTAGATAATAAAGGTAGTGTTGGTGGTAAAAAGATTGCTGAAACTCTTTACTTGCGTAAGGGTGCTCCTGGATTCCAAATGATTTCTAATCAAGATATTAGACCTTTGGTAGGTGACCTATTTACTCAAAACCCTGAGTATCTTGTAGAGATGGGTGGTAAGAAAGGATTATTCATAGTAAGAGACCAAGAGATGTTCTTGGTAGAACCTACTGGAGAGGTGACACAACTTGAGTCTGAGGAAGCTATTAACTTTAGAGCAAAAGGTATTAAAGACTCATTCAAAAGTCCTGCATCTTTTGCAAACCTTCGACATCAATATGTACTGGTTGCACCAGTTGGAGATAGAAACCAAATCTTAGGTCTTGATTATCCACAAGCTAACTCATATACAGAAGAGCAGTTTAAAGCAGAACTAGAGGATAAAGTATTTGCGTTTGATAAGGTTTCAAATGAAGACCTTGTTAAAGAAGCTAAAGATAAAAAGATAGTTAGTAGAGAAATTGAGATGTTCGTGACTTTGGGTAACTCTGAGAGAGCCACATCTAAGGTGTCTGTATTCGTAACTATTGCGAGAAGAAGAACTACTGAAGACCCTAATAAGTTTACTAGAGCATTTGTTAACATTAGATTCAAGCCAACAGAGCCTGGGTCTTGGGGTGTTAACTGGAATGTAATCAAAAGAAATGAAGATAATGACGGTCTCTTAGTAACTTACTATCAAGATAATAAAAAGGTAGAAGAACCTTTAACTAAGGATAGCCTTATTAGAGCTCTTAATAGAAGAATGCTTTCATTCCACAATAAGAAAAAGAAAGAAGAGCATGAAGAATATTTAGATACTCTATTGAGTGATTCTGATGGTAACTTGGCTGCAAGAGTAGCTGATGTTAAGACACGAGTTGAGACTGATACACTTAGAGATTTAGAATTAGCTGCAACTCCTAGAGCTGCTTCTGGAACAGATTATTACATGTACCCTAGAAAGGCTGTATTTGAAAAAGCAGTAAAGGTAGCTAAGAAAGAAGATGCTCCAGTAGTATCTCCAACTACATCTAATCCAATCAATACAGCTAGTCCTGAGTTGAGAGTGGTTGATAATCCTGAAGTTAAAGGTGGGAAAGAAATCTTTATTAGAGCTGGATTTGATGCACAGAAGGGTGAGGAAAGTTGGTTATCTGTAAGTAGCTGGCAACAAGAACTTGATGGTGCATTAGCTGCAGGTATAGTTAAAGATATTGATGCTGCAAGAGTACATCCAAGATTGGGACAATACTATGCTCAATTTGGTTTATCTATTAGTGATACGGGTAAAATCTATCTTCCCGAAGTTAAGACTGAGGAGAAACCAGCAGTAGCTGATGATGAAGCTTCTACGGAAGTTGCTTCTCCTGATGAAGTAGAAACTCCTAAAACTGATGCAGAACGTCTTAAAGAAATGGAAGAGGCTGCTCAGGAAGATACTAATGCGGAAGAACAAGAAGAAGAGGATGATGATAATCCATACTTCTCAAGAACCTCTTATGACAATACTTCTAAGTTGACTTATGCTGAGGCTTTGAAACTGTTGAAGAGTATTCTTCCTATTCAATCAGATGAGAATCCTAATGGACTTATCTCACTTAAGGAAATTGCAGGTCTAGAGAATAGACTTAAAGCTAATGGTACTACCTTTGGTGCATTTAGAGATAATATTATCTACCTAGAAAAGAATAAAGCAAATAGAGGTATTGTATTCCACGAAGCTTTCCATGCTGTATTCAGGTCTCTACTTTCTCCAAGTGAGAGAGCAGCTATCTATGCAGAAGCTATGGAAGAGTTCGGAGTTCCATCTAAAGAAGATTTAGATAAACTGAGAGATACTCACCCAAGCTATTTGAATATGTCTGGTGTTGAGGTAGCTAACCTATGGTATGAAGAAAAGCTTGCAGATAAATTTGCAAACTATGCAGCACCAAAGAAAGCTGCAACTACTGCAATAGGAAGATTCTTCCAAAGAATCTGGAACTGGATTACTTCATTCAGAGGTACTTCCAGAGCTCCATTCCAACAACTATTTGATAACATTTTATCTGGACAATATGTTAAGCCTAGCTCTATCTATAATAATGATAGTAGCGTAGCTATGATTATGTTGCCTAGAAAGAAACGTATTAATGAGAATGTAAAGAATCCTAGACTTAACAGGATTCAGTCTGAACGTATTATCTCTAGAGTAGCACATGATGTCTATGATAAGGTAGCAGAGTCTGGAACTCTTATTGGTATTTCCGAGGTGATTAATGCTGCTATGGATAACATTGCAGACTTCTATAGTGTAGCTAACTGGGAGACTGAAAGACTTCAAAAACTGAAGAATACTAATGTGGAATTAACGCAAAGGTTCACTAATGACCTTGCTGATATGAGTTCTGCACTTAAGCATAAAGAGTCAAGAAAAATTATTCGTAGAGAGGTTGCTAACCTTATCTCTATGATTGATACTGAGCTTGAACTTTATGATGAAGTAGAAGATGCGGATAATCCAGAGAGAAGTTTTGACAAGTACATTGGTCAAGATGGTGGATTCAGCTCTCTTACTAAAGAGATGAAAGCATTCCTATTATTGTCTACTGTACAATCAGATGAGTTCGGAGTAGGACTGTCAGAGGATGCTTTAGCTGACCCTAAATATACTGTACCTGTTAATGTATTTAATACTTACTACAATATTCAAAAAGGATTAGTAGGAGCTTCTGCAGCAAATATGTTGCCAAGATTAAAGGAACTTGCAGTATATGACAAGGAACTTCAGTCTGTGTATGATAGAATGATGATTCGTATCAAGGCTGATTTAAATGAGCAAGATACTGCTAACGATGATTTGACATTCTCTCGTATTAAGAGAAGTAACTTCTTTAATCTATTCAACAGTAACTTCAATAACACAAGACTGTCTATTGATGATACTCTGTTTGACGTAGGTACTAAGAAGTATAAAGTAGTAGCAGCTAATCAAAGAAATGCTGCTGAGACTCAAGTAAATGCTTGGGCACAAAGATATGAAAGGATTCTAACCTATAAGAATCCATTTGATATTGCTGAAACTATTACTAGCCTGAAGCCAAAGTATATTTTAGAGGATAATGCAGAGTCTAGAGATTTACTATTCTCTGAAGAGAAACTTCAAGCAAGACTTTCATACATAAAGAGTGAGCTCTTTAATGAGCTTGGTATGGACTTACATATCAATTATATTAAGTGGAGTTTCTTAAATGATAACTTGGCACTTCTTAATAATGCTAGATTAGAGTTTGAAGAGGAAGAAGGATTCCATCCAAATGAGGCTAAAGCTCAGGAACTCTTAGACTTCCATGCACTCTTTGCTGAGTCTGGTGTTAACTCTCTTAATGAGAAAATTCAATCTGCTGCGGATAAAAAAGCCAAGAAGGCAGGTAAGGGTCTTCTATTTGACCTATTACCTACAACTAACATCCTGAGACATGTTAGGGCTAACAATAGAAACCCTTATGGATTAACTGATTTTGAAATTAGTCAGAATACACAAGGTAAGATTGTTCGTTCAGGTGGTGAGGGTGCAGTAACTAGAATGAAGTTTATTGCTGCATCTAACGCAATATTTGATACTTCTGTTAGACCTACTTCTCATCAAAATGCTGAGGGTAAGACTATTACAGATGTAACTAAGTATTCATTCTACTCTAGAATGTTGGACATAATGAAGTCTAAACCTTTTGTAGAGTATCTGAATAATATAAACAGTGATGATGTAACTTGGGAGACTCTGAGAACTTTATTGAGGGAGAACTTCAATATTAGTTATCCTGACCATTTTATAAGAACATGGCATAACTCGTTGAAATCTAACCCATTAGTTACTCGTAATATCATCGAAGATATCTTTAATTCTACCACTGTAATTAAAACATTAGGTGGTATGAGAGAGGTTAGCATTCGAGAAGATGATAGTATTAATACTAACAAGGACTACCGTGATGGTAAGACTTGGAAACACTTGGACATCAGGTCTAAGATTATAAACTCACTTATTAACTTTGTAGACGAGAAGTCTGGGACTGATAATCCTATGTACTATAGTATGTTCACTATTAACAGTGACAAGTCTACAGTATACTCTAAACTACTTCCTAAGAAGAGCTACGTTACTAGTAAAGGCTTAACTGCTGAAGCTAGAGAAACTCTCTTTGAATTGTTTGAAACAGACTACAATAGGGTAAGTGCTGAGTATCAGAATATTGAAAAAGTTAAAGCTGGTGAGATTGATAGGTTGGAAGGATATAACCACGATGCAGCTACTGGAAGTTTTGAAACTTATCTTGATAAAGATGGTCAGGAACAACCATTAAGAGCATTTGAATTTAATACTTTCATATGGTTAAAAGATACTAATCCTGGACTTTACAATACACTTATTGAAAATGCTAAGGTAGGTAAGAAGATAACTAAAGAGCTTAAGGATAATATTAAAGACCAATTTGAAGAGTTCTTAAATACTCAGGCTCAAGAGATGTTAAACTTACTACAGAGTCCAGCTTTTGAGGTTATCAAAAAGAATAAGAAGGATGAGTATGTGAATAGACTTCTCCCTAATGACTTTGTTGATACTGGTGTTGTTAATGAGTTAATGCTTCATAACTTCTTGGTAAATGATTACATCAACTCTATTGCTTTCAACAATATGTTGGATGGTGATAGCTTTATGGGCACTAAGAACTGGATTGACTTTATCAACAGAAATGCTGGTAAGAATGCTTACGGTGCTAGTCTGGGTGAAGGTCAATCTAAAATTGCTATTATCAAGGCATTTAATGATGAGAGAATCCCTGGTATTGATTGGGCAGACGCACAGTCATATAGTACAGAGGGATGGATGATGAATACTTACCTTAGAAAATTAGGTAAGCTTCCTAGAAATGTAGAGAGAGTGTGGCAACAGAAGAGAATGGGTAAAGAGCTTAGTAGCTCCGACCTCAGTATCCTTCGTCACCATAAGGCAATGTCTCAATCTAAAAAGCTTGTAGCTAAAGATGGTTACTTATATTGGAAAACTTCGGTAGCTGAAATTGAAAGAGGTGGTGTATCTTATATTGACCCACAGGATGAGGCAGCTAAAGATAAGCTGTATCAACAACTCTTCAAAGCTGAGACTGACCTTATCTATGCTGAGACTGATAAAGCTAAGCAAAAGGCTCTTAATAAGATTGATACGTTATATATAGGCATCCATAAGTTGTGGAAACCTTATCCACATAAGGAAGTACTGCATAATCTTCTGAATCAAATGGAGAGAAAGGGCATTGACCTTATAGCATTTGATAGTGCTATGAAGACTAATAAGCCTAACGTATCTAATGTTCAGACTGATGGTTCTGTTGACCTTATAGCTAATGATATTAACAATGAGTTTATCAGAGAGCAGGTTATTACTTCTGGATTCAAGAATAAAATTGTACACGGTACTCAGCTAATTCAACTTATCTGGTCAGAGCATGACCCAGAGACTGAAGTACAAATTGGTGATAAAGTTTACAAGCTTGGTTACTTAAGAGACCTGTATCAAAATAAAATTGCGGACAGAACTCAGAGAGGTAGAACTCGTCTGGAGAAAATTCTATTTACAAATAGAGATGGTCAGCAAACACTTAAGCCACAATATAAAGAACTGTATGAGTCATTTGTACGTTCTATTGAGAAGTCAAATCCTGACCCATACTTAGTAGAAATGTTTGCTACTGACCTGCAAAGTAGTCCTGTATATAACCCTAACTTCAGTGGTGTATCTCAGAAGTTCTACCAAATGTTCTTAGCATTTGCATCTGCAGATGTTCTGAAGCATAAGGTAAATGGTGTTAAGTACACATTACAATCAGACTATGGACATAAGGTTCTTGTTGATACTGAAGGTAATGTAGTCATGACTAAGGACTTTGACGCTAGTAAAAAATATGGCGAGCCAAGACACCTAGCATACGATGAAAGTACTGGAGAAGCTGAAGCTATCATTTCAGGAAATGTGGCTAGTCTATACAAACTACAGAAAGGTCAAACTATTCCAAAGGATTTAGCCAAGCAGTTAGGATTCCGTATCCCTACTCAAGATAAGCACTCAATGATTAAGTTGAAGGTAGTAGATATTCTACCTCCATCAACTATGAATACTATCATTGTACATCCTAAAGTAATTGAACTGTCTGGAGCTGACTTTGATATTGACTCCCTGTTTGTAAGAACTTACTCTGTTACGGGTAAAGCTCGCTATGGTAATTATCTGCAAGTAGGAAGTATTGATAGAGCTATCCAAGAACTACGAGCTAGTAGAGATAACTCTAAAGATTTCAGTGAGTTCTTAAAGAGAGCTAAGTCTGAAATTGCATTTGATGCAGAGGCTCAGTTCGAAGCTATGAAGGCTAGTGGTGAAAGTAATCTGGAAGCATTGCAGTCTGGATTCACTAACACTGATAGAAAGAATAAGCTTAAAGAGTTGATTGACAACTACTATAAAACTAAAGGTTTATCATCTGATATCGCAGAGTTTAAGAAATCAAATTCTGCTCTGCATGACCAAATCTTAGCTAACATTGCAGCTTACAAAGAGGGTAGATTAGGAGATATAGTTCCACTTACTACAGAGGAATTAGATAACTCTATCTTAGACCTTGAGTATGAGATGGTTAACACAGGTAGTACTGGTAATAAGACTATTGCAGAGACTCCAATGACAATGGATGTTATTGAGAATGTCCTTGATACTTGGAAGGGTATGGGTCTTGATTACTCTGTATCTGTAAAAGCTCCACACACTTTCTTATCTAAGATACAATCTATTCTTGCAAATGATGCTGGTAATGCTGGTATTGGTCCAGTTGCCCTGTCTAACGTTGCAGTACAAAACTTATTGGCTAAGGGGGCGAAACTTCTCCATGATGTAAGTATCTTAGGTGAAAAAGCATTTGATGATTTTGGAGAAGGTTTGAATAGAGTAAATAACATTATCTCTACTATCCTATCTGCAATGACTGATAACAATAAACACTTATTCTCTTCTCAGCTTAATTTGAATATGGATACAGTAGGTATTGCAGCAACTATAGCTGGTCTAGGTGTTAAACCTGACAAACTGTTTGCTACATTTAGACAACCTGCTATCACAGTATTTGCAAATCTTCTTGATAGAAAACGAGCAGCTATTAAGTTAGGTACAGAGAGAAGTGAGATTAATGGATTGCTGAGTGACCTGGATAGTATGATTGAATATACATTCGACAAGCTTGGATTGTCAGATGTAAATATGGATGTAGTAAGTGACCTTAATGTACCTTTAACTGTAGAGAACCTACATGAAGGTATGAAGTATGAGAAAGGTCTGAACTCTTCTTTATCAAGAGAACAATATGCACGACTGCAAATGAATGCTCTTGGAGAAATTTACAATGCAAAGAAAGTTGCGGATGAAATTAGAAACTACACTCGTCTGTTGTCACTTATCAAGGGACTTGAGGGTAGCCCAACACAGCTTGATAGACTAGAGGATAGCTTGATTGAGTTAGGTATCAAGATTAAAGAATCTGATGGAAAGGTAACCTTTACTAAAATTAAAGGTGCTGATACCTACTTAGATTGGGAAGACATTCTGTTGTCAGAAGATTCTAACCCATATGTTATAGAGAACATTAAGACTGCTATGTTGCTTAAGAAGCACTTAGGTAAGTTCTTGATTCCATTCTCTGATAAGGGATACTCTCTATTAAACACTGTTAAGAAAAATGCTAACCCAAGAAGATTCTATGATGAAGGTAGATTCAGCAAACTTCTTCGTAGTGTATCTGCTTACCTACTTATTAAGAAGGATAAGCAAAGAAGAGAGCCTGGATTCTATAGTCCAGATATTGTATTCAAACCTGATTTGATTATTCAACATAGAGAACTTATGAAAGAGGTTGAGGATAGAACCTCACCACTATATAACAACAAGTTCCTATTGGCACTTAGAGAAAACATCTATGAAAGCAAGTTCCATAATAAGTGGGTGTTTGGACTTACAGTAAATACTCGTAAGATTACAGACCCTGACCTGAGAACAAAAATATTAAATGACTCAGGAATCTTGTTTGAGAACAAAAAATATCGTAAATTTGCAAAAGACTTAGTTAAATCACTTGTAGTATCTGATGCATTGATGTATAAAAATGGTTCTTATCTTACCAACTTAGACCCAACATTCTTGAGTCAACTAATTGGACAGTTAGATGGAGTGCAAGATGCATTCAATTCTGGTTCAATAGAAAAGATTTCTCAGGAAATGGGTATGGATTGGAATGAAATGAGAAAAGAATTAACTGAACTCTTCTTATATGATTCATCTAACTTTACTGAAAGAAGGATAGCTAAGAGTAGAATTGTAACTATATTGAATAAAGTTACTAGAGGTATCATGGCAGAGCATAAGGGTGTAAGTCCAGAGGCTATAGCTTCACTTAAAAGTGAAGAAGCCAGAGAGTACAGACCTGTATGGCATGATAGAAAAGAGAAGACTCTTCATATATCCTTGAGAAAAGGATTCAATACTAAAGCTAAGGATTATGCTCCTGAATTTGCGTATATGAGAGAAATGGCTGATAAGCTGGCATCCTCTTCTAGCCTATTTGTAAAAGGAAGTTACGTTTGGAAAGAAGCTACAGAGAAAGAGGAAGCTAAGACTACAACATCATTAGGATTCCCTCTAATGTTCAACTTTATCATTAGGTCAACTGATGATAGTGGTCAAACTGTAGAGAGAAATGCTTTGTATAAACTAACTAAGATTAATAGAAATCCATTTAAGGATGAGTGGACTGAGCCATTCTTTGAGAATGATTCAAACTATGTGAATGCGTTAGATGCTGTTTATGAGGAAGTTCCTGAGATTAATTCATCTGCATTCTCAATGCTTGGAATGTCTGTTGAAGAGGTTCAAGAATACTCTAAGAGGGAAGCTACTGAAGAGAAGTTAGCACCTAAGAAGGAAGAAATTTCTGTAGGTAGAAAGCTAACTGCTGAAGAGCAAAATGCATTAGACAATGCACATATTATGGATGCAGCTTCAGAAGCTAGAGCTAAAGAAAACTCTCACCTAAAACATATCACTAATGAGTTTGGAGTTATGATTAAGAATCCACATTATGCTCCAGAAGGGAAAAAACCTATTCAGGATAAAAATAAAGACAATTGCTAATGAAGTGTAGATTAGATGTAAGGGCTGATATTGCTGACCAAGTTCGAGAGGATTTGGGAGCAACTGGACGTGTCATTGATAATGGTACTCCTACATTTGAATTAAATCATTTGGGGAGAACTGATTACAAGAACACTATACAAGCCGTAGCTAAAATTAATGAAGAGTATGGGTCAAAGGTTGTTAAGTTGACTAATGACCCACCATTAGCCACTATTGAGATTCCAGACAATCTAGTTGAGGAATATTATCAAGCTGGTGTACTTCAGGAATTTGGTGGTAAGAGTGTAAGTGATGAAGCTCTTGAGGAACAAGAAGAAAAAGATTATCAGGATTGGGAAAGTACTACTGAGTTTAAAGGCAGAGTAGCATCAGGTAATGTTACTGATACTCTTAAGAATATTGAGGGTCAAAGATTCCATACAAGAAGTGCTGTATTAGCCTATTTAAAAGCAGCTAGTAATCCCTATTTCTATAAGTTAGTGCAGAAGACTGATGCAGAGGGGTCTTACTGGAACGCTATACTTAATCCTAGATATGAACGTTTCATTGATGAAATAAACAAATACGAAAGTTGTAGTTAATTATGAGTTGTAGAGTAGATTTCGAAGAATTTAAAGCTAAGGTAGGTGAAGAACCAGTAAGGTTTGAGCTTGACCAAAAGAAGCAGGATTTGTTTGATAAGCAAATCCCTAATGGTGCTCCAAGAGTTCAGAAAGAACTAGCGGATACTCTTATTCGTGAGCACTCTAAATATAAAGCCATTGTAGGTAACTACTATGTAGATGCTGCAGGTAAAGAATATTTAAGAACCACTAACTTCATTAAGAAGTTGAGAGATGGTTATTTCGCATTTCAGTCTAATGATGAGAGTAGATATGAAATAAATAGAGAGCTTGGTAATACTACTGATATTGTATTGGAAGGAGCCATCCTTGGTAAGAGTTTACCTGACATCTATCAAGATGTTAAGAGATTGAGAAATGGTATTTCCATTTCAGAAAAAGCTGTTAATGAGCTTGTAACAGAGATTAATAAATACAAGGTGATATACCCTGGTGCTGTATTCTTACCACAGATTACTTTAGGCACTGGCTTTGGTGTAGCGGGTACACTTGACCTTTTGATTATTGAATCAGATGGTACAATGCACATTATTGATTTAAAAACTTCAGTTAATCCTGTTACAAAAGTACGTCAAACTTATGATAGAGTATTTGTTAAAGATGGGGTCAGACGCTCTTCTAAAAAACAATTACATGCTACACAGTTGACTATCTATAAACATGCAGTAGAGCAAGTTACAGGTAAGCCTGTTAAGACTATTGGTATTATGGGTAGCCAGATTACTCAGCTTGGCGAAAACAATAGAATTAATGAGCTAAAAATGGAAACTCTCTATCTTCATGAAGAGGATAAAACCCTTATGGATATGATGAAAAAACATTCCACTAAGGAAGAGGTTGCATCTAATCTAATGGAGTTTGGTAACACAGAGTTCTTACAAGAAGTAATTGAAGTACTTGAGAAAGAGATTGATGTACTGAAGAAACAAAAGAAGTATGACTCAGTAGGTAAAATTAACAAACTGATTGAGTATATTCAAACTGGTAATGACTTCAGTCAAATAGCTGAGTTCATTGAGTATATGCATCAAGAGTTTGTAACTGATAAGAACAGTTTAGCTAAAAGATTCCAAGCTTTTGTTGATAGAATTGATACTGATAAGGACATCTCAACTGCTGATATCCTACAACAACTTGACTTATTTAAGTCTGAACAAGACCTATTCAGAGGTATTGTAGAGGAACTACAGAACCTATATGAAAACTCTAAAGATATTCCAAGAGAGGATAATTCCGTATTGGATATGTTAGATAAGATTATCTCTGAGTTCAATAGAGTTGAGCGTATCTCTAAGAATAGGGTTAATCCTATATTGGCTGAACTCCTTTCAGAACAATTACCTAATCAGGATAAGAAGAGTAATCTTGCTGAAGAGATTGCAATCATCAAAAAGAAACTGACTAATGAGAAATTGTCAGATAGACGTAGAAGGGGATTAGAAAATAGACTAGCTCGTATTGAGGATAAGTACTATGAATCTAAAGAGTCTATTCTTAGAATGCTAAACACTGGTGACTACAAAGACATTTCTATTATGTCTGCTCATCTTAATCCTGCTGTTAGTGTTAATAACAGTATCATTGCTACGTTTGCTCTGCATATGAAAGAAGCTTTTGATAAGGTTAGAGAGCATCTGTTCGGTGTAGAAAAGATTGCAGCTAAGGCTTTTGATGAATATGCAAAGAAAGCTGGTGTATCTAGAGATAATGTTAAAGAGTTTAACAAACCATTCTATGAAGTAATTCAGGAGGGAGATAAACAATATTACTCATTTGTACAAAAGCTTGATTATAATGCTTACAGTAAGGCAATGAAAGACTTGGCTGTAGAGGCAGAAATAGAAGCTAAAATATTAAAAACTACTAACCCTATATATGCAGAAGCAAATGAGATTACTTTAAAATATCAACTACTACAAAAGATGGCAGTAGAAAAAGGATACAGAGTCTCAAGAGAGGCTGAGGATATCACAATTGATAATCCATATAAGCCTGGTGAAAAAGCTGTACTTATTGAAGGATATCATGCAAAGATTCGTGAAGCAAAAGCATCCACTACTTCTTATGAAGAGTGGTTCGACAAAAACTTTGTGGTTACTCCTGAAGGAACAAAAGCAGTTGGTAAAGAAGTTACTATGCCTAACTGGGATATGTTCCGTAATGAGAAATGGAATGCAGTAATGGATGGTGGAGCTAAAGAGAAATACTATAAGTTCCTATTATCCACTTACTTATCAGGTCAACAAATGATTCAAGATACTCCAATGATGTATCGCCTACCTGGTATTGAGAAAATTGCCAATGACAGGGTTAGAGAAGGTGATACTAAAGGTTGGTTAAGAAGGACTTGGGAAGGTGCTACTAGATTCTTACCTAATGAGCAAGAAGAATACGGTGAGGATAGGAAGATTATTCCTCATCTATATAAGCTTGACTTAGGTATGGAGAATACATCTCTTGACCTTATGGGTTCTGTCCTTACTTATTATGCTGCAGCTAATAAACATGCAGCACAGGTACAATTAGAACCTGTAGCTAAAGCTCTATCTAAAACAGTTAGTGAAAAAGGGCCACTACATTCTGCTGAAGATAAATTAAAAGATACCAAGATTGGTAATAAATTCTTAGGAGAGTACTTCCGTAAGCATAAAGGTAATAATACTGCTGCTATGTTGGAAGCTCTTATAGATATGCACATCTACGGTAAGACTCGATTGAAGTCTAATGCTGGTGGTGTCAACTGGAATAAAATAACAGATGCTCTAATGGGATTTGCATCATTCACACAAATTGGTGGTAATCCTGTTCTTGCTGTGGCGAACTCAATGGCTGCACATATATCTACAGCTATTGATGCTTGGTCAGGAGAGCATTTTTCAACAAAGACATGGTTCTGGGCTAAGGCTGAATACAGAAAGAATGAGCCTGGCTTTATGTCTGATATGTTGGGTACAGCCAAGAAGTCTAAGATTGGACAGTTAGCTGAATTATACGATGCTTTACAAGGAGAGTTTATAGATGAATACGGTCGTAAGATGTCTCAAGGTAAAGTAAAGAAAATGTGGGGAAGTAAAGGTTGGTTCTCCTTTATGCATAAGGGTGAACACGCTGCCCAAGTTAAAGTGATGATGTCCATCTTAAAAGACACTAAAGTAAAAACAGCAGGTGGTAAAACCATTTCTCTGTATGATGCTTATAGTGTAGATAAGGATGGTAATTTGGCCGTACAACCTGGTGTAGAATTCCTCAACCACGAAGCTGAACGAAAAATTCATGCACTGAATAAGAGATTCAATGGTGTATACAATTCATTTGATAGACCATTGATTGAACGTCATAATGCAGGTAGACTACTTATGATGTATCGTAAGTTTATTGCTCCCAACGTAAGAAGAAGATTCCAGGGTTGGGGCTATGATTATGAGTTAGGTGCAGAATATGAAGGTTATTACAGAACATTCTTTGGTAAATTGATTTCAGAAAGAGATGAATTATGGAATCTTCTAACTAATCAGTCACACAATCTTACTAAACAGGAAGTTGCAAATGTTAAAAGAACTGCAGCTGAGATAACTTATATGTTACTACTGTCAAGTATAGCTGCATTATTAGCAGCAGGATTAAAGGATGCTGACGATGATGATGAGAGGGGTATTGGAATGACTTTAGGTATGAAGTATGCACTGTATTGGTCTATGAGAGCACAATCAGAACTTTCCTTCTACAACTTTGGATTAGGTAGTATCAATACTTGGGGATTCCCACTAAATCCAGGTGGTACATTGAAGAGTTTCCGTACTCCTTCACCTATCTGGTCAGTTGGGGAAAAATTATTCCGTACAACAGGGCTTATTGGACCAACTCTATTTGGTCAAAATACAGCCTACTATCAAAGAAATGAGAACTATAAAACCATCTTTGGAAACCTTGCAGAAAAGGGTGACCCTAAAATCAATGTAGCATTTATGAAACTACTTGGTCTTAATGGTTACATGTTGAATCCTGAGAATGGTATTAAGATTTTAGAAATCTACGACTAGAGTTCTATTACACTTCTGCACAAAAAGAAAGGGGAGCCACTACAGCTCCCCTTCGTTGTTTAATCAAAAATACTACAATCAATAGTCAAAATCTTCGCCATCTTCTGTGAGGTCATCATAAGCCATATCTAAATAGGCTTGTTCATTTTGATGCATCTCATCTAGGCATATTTCACACTCTTCATTTTCATTAAGAAAACAAAGGTGTACAGCACATTGTTTATGACTGTGCTTTCGCTTCTTCTCTGTTGTCGCCATCTCCGTGTAGTGTATTGGTTTCTCTTCGTGCAATTAACTTGTCATAGTTTGTCTGTAGTACAGCACTTACTGTAGAGTTTAAACTAATAATAAGCACAGCCATCATATAACAAATTCTACTTAAGATTTCAGTAATGTCTCCAACTTCTAAGACTTTACCGTCACGATAAAACTTCTTAAAACTTTCTGCAAGATATGGTAGAGTGTGGAACTCATTCTCCAAATCATACATAGCTTCTTCTGGTTCAATTCCTTTAGCTGTTGTTGAAATAACATTAGCTACATTGATACCTAATTCACCACACATGGCAGTTATATACCAATATACATCTCCCAATTCCTTGAGAACATCCTCTTTACTAACGGATGTTGGATATACATAGGTCAAGAAGTAATCATGTAACTTATCCATCGCCTCTTGACTTTCACCAAGAAGTCCTAAATAAGTATAGGCTACTCCAAACTTATCTACACTAGACGGGTATACTGCCGTCTTACTGATAATATTCTGATAAATTTCTACGTTCATTTTTATTTCCTTAAAATCTCTCTCACTTTGAGTCCAAATTCATAGTCATTTGGAAACTCACTTGTCAATCTTTTCAACTCCTCTATTTTACTTTTAAGGTTTGAATATTCCCTAAGCACATCTTCTTGACGTGCGGTCATACGGGTAAAGGAAACATCCCCCATTTGAGGATGTTCCACCCATACCTTATCCTCTTGTTTAGTCATTTTGTCTGATGAGTAAAAACAGTAGGATTAATATTAATAACCAGCTCATATTTAACATTTACTTGTTCCACAATCTGCACATTTTTGACAACCCTCTTCATATATAATGTGGGTAGAACCGCAGTTATCACAAGTGACACCTGTTGCTTCTTCACCCTCTTTGATATACTTCTTAAGGTTTCGTGCAATTACTTTACTGAATGCCTGTAAATCTCCCTCAGCTTTATTCAACTGCTCAACTACGAATTTAATATCAGCACCATGCCTTAAGGCTGTACTAATCATTCGTGATAAAGCAGCTTCTTCATTGGACATACTGTCTCCAATACGCTCAATATCAATGACTTCTGGGATTTTTACAGTATAGTTACTGCGAGATTGTTTAATAATATCTCCTGCTAGAACACCTCTTGGTAGATTGTATTCATTATCAACACAGAAGACTTCGTAAGGTTTACCATCTAATAAACCTACTATAATGAGAAACTCTTCTCCATCTTTTACACTTTGATGAACTTCACATGGTAGTACTTTTGGTCTCTTGGGTGCATCTCTTGTTACGAACTTATCATTATCATCTTCTTTCTCAGTAATTAAGACACCAGAACGTGAACCATCTCTATAGATTGTAACTCCCTTTAAGCCACATTCATAGGCATACAGATAGATTTCTGCAACCTCTTGTTCTGTAACTGTTTTGGGTAAGTTAATGGTTGATGAGATACTGTGTGAAGTATACTTTTGAATAATAGACTGAATCCTCACTCTATTCATCCAATCAATATCCTCTGCACAGGCTCCATACCAAGGGGATTTGGCGAACCATTCGTCCATCTCCTGCTCAGTTAAAAGCTCTACATCTTCCACTCCCTTTATTTCCAGCCAATCTTTGAATGCTCCCATAACAATAGGGTATTCCATCCAATTGTCTCCATTCTGGTCTACAAAATCTACTCTTACACCATCTTCTCCAGGATTTACCTTCTTCCTACGGATATAGTAGTTCTTGAAGATAGGCTCCATGCCAGAAGATAGATTGGCATATTTAATAGCCTTAGCTAAGATACTCACACTACCTGTTGGAGCTACAGTAGACCATGATACATTCCTACGTCCAAACTTACACATCTTGGAAACTTGACGAGGAAACTCTTTGTTAAGGAATTGGAAGAAGCTGTTAACTCCCTCTCTACCCTCACTTACATGGTAATTGTAATACTCCTTTTCAGGATGGAATAAAGCAAATGGTCCACGTTGAATTGCCATATCTACAGTAGCATCAAGCTCTGCAGTCATCTTAATCTTCATTACCTTAGCAATGAATCCCATGGCTTCTTCTGAATCATACTTTAATCCTAGTGCAGCTAGCATATCACCTAAAGCTGTAAATCCACAACCAGTTCTTCTAGAAGAAGATGCAGTATCAAGAACCTTGTTCCATAAATGGAGTTCTCTAACCTTAACTTCGTCTGGCTCTGGGTCTAGATGAATCTTATTGATAATCTCGTAGATATGTTCTATCTCTAAGTCAATAAGGTTATCTGCCAATCTTTGTTGCTCATATGCAACACTATAAAGAAGTTCTTCATCTAAAGATGCTAATTCTTTAAATGGGTCTTTTACTACACTAAACAAGTTAAGTGCCATTAGCCTACAGGCATCATATGGACCCATAAAGATTTCACCACAAGGATTAGTAGTTACTCCTTTATACTTATCATAGACAGAATCAGGAGAGCAATCCCAATGTCTATCAATGAACATTTGACCTGGTTCAGCATTATCCCATGCATTGTGTACAATCTGGTCATAGATTTCTTTTGCTTTGACAGTGGTAACAACCTCTCCATCAAAGATTAAATCAAAATCACCATCATCTTTCACAGCTTCCATGAACTCATCAGTCAACAGTACTGAAATATTAGCACCTGTGACTTTAGTTCTATCTTGCTTTGCATTGATAAATTTAACCACGTCAGGATGATTACACATAATGGTAAGCATCAAAGCACCTCTTCTCCCCTTTTGGGCTACCTCTCTGGTGCTATTAGAGTATCTATCCATAAAGGAAGGAGCTCCTGTTGAGGAACCAGCTGCATTAGTAACTGAAGCATCCTCATAGCGTAGGGAACTAAGGTCTAGTCCTACACCAGCTCTTCTCTTCATGAGTTGTACCAACTCCTCATCCTTTTGGAGAATCCCTCCATAACTATCATGAGGTTGTCCTACTACAAAACAATTAGATAGTGAACCAATTTTGTCACTACCTAAGATTGACATAATAGAACCTTGTGGTATAATATATTTAAAGTCCTTGAATAATTTGTAGATTGCCTCTTCTACCTCAGTTTGGCTGAAATCACGACTGTCTACAAACCTTTGTTTCCCATAATCAGACAATTCGTCAATTAATGCTGGGTCAAGGTCATTCTCTTGTTGCAAGTATTCGTGCTCTATCCTAGCAAAAGGACGAGCTAATCTCCGATGCATATCATCTGGAGTTTCTTCTGAAGGTAATGCATATTTTCCGCGCCATACACTTGCTGCCATGGCATCCCCTCTAAAATATTCTTCTTCTCTATGCATTTATTTTTCTATTTCTCTTTATTTAAATGTTTATCTGCTGATGCTCCTAACTTTTTCTCTATCCACATAGAGATATCCATACCAACAACACTTCCTACTACTGTACCTATTACATAAGGTATTAATAAAATAGGAGTCATATCAGCAAGTACTAACTCTCTAAATGTTAAAAACCAGAGAGTATTAGAGCCTATAGCAGCAAATATGTGAAAGGTTTTGTTATCTCGGTTTCTACTACGAGAAACCAAAGTAAAGCTTATATTTTGAATAAAAGCTAAACAAAGAATTGTTATGATTCTAATCATCAGGTAATATTTTTTTCTTCATTTTCAGTTAACCATTGTTCATATTTTTCAAGGTCTTCATAGTAGTCCTTCATACTATCATAATGAGCAGCGTTAGGTCTTTTACGAGCTTTTTCCTGATTCCACTCATCGTTAAAGTAAACTCTTTTATCCGCCATTACCTGCTGCAGGTTTAGAAGTACTTACTTTTGCCTCATGTTCCTTAATAGTTTGAACAATACAGGCTTCTTGAAGAATGAAATAATTGATAATGTCACCAATCTTTTCATCTATGTAACTGTAACTCGGAAGGTTACCTTTTTCTATATCATCCAACATATCTTCATATGACATAAGATGTTTTAGAAGGTATCCATCCAGAATTCTTTCTCGTGTGCTTCCCCTTCTTTGGGCTGCAACATTGAAGTTATGCAGTCTGTCTCCATTACGGACATACTCTTTTGCCTTAACTCCAAGTACTTGTCTAGTCTTCTCTAATCTAGAGTTTAAGACCTTATCAAATTGTTCAGTGTTCATTAGATAATGTAACCCTTTTCTTTCAATGCGATGTAGTCTTTACATTCACTGATTGAACCAGTAAATAGTGTAGTGATAGTTTCTGTCTCTGTTTCTACATTAGTAGAGATTTCTGACACATGGAATCTGTCACCTAACAATGTTTGTTTAATTTGGATTTTTGTGTTCTCCATTAGTATTGATTTTGTCTTACTTTTTCATTTACAAGATTCTTAATCTTAGAATCTATATTACTCTCTTCAATCAAATCGAGTTGATGAGAGATAGGCCATTGTGCAAACCACATTCTATTAATGCGTTGCTCTACAGATTCTCTCATCATAATAACTCGATTTCTTCGATTGATACTGGAAACTTATTTGCTGGTTGTGTACCTATATAAGCTTCCCCCTCTGTACGGTCAAACAAAAAGTAGTAAGTACCTTTGTACTTGACCTTTGGATAATTGTTATGTCTTGGCATTTCTGTTCATACATTTAACATGTGCCATCTCAGTCTTCTCAATGGTAAAATGACTATCTGGAGTAAAAGATTCAACTATTGCCTCACCCTTATTGAACTCCTCATAACCTATAAATTTACCACAGTATTCACATCTCATCATGATATATAATGATTTTCAATCTCATACTCTGCAAAATCACTAACATCATACTTATTATGTATAACAAAGAAGAAATTTCCATATTCCATAATTTTAAGATAGCTCCAGTCTGATTTAAAGTTCCCTTGCCAATTACTATCATACAACTGATATAAGATATCAACCTTATTCTTTTGAGCATACTTACTCAATCGTTTGATTTCTTTAATATCTTTTTTAGATAGTATGATTTCTACCTCTGTTGGGGCTTCAGAATATTCTGCACACCAAGTCATAGGTGCATTAATTATTTTATCTACCATGTTCGTCTGGGTATAACTCTTTAACGAGTTCACTTTGCCAATATTCTTTAGTATTAACATCCATGATGGTCAGCTTACCAGAAAAGCCAGCACCTGTATCTAGATTCCACACATTTGCTGCATGTATAGGGTCAGTTCTATTCCAGTTTATTGTACTAGTATGTCCTATAAAGATTTCCTTGTGTTTGGTAAATCTCTTTTCATGCTCCATAAGTGCGTGTAAATCAGCACCTTCTGCAAACTGAGCCAAAGACCATAAGTCTCTATCCCAGTAGTAATCTGATGTATATGCTTCATGACCAAGACCTTTTCTAGAACGAAATCCACCATGTACAAAACCTCTGTTTTGGTCGTCTATATAATAGTTGTGGAGCTTTCTGAAAAAAATTCTATGGTCATCATTGATGTATCCAGTTCTGATATACGAATCAATAGTAGCTTGACCACCTTGTTTAGTCCATATTAGAGGTTGTTTCCCCATATGAAGCCAGTCGTGACACCATTGGTCGTGATTACCCTTAAGGAATATGTGGTCACCAGGAAGTTCAATTAAGAATTGAATTAACTCTGCTGACTCAGACCAACCGTCTACATAATCTCCGAGAAAGATTAGTTGATCTTCTTCTGGATTTACTCCAGCTCGCTCTAGACACTGATGGAGGGCACGAAGCCCCCCATGAATGTCTCCAATCACAAATCGCCTACTCATAATTTGACGTATTTTCTGTTGTCCTTTCCACCATACCAAAGAATCCAACCTTCTTCGGTCTTGTCAAATCTAGGAGATAGGAAAAATTCAATTGCTAATAGTGTTGTGAATAATAATAACATTACCACTTTACAAATTTAGCTAATCTTAGTGAATAATCCAAACCGTAGTCATGATAATTCACCATAAAATCTATTTTGAAGTGAGGATGTCCATAATATCCGTATGCTAAGCCTATTGGTGTCTCATAATCTGAGCCAATGTAGCCTCTAAACCATAAGGGATACAGGGTTAAGGTCTGCCCGTATGGAGATAGCTTCTTGTCAAGCTTGTATTGAATACCTGCCTGAAACCAAAATTGGTCTTGCAATGTTGTGGATGCACCATAGGAGACCCTATAGTTAAATCCAAACAGATTGTTGTGGAAAAATCCTTGATTGTAAGTGTAATGCAGCATCTGTTCTCCTCCAGAGTTAAATACTACATCAACACTTGCGTCTTGGTATTCATGGACCCTTACTTGGGCAGAACACATGATACCCACTGCCAACAGCAGCGAAAGAAATAGTGTTTTCATTCTTCTTCATGTTAATTAAACTTACGCTATGTACAAAATACCAGCTAAAATGATGGCAAATGCTAATAGACCTACTGCAATTGTTTGTAGGGTTTGTTTTGTTACTCTATTCATATCTGAAAATCTCATCTTTTTCTGTGGGAATAGACATATATTCCTGGTTTTCTGGAATATCTACTCCATAAATTTCACTCATTAATCTTCTCGTAGCCTCACTTTTATTAACAATTCCCTTTGCTAATTCGGAATTGTACTTGTCTTTTAAGGCTTGAGAGAATTTAGAGTACTGACCTTTTCTAAATCTTTCTACATCATTGTTATATCTAGATGCTACTTTGAATATATGGACAACTGTAGAGTCATCAACATCATAGTAGTCTGTCCAATTGTCAAAACTCCTAAGAGTTTCTTCAATAGATGCAAAATCTTCAAGAGAATCTACATTAAACACACAATAAAGATAGTAAGCTTCTGGTTCATGATACCACTTCCAATCGAAATGGACTAAACCAAAATCATCTAGGTATACATTTTCCAGCCCTAGTTGTTGTAATCCATTTAGTGAAAATTCTTTACCTTCTCCTGTAGAGATTATAGTAGGAGTTAAGAATTTAGAAGTTTTATTCCATTCACTCATATTGTGACTTGTCCCTTTTGTTCGTACTCAAACTTAGGATAATCCCAAACGTTTTCTTTTAAATGCCATGCCAAAGTATCAAGGCAATTCATCCATCCTTCATAATATACACCATCTATTTCGCCACCAAAAGCTCCTACTTTGAGAGCTTCATCTGATAGTGTGTATATCATAGGAGCACCTATACGAGTAGTGCTTTCTACGAGAATCTTAAATGGTAAAATTGTATAGTCTGGATATGCAAACATCAATGCTGCAGTATAGAAAGCAGCTTGGAAGTCATACCTAAATTTATAAATAGCTTCATGAAACTTACTGGTATAACCAGCAGTAGTCTTCAAATCCCATGGTTGAATTGTTTTGTTCTCTTCATCAATTTCAATGAAATCAAGAAGAGACTTTAATTCAATATCATAGTCTTTGAATCTCCAATAGATAGCTACTTGTGTTTCTGTAGCTGATGGTATCACATGACTTGTAAAAGGATGATTCATGATAGACTCACAAATCTCATGTGCCTTAGCTAAAGTTTCACTATCTATAACAGTTTTTCCTCGGGCTTTGACTTTATTCTCAAAGTATTGTGCATTGTCTATTACAAACTTAAGCCTAGTAGCTCTTTTATTCTTTAGTCTGTATCCTTGAGCTTCAATAATGTTATGTAGAAGCTCCTCTTCAATGACTCCTTGATAGTCAAAATTTCCCAGTACTTCACAGTGTTCGTAAAATTCATCCCATATAGACTTTATTGCTGTAGGTATACTGTTATCCTCTAGCTCAATAAATCTTTCCTCTAGCTCATTAGGAGTTAGAAGAATACAATCCACGAGGGAGCCCAGCGTTAAAGCTGAACTCTCCCCAAATGGATTATATAGTTTATATGACATTGGATGATTACAAATTTTCTTGAGTCTAGTCTGTGAAACTGACTCACTTTCGTAATACTCCTTACTCATCGTTTATATCAAAGATGCCAAAATCATCTTGATTTACTTGATTTTGATTAACCCTTTGTTGCTCTCTTAGTTCTGCATTCTCTCTTTCCACACGGTGAAAAGCCTCTTCTGCATTTATACGAATTGCCTCCATATTTACTGCAAATCTTTGTGGTCTCATTCTCTGAGGAGCTTCCCTTTCAGGTTCAACCTCAGGCGGTAGATTTTGGAGAAGTTTAATTCTCTTATCTAATTGAGCATCACTAAGATTATCAATTTCATATGGAGCATTAGACCTTTCAATTTCAGCATAGATATTATCACCGATGAAATCCTTATGGTATTGCTGACGTTTGTCATTGATAAAATCAAGGATTTTGTTAGCAAAAGCCTCAGGATATGCAGAACTGATTACATCTTCCAATGTAATTTTCTCTCTATTGTCCCTTACAATATCTCCGTGGTCTTCTACATAAGATAGAATAGCATTGGAAATGAGTAAGTAATTCAGAGCTGTGTTAAAATCCATTGGAGAATTGAAGATTCTGAACTCTACAGTCTCTTGAGGAAGGAAGGCATACGGTAAGAAATTAACCCAGAAGTATCTGGAATTAAGATTCCATTTGTTTGCCCCCTCTTTAGGAGAATGTCTGTTATCCCAATTGAAACGTTGATTCTCCTTAGAACCTTCAGTCAAGAACTCAAAGAATTTGTTAAACTCTACTTTCATTCTTGCCTTGTTTGTATCAATACGGTCAAGATTCAGATTCAAGCTTTTCAAAGATTGACAATGGTCTTTTGTCTGTCTCTTACTTGTCCAATATCTATAATCTTTTTTGTATGGTGGAATCATATCAAACATTTCCTCCTGCAGTCTGTAGCACAGTTTGTACAGTGTGAGAGCATTGAGTTTACTTCTTTCAAATCCACCGAAGTGAACGTGGAAAGAGCACATCTCATTTACTCTACAGAGATTCTGTATCTCAGTATAGAATTTTTTCATAACTGCAAGACCTTTAGCTCCTGAAAATGGAATTGAGGTATACTCAATACCACCATCCAGAGAGCCATCTCTTAGTGGAAGAAATCCTAACTTAGCTAAAGTATCTTCTGGGATTTGTCCAGACACTGTTTCAATCTCTACACCAAATGTACGACCTTGTAAATGTTCTGCAACCTCTAAAAGAGTTTTACTTGGTGTCAAAGTGTTAGCTGCATAACCTGCCTCAGCCTTCTTCCTGTAATATTCAGAAGTTGAAACATTATACTGTAACGCTTTTGTGTAGATGTTTCCTTGGTTGCGAGTAGGTTTTCTGAATAACCTTCTTACAATTTTTGGAAGTGCTGGAACATAGAATCCATTGCGAGGTTCCTTGATAGCTCCAGATTTTTCGACTGCTTCACTTGCTATAGGAAGAACATAAATTTCAATTCTTCTACCATAACAATCACACATCTTCTGAACCTGTTCATCATGGAACATTGGTTTTATAACCTTTGCAATGTAAACACTATTCATTCCAGTAGTATTACCAAAGTTTCCACCATAATACAAATCAAAAATATTATCTGCAGCATTCGTTGGTATTTTACTACTATATGCAATCACATATTTACCATCCACAAAGTCTTTGATGTAAGGTCTGGCAGCAGTATCCTGAAAGAATTTAAATGTACCAGTTGCCTCATCAAAGATTATATTAGGATGATTTACTCTGTACCATTGACCATCTGACATCAGAACACATCCTTTGTCAATGATATAGTATGCTCCCTTGATAAACCTAGTTTCAGACCTTGGAACCTTTTGTAGATTCATATTTTGGTCATAGGCTTCCACTTTTGTGAGCTTACTTATCTTCTTTGAATTTGTTTCCTTCGACATGTTCTAAAATTTCATATGACATGATAATTAACTTAAGTTGGTCTGTTTCTGTATCAGTAAATACATACCCACAGTCATCTCCAATCTCTTGAACTTTCTTGGCTATATAATACGCTGCTTCTAAAAGCTTTGTACTAATCTCATAACCTACTTGGTCAGGTTCAAATAGACCCATACCTTCTGCATAAGTTTGAACTAGCTGTTCAGCTTGGTCAAGACTTTGTGCAATGGCAATTTCGTCCATATCTGTCCAATCAGAGTTTGTAGTCTCTGTGAACTTATCCCAACTCTCATTGATAAGGGCATCAACACGCTCCTGAGCTGCTTTCTCCTCTTCTGCACTAAGCTCTGAAGACTGTTGGAGCATACCATCCGTAGAGTTCTGCCCAGAAGTCGTAGGTGTCTTCTTCTCTACGGGCTTCTCCTTTTTTGGCTCTAACAATTCTGAAAAAATGTCTTTGAAATCTAAGGAAGCCTTAGTTTTTTTATTCAAATCCATTCCTTTTAAGAAAGTTTCAAAGAAAGGAGTTCTACTGTCCACAGGTTGTACATCTACCAAGTATCCATTATTGTACTCAAAGGTGTATAAACTAAATTCTGGCTTAAACTTAGCACTGAAAGTTAGTTTACCGTCCCAAGCAGGATAAGAAGATACTCTATAGTTATCATTAGTTGATGCTACAAAGGTGATGGGATATATCGAACATTTAGATAAATCACCTAAACGTGTACTATTCTCATCTAACATTGCATTAGCATCATTCATGGCCTCAAAGTCCTTACACATAATACCTTTTGCAAAGTAATATAGTGAAGCATTGAGTTTATCCTTCTTCTTATTCTTATTGTACTTTTTGCGGAAATCCCTCAAACCTTTATTGGCTACAGCTTGAGTCATATACCATCCAAGTTGTTCACCATCTTCGCGAAGAAGCCATATACCATTGATTAAATGACCATTACGGAAGTAACGTCCGCAACGGTAATAAATCTTTCCGCCTACGATATGGCTGCCCACGAAATATTCGTTTGGGGTTAAAAGAAGTTGATGAGCCTTGGCTGAACCTGTGAAAGTGCTGATAGGAATTTGACGTGCTCCTGAATGAGAAACTCTGGCATTAGTTCTCGTAGAAGGAGTTGTTGTTACAGCTGTACTGTTACGAGCATATGCTGTACTTAATTCCTTGCCTCTTTTTACTTTAAGCTCATTGATAACTTCACCACCTTCAAAAGTAAGGATAGTGTTGTTAGGAACTTCTTTGATGTCTTTAAGTCCAGCGAACTCAAATGGTTCTTTCATAGAAGATAGATATACACCAGTAACCTTACCTCTACTATTCACATACTGAACATAGTACAGCGGTCTTTCTTCATCATCACCCGCTGCCCCCTTAAAGGCATAGAGCCTATCAGGATTATTCGAGTTATAGAAGATAAGAGCTGCAGCTCCTTTATACTCAGACAGAACCTTGTAGTTCTTATCATGATATAAGCGGTAAAGGAGAGCTTGTGAATCCATATTGACTGTTACCTCTTCAGGAATTTCAATATCCTTTGTAAGGTCTCTCCAGTCTATGAGACTTCCATTATGTGCTCCAATAAAGTTGTATCCAACCTCTTCATCTGGAACTTCTGGGTCATCAGTATCACACCCAAACCCAAAAGGGTGGGCATTCTCTTTAGTGTGTGCACCTACAGTTGCTTTCCTTGTGTGAAGGATTACATTGAAGGTCTTTGTCATCTTAGGAAAGTCAAAGTCTTTGACAAAATTCCTAAAACGTGCAATACTTCCTACTCCTACATCAATGAAATTGTTGACAGCAATTCCGCAAGAGTGTATACCTCTTTCTTCATTGTATTGTCCAATAACTTTGAGAAGGAGTTCGTTTGGCTTTACTTTACCATTATATGCGCCTAATCCGCAACTTAACACATTACTCTTACCCTTAAATATTAGGAGTGAAATAAAATTCACTAAGGCAAAAGCAAAGATAAATAAACTTAACATTATGATTTGTGATTGAGTCCGTATTTATGATTCATGAGTTGCGGTAAGTGTTCGAGATACATCAAAGTAGTCTTCTCACCAAATGAAGGAGCTGAATTAGTCTCCAAGATTTGAAAGTCTCCTTTAGTGTTAACTCTAACATCAACTGCTCCGACATCAAGCCCTACCGCAGATAAAGCTTTCTGTGATTGTGCTACAATTTGGCACCAAGTAGTTGGTTTATTGAATTGTTCAGAATCCACATTAGTGAATTTTACGAAATTCCCATCCTCATCCAACTCTTGTTCTTTCTCTGTAGCCCAGATACAGTTGTTTGAATTGAAATACCATCTCTCTTCAGCATCAGATTTTCTAAGCTTACGGCAAGCATAGAAGCATCCAAGTGCTGAAACATGTAAACGATACTCTCTAGCTCCTGAAAAGTATTGCTCTAAGTAGTATCCTTGAGTATTACCATTAAAGAATTGTAGTAATTGCTCTTCATTCTCAATGAACTGCATACCCCGTCCCCTACTACCAAGAACTTTCTTAGCTACTAATGGATATTTTTCAATCTCAGCAGTATTAAAAGGGTCTGTAATGGTGTACATCTTTGGGCTTTGTATCTTACCATTCTTGAAAGCTTCTTTCATCTTCAGTTTATTTGAAGATACTTTAACAGCTTCAACGGTATTGATTTCGTGAGGAACATCTACCTGCGTAGTGCTGCCAAGACGAAATACAGACTTTCCATCAAATCTTAAGGAAGGATTCTTTCTTAAAACTTCATGTGATGGGTGTCTTGAACGTATTCTAACGTATTTAAATTTAGGCGTCTTCATAGTTTCCACTTTCTACAACAGGGAGACCTCTTTCTCCATCCATAAAATACAATTCTGCAGTTGTTTCTTCTCCAGAATCAAGTATTACTTGTATGGGTCTTCTTTGATACCAATTTGGGTGTCCCTCTAACCCATCTACTCTTGGTACATCTTCTTCAGGAACATCGAATACTTCTACATGAATATTAGATGTAGGCTTATGTGATGATACAAAAGGTATCCCACTAGCATACATAGTATACTTCTCCTTTGTTTTTCCTGCGTCAACAAACTTTGAGTCTGCTAATAAGCGATTGTTTCCCCAACCTCTTCGCAGTGTTCCATATACAGCAATTCTCATGCGTAATCTGCAATTAATTCCCTAGCCAATTCTGGCTGTTCAAATGCCTGAAAGACTTCATTGTCATCAGGTAAAAATATTCCTTCATTGTGGTAGTCTTCGACAATCCTCTCCACACTATCCCATACCCACTCAATCTTGTCGTTACTTTGTAACCATTCACATGAAGGGGTGCGATACTCAAAACCATAAGAGGTAGTTCTATAAGTGCCTGGAGCACCATAGATATCTCTCCTAGAGAGTTCTGTACGAGGTTCAGCAGCAGCCAAAGGCAATCCAATATGCAGGTCAAAGAGCTTAATCATCTTTTTGAGATTATTAATCTTCATTCCTACATGAATATGTCCACCTGCAAATCTCACGTTTGGTGGGAAGTCATCGGGACATAACAGCATAATGTTGTACATGTTCTCTTGTGGAGCACATCCAAACATATTAGCTGTTGGGAATTGCAATGCTTTATCACTGAACACTGCCGAGTTGTTGAACCTGATTTCTACCTCTTCTGGTAGTTTTTGTTGGATAAATTCAATAGCTTGGTTCAAATTAGCTACAAAATCCAACTTTGTACTTGCTGGCGGGATGTTAAATTCAACCATTAGATTATCACATAATACGGCATAGCCTGGTGCTAAATCTTCTGGCTCATCCTTAGTGCCATGAAAATACAACTCGGAAGGAACATACATCTCCAGGTCTGTATTATACAGAAATGCTTCTGGGTCTGCTCCTAATGTGAATATATTATTCATAAATGTTCTTAATGAAATTTAAAAGTTCAGTTTGCCCGTAGTCTTTAACATAGTCTGACGGGTCTTTTGGAAATCCAGTTGGAAAACTAATGGTCTCCCAACCATATTTATCACTTAGTTTGTCTGAATACTTAATACCTGCTTTATCATTATCAAACCAAAGAATGATTTTACCAAATCTCTGATTCAATAATGCTGCAGCATTTTCAGATACAGGAGATGATTCAGACCTAACTGCTACAGCAGCATAGCCTAACTCATGTAAAGTCATCACATCTTTCCTAGACTTAGTGACAATCAGAAGATTGCCCTTATCAGGAAGTTGTGACCACCCTTCTAATACGCCACCTGACATATTAGTTCTCCACTTATAACGTTTATCTGCCAATGGTCTGTACAGTTTGAACTTATCTTGTTCTTTGTATCTATACATTGGGTCATAAGCTTTGTATTCATGGTAAAAGTCTCCATTAATCCAAGCGCGATAGACAGCCCTGACATTGTAATTAACTAATGTCTCTAGGCTAATCCCAAATTGAGCCCAATAATCCAAATCAGCCCGTTGAAAGGGTTGATTCACTACTTTGATTACTGTCTCTTTCTCTACTTGCGTAGGTTTGTTCAGGACAAGTTTTTTTCTTGTCTGAGGCGTTACAATTTCTTCATCTAATGATTCAATTTTATGTAAGCCTAGACCAAAGTCCTTAGAGATGATAGTTAATACCTCATAGAATGATATATCAAAGTATTCTTGAATGAACCTAAAACAATCCATATGTGTAGGGTCTCCCCCAAAATCTACAAACATCAATCTGTCATTGATATATGTAAAATAACAATCTGGATTTTTATCAATTCTAGTAGGATTACAATACCTTGTCTGGAGTGCTATCTCATCAGGAAAGTATCTGGCATAGATATCCTCCTGGGTTATTCGCTTAAGTATTTGGTCTTTCATACAAAAAAAGGGACTCCTTTTGAGAGTCCCTGATTAAGTACTTACTGTTCAGATTAGAATGGTAATTCATCACCTCCATCTCCACTAGCAGCAAATTCTACTTCACCTTCCATTGTGTCAGGTTCTGCAGGTTTCACATACTCTTGGAAATCAGTGGTGAAATCATGATTTTTCCATTGAACTTTATTGAATTTCTTGTTAAAAGTGCGACCAAAGTCCTTAGCATACATTGCTTGGTATTTACCTTTAGTTACTCCTAACAGTCCCACGAACTCTTTGTCACCAAATCGTTCTAAAGCTCCTGTGAAAACATCAATATTTCCATTGGCAATATCTTCGTAAGGAAGGACAAATTTACCCTTCTCTGCGTCAATATTAATCCAATTAATGAAGAAAGCATAAAGCTCCTCTTCTCCATTCTTGGCAGGTCTCAAACCTGTTCTAGAGAACCAATCTAACTCAGATGTGTCATCTGGATTAGCAAGATAAGCAGTTCTACCATACTGGTTGATATACTTAATCTTACCGTTTCCTGCAGGTGGTACATCATCACCATCTACAAAGAATGCAATCTTAGTTGTGATGTTATGCTCTTCATTTTTAACATAAACATCAATCCTACCATCATAAGTAGGGTCATTAGTTCTCTCTGGGTCTAATCCTAGAAGAGCACAAAGCTCATCTTTAGTTGGATTAACCGCTACCACTTTTACTCTACACGGTCCTGTGTAAAGCTTTCTTTCTTGTCTGAATTCTATATTATCCCAATTCATAGTCTTAGTCTTTAATTTCAATAATTTCTCCTTCTTCAGTTCGAACCGCTTGGACACCTTCCATATGGTCGAACAATTCTTCTGTGCAGTACAGACCTAATAGAAAATCTGCCCCAACTCTGTTAGCACCCTTTGATAAACAACGAGCCCATAACATGAACTTTGGCATCTTTTTCCAATTGTCCTTGGTGGTAAGTCCCATTCCTGTAGCCTCTTTCCAAGTAAAAGAACAAGTCTCTTCCTTGTCATTGCGATAGAAAACAATAGTTGTTCTCCTATCTACAGGTTTGTCATCACCTTCTTTGGGATACTCACTCGTAGTCCCATCACTGTAAACATACACTCCATCTTCAGTAGTGACAAATTCTACTCCTCCTTTACGTAATAATGCACCAATACCCTTAGCTGATAAACTCAGCTTTCCTTGGATAGGAATGATATAATGGAATGACTGCATTGCAGCGAATCCTAATTCCTTTCCCATTTGAGCAATTGTAAATGCATCTTCTACACTTTTCACATGACCAGGTAGTTTCTTGCTATCAATCAACGTTTGCAAGAAGTCCTTATGGTCTTCCATCTTCACTAATTCTGTCATTAACTTTTTTCTCTGTTATAAAAATTTTCGATTTCACTAGAATTGGGTGGTGGTAACTCCATGAACTCATTTACTTTTCCATCGAAAAATAAACCAGCCTTGAGGTTTGGTCTACCCAATCTGTTTTTTAACACTTTAAGAGCCCTATAATTATCTCCTAATATAGAAGTATCATACTTTAGGTGTCTCTTAATTTCGTACCTATCAGGTGCGTACAGTGCCAATACTACAAAAGCATCACGCTGAGTTAACTTGTTGTCAGCTAGTCCATCTAAAGATGGTTCGAGTTTAGCTTCTACGCTGTTACCTCTGTAAAATTCCTGCTTCTCTTTCTCAGCAGCTTGCTGTTGTACATTAACAACTGTATATCCAAAATTCTTGGATATTTGTTTTCTGCAATAGTCTGCAGACCATTTGCTAATAGTCTGGTGTTTGTTCATCATATGACCAGTTTCCCTATCTTTCTCCTCTTGTAGGAGACTAACATGGTCTGTAATTACAATTACAAACTCATTTGGGTCATCAGGTTCATAGTAGTCATATATCTTATGAACTTTACCACCGTACTCTACATCTCTAAAGTGATGCGTACCATTTCTATCAGCATATTCTCTCACATGTTTATACAAACCTGTTGGATTATACACCGTATCTATAACCTCAACATACTTTTCAAAGTCTTCAAAGTACTCTTGGCACTCTTCAATCTTATCAATAATGTTTTGGTCGAGTCTGTCAGTGAATGATTGTAACTCAATTACACTAACATGGATGTTATAAACCATAGCAAGTCTGTTACTAATGAGACCTAACATAAACTCTTCTTTACTTTCTTCTAAAGCGAAGTACATAATCTTGAGTTTAACATCAGATTTACATTCCTTAACAAACATGTAAGGTTCCAATACGAACAATCTCTTGGTAAACTGGGTTTTCCCAATACCACTAGATGCCGTGACTATATAGTATAAGCCTTTAACAATTCCTGGAACATGACTAGCTAATTTTGGAAAGCTAGCAAATGGGATATTGTTAATAAGACCCTTGTCCAAATTTTCTGCAGATTGCCTAATTTTACTTAACGTATCCTTAAACATACTACATTGTTTGTTCAAATGGGTTTTCAGGCTCTACAAAACCATCTGCAATTTGTTCACACTCTGCAGCCAAATTGGATGCTCCATCTTTTAAAATGAAATAGTGTGCCAACTGCATATACTTGTAGTTTTCCCTGGCTTTTCTTTCTACATAGCGGTGTGTTGCTTCGAGTATAAGGTCTTTATCATATTCAGGGTATTCTTTCAAAAACTGACGCATCTTTTTGATGCAAGCTTGTTTAGAACCCTTGACTAGATAACCTCCACTTCTTACTCCTGAAGGGAATAGACTTCTGTATTCATCTATCCATTCAACAACTTCTTTCAACTTAGGTGTTAACTTTTTAGCATTCACCTCTGCGAGAGCTTCTTCTGCTCTCTTTGTGAAAATTACTTCTCCATCTCCTCTTTCAACATATCCTCTATTCTCAAGTTGCCTAAGCACTCCAAGAACATCGCACAATTGAAGTAATTTATCATTATCCATTTTACAAATGTACTCCTTTTTTTACTAATAAACAAAATTATTGTACCGTTCAAGGAACATTTGTTCCTCAAATTCATCGCGAAGGTCTTCATCCTGCATATCAAGCATTGCTTGTTCCTTTGCAGCGTCATATTCCTTTCTTCTTTCTTGAGATTGTCTGATAAAAAACTCATCAACAGTCTCAACCTTTTTACTAATCAGTGGCATATGATTTTGGCTTGTGTTGTTATTTTATGGTCACTAGACCATCCATCAGTTGATTGCTTATACCTCTCATCATTAGCTTCTCTAAGAAATTCCTCTACTGTAAGACCAGTTTTAATTGATTTTGCAGTAACATTAGAGTGATTAAATTCCTCAGTAGTGAATACTCGCTTTTTGTGTAAACAATTATCCCATAGAGTTAGTAAAAAACTCATAGGGTCATGCTTTTCAACATCGAATTTAAACAATCCTTTAAAAAACTTAGCATTCTGAAACAAGTGTCTACGACTCTTTCCAGTATCTCTAGGCATATACCAGAGACTTCGAAAGAAATTCAATAAAATCAAGTTATGTTTATAACTAAGTAAAAGCTTGTACTTAATCCATACTGTTGACTTTTGAGTGATTATTCCTATTTGATTGTTATAAAGCGTATCAAGATGTTTTCCCCAGTTATCGTTAAGTTTATACTCAGGCTTAAGTTTGTTAAAATCTGGTTCAATTATCTCACATGGTGTGATTAAATTGATGATTTTAACTAATTGTTCAGTTATCTCTGGAGTCTCTCCCCCCTTAGTATGAAAAAGGATTTCCTTCCTATCATCACAATGTCTTTTTATAAAAGAAAAACACGCTTGTGTTGCAGGATTTGAATCAAACTTTCCCTTTTCATTTAATACACCACCTTCTACTCTAAAATTCCCAGCTTTGCCCATACGAATCTTATTAAAGAATTTCATCAAATAGATACTTGTTGATGATGTAACCCATTACTCCCATGACAATTCCATCACTGAGTTGTCTTTCTGGATGTCCTTGAATAGCCAAAGAGTTACTTTTTGGATAGTAAACTATCTCAGGCTCATTTTGAACAGTATAGGTTTCTCCATCACCACGCTCATACAAGGAGCTACGGCTTGGTTCTGCCCAAGCAACTAATTCATATTCATCCTTTGGTAGATTATATGGATACATCATTTGGTGATGTGTAGAAGTCATGGCAATTTTAACGCCATTATTCTTCTTATTGAATCTAACTGAGTGCTTTCCAACCATTGCGTGACTGGACACATTTTGCACTAGTTTTCCACCATTCATGACTGTAAGAAACTGCGAACCTCTACAAATACCCAACATAGGTATTTTCATAGCTGATGCCATAGCAAAGACTCTTGCCTCTAATTCATCACGTTTTGGGTTTGCATATGTTGTTGGGTGAAACTTTTCACCATAGTACTTAGGTGACACATCAGCACCACCAGTAAACAGAACTAAATCTGCCTCAGTTAGTACTTTAGTATCTCTAGGCTTAATATCTAAGCCATTTAAGACACCTATATAGCTTAAAGCTCCTCCTACAACATAAACGTTCAGTTGTTCCACTAAATGTTTTTTGCATTTATGTATTCAACAGGTCCATCTAAGTCCTGCAATGCTTTAGCTACCCATTTCTCATCCTGAGTTTGTAACACCTGCATAATATAAAATTCTGCTTGATGTCCCTCTCTCCATCTTACGATACGTCCAAGACGTTGGATAAGTTCTCTTGGTTGGCTATTTAATTGCACTACAAGGGCTTTATCGACATTAGGTATGTTAGTACCTTCATTGACCTTATCAGCTACTCCTAAACGGCTTATTTTGCCCTCTATGAACTTCTTATATGCCTCATCATTAGTCTTAGAATGAAAAGTGTGAGCACACAACTCATCAATTCTAGGAATTGATTTATGGAATATAAGGATTCGGTCTTCTTTTGGAAGTGAAGCCAATAACCTAGTGGCTACATTATGCTTACTTCTCAAATTATAGATAAATCTCATTCTGTTAAGGTATAAGTACTTAGGTACATCCTTACCTGAGAACATTATTCTCCTTATTTGATTAGACAAGTATTGATACTGCTGCATTTCGGTCGTATAAAAACGATTCTTCTTATTACCAGCTAAGATATACTTCTCTTTATCATCTAAGAAAGACTCTATAATCTTGATTTTATATGGTGCTGCTATTCCTAAAGCAACTGCTTCATCTAATGGTAAATGGTAAACCACTTTTAAACCAATAGACTCTAACAATGACCTTTTAACCTCTTCATGAGGTGGTGTTGCAGACAAACCAATGGTATTTCCTACCTTGTTCTGTTGAAAAAATTGATAATTGTTTTCAGTAATTCTATGACATTCATCAAGAACTACTAGGTCAAATTCATAACCCTCTAGTTTGTTGAGACTGGCATAACATACGAGATGGACTTTGCTGAAATCAGAACCCCACTTAACAAATTCTTGTTTAATCCCTTCATCTCGGAGTTTCTCTGTGGGTACAACCCAAAGGATTCTCCTCTTCCCTTGTTCTTTAGCAATTCAACGTAGTCAATTCCTACTTTTGTTTTACCAGTTCCTGTAGCCATAGCTACTAAGCCACTACCGCCTTGCGACGTGACTGCTTGTAATGCTTCTTTTTGGACTCTATCCTTTTCTTGCATATACCTAAATCAATAACATAGATAGTCACTTTCCTTTTTGAATTAGGATTGTAACTCTCCTGAATCTTATTTGCAATTTTCCTTACATCTGCTGCAAATTCTGGAGCTTTTATCTCATTATTTGACATGAGAAATTGCCCAGTTGCCCTTTTCAGTGACCATATATCCTCCATAGGCTTATAGAATTCAGAAAAGATACGTTCTAGAAGACTTTTTGTAGTTCTTCTAGAGTCTAACATAATGTTCAATCTTTCTGTGTTCATAGCATATTGAGAAATGAACTTTGTACCACATGAACCTGCAAGAGTAGTTATATTAAACCCTATTAACACATCCAAACCTGTTGTTCCTAGTCTGAATCTGTTTGTTGTTATTTCAACTTGGATTTGTGGATGATACTCTTCTCTGAAATAAGGAAGTATAGCTGCCCTAAATCTTCTACTATCTCTGCTCATTAGAATGGAGAATAATTGTCGTTACATAAAACTGAAACCCTGTTACCAAAGCTATCATAATTTTCTACAGTTCCTAAATCTAACTCTGGAATACAATTTAGACTAAGAAAAAATGATGTCTGTGGAATATTCAGGTTGTAACGTTGACCTAAAAATTCTACTTGACACACTTGTTGGTACTTATAATCCTTAACGCTGCCTTCAAATACTGCTGAAGTAGCTACTAATGAGGTTATTACAATCTCATTAGCAAGCTTTGTTTCATTCAGAAATGCTTGAACTGCATTGCGTTTCTCGTGGTTAGGCATAAATGTAATAACTTTGTCAGCTGATGTGTACAAAGCTAGCATTAAACCTAATAATCCTATTTGGTCAGTAGTATTCTGAGTGACCAAAACAGGCAGATTTGGTTTGAAAGTACTCATTTGTTCATCAAGAACTTTACATAATGAGTACACCATCATAAATTCTTCAAACAGATTAGTGTCGAAGCTATGATATTTTTCCATTCTTGTCAAAAACTGATTAACAATACCCAAATTAGGGTCTTTAATCAACTTAGATAAGAATTGATTCTGAACATCTAACATTTAATGTTTCCAATAGGAAGTTATTTGAGGTTCAGCTTGTAGAGGAACTACTTTACAGTAGTAGTTACCTGCATTTTCCATGCATACTTTTAAAAGATTTGAGACGTGTTCAGCAATTTCTTCAGGGCATTCCACTACAATCTCATCATGAATGAAGTTACAAATCTTAACTGTAAACAGTAAGTTCTGCTCTATCAACTTGTTGAGAAATAGTATACCTGCTACTTTTGTGATACTCGCTGAAGTTCCTTGAATAGGATAGTTCAATGCTTTTCTCTCAATTGCAGCTTTCTGTCTATAAAAAGTGCTAACGACTGGTCTTAACTCTCTATGAAAGTATTCATCGTCTTTTTCTTTATGGTATCTGTACTCATCCCAAAATTCTGGAGTGAGTTTCTCTTGTTCTGTATCAAACCATTGCTTATCAAAGAATAGTTTGGATTGGTCTACCTCATTAAATAGAATATATCCCTTTTTCCATAACTCATCTTTCTTCTTCTTGAAATAGTCATTTAGACCTGGGAAGGCATCAAAGTAAGCTTTGTATACAGCTTCTCCCTGTTCAATAGGAATAGATAAATTGTTTGATATTGTCCAACCATTACCACCATAGTTAATGGCAAAACCTGCAGCTTTAGCAATCTGTCTTAATTCAGGATAATTGGCTTTAATCTCCTTAAGAGATAAACCTTTCAACTCAGGGAATATCTTAGAAGCAACAAAACTGTGCATATCTCCAAGATTCTGTGCATAGAAATGCAACAATCCCTCATCCATAGACTGATTGGCTAATACAATCTGCTCTTGTCCTGAATAGTCAGCTACAACAAGAGTATTACCCTCTTCTGCAACAAAGCAACTTCTTACTTCTTCTGCAGCAGGGATATTTTGGAAGTTTAGAGTCTGTACACCTGTACTAGAATCTTTACCACCAGAACTGAGTCTCATAGTGTCCATTATTTGAGTAAACTGTGTATGCAGTCTACCAGAGGCAGGATTAATCTGGTCAGTTACATTAGTACCATAAGTAGATACTTGTTTTTGCAAACCTTTGTACCTAAGATACACAGGTAAGATAGGATGTTTATCCTTTTGAGGTCTTATTACAGGGGCCTCGATACTTTTGGATTTCTTTCCATCTTTTTCAACTATTAGGTCTAAACCTAAATCCTCAAAGAAGGGAATGACTTGGTGAGAACTATTCCAATTGATAGCAGAACCAACAGGTAGGAACATGTCCAACTGTTTTTCTTGATACTTTGGAAAATCTCTTATGATATAATCATCCAACTCTTTTTCAACCTTCTCTAGCTTTTCAATATTCCTTTTGTATAGAGATAACCACTTCTCCTTGTCCAATTTAAATCCACAGAATTCACAGTAAGCAAGTACAGGACAATAGGAATTTTGAAGGCGAATAGCCCTCTCTAAACCTAGTCTCTTTACTTTCTTCATCTGCTCTGTGCGAATTTGATTAAGATACTTAACATCACGTCCCGCATAAGTAATTACAGTGTCGTCTAGCCCACGGTAATGAATTTGACCACGCACTTCCTTACTAAGCTCAACGTTGCAGTATCTTTTAACCAAGGCATCAAGACTCATTCTAAGGAATCTTGGTTTACCTAAATTAAGCATTCTTTCCACGAGATATGTATCATACACTTTAGTGCAGACAATATTATTCATGAATAAGAATCTCAAATCAAATTTTGCATTTTGAAATAAGTATGTTTTATCTGACTGTTCAAAAAACTCTTTATAATCAGCAATAGGATAATCCTTTTCACTAATTACAAATTGAGTATTTCCGTCACCTATCTGCCAACACAATAGATTTTTAGTCCAAGGGTCAAAACCCTCAGTCTCTGTGTCAACTTCAACAAACTCCTTATCTTCAAAATATTTTAATGCATCTTCAATAGATGCAAGGGGAATGGACTCTCTCTTCTCCGAATCTCCTACAAAATATATCACTAATTCCTCCTAACTTTTGTATGACAATACGACAATTTCATGCCCAGTGTTTTTGTTTACAAAACTGTCTATTTCTCTAAAACCAAAATAGATTAGGGCATCAATTTGGGCTTTTTGACTATCTCTTCTTAGATAGACAATGTTGTGAGTCCTCATTTTAGTTATCTCTTCTAAGATTTCACGTTCCTCACTTGTTATCTTACCAGTGCCCCCTTTCACATTATGAGCAAAATCTGAAATAACAGTAGCTCCACAACAATCTGGAACTTGTTCAGCAGCAAAATATCTAAGAGTACCCCCTTGTGTAATTTTAGGAGCTAACCTGTAATTCTGTGAAGTTGTAACACTTGCGAATATACACATATTACGGATAGCTTCTGCCTCAGCCTTAGTTTTAGCAGTGCCTAAGATTACTAAACCATTTTCAAAAATAGTTTTATCTCGCTCCTCATCATAGTATACTGGACTTGTCTTAAGACGATCGTAAACTTTACCATTTTCGTATATACTTTCTCCATATCCATCAGTATCTTCAAAGGTTACTTTATCACCATTAATGTCAATGAGTAACCCTTTAAATACATCATATGCAGTGTCAGAAGCAATTGAGGGATAGATATACTTACAAATATACCAATGTCCTACTTTAAGCTTTAAATCACGACAATTTATCTCCATCTTACTACAGTTATGAGGTGAAGCATTTTAGTTCGGAATTTATGTAGTACATTGACTTCATAATCCAAATTAAGCTCCTTTCTCAGTTCCTTGTTAGAGGTTTTCCAAATAGGCACAATTACATGGCTTTTCTTTCTACCTCTTGTGATTTTTCTGTTGTTGCCTGTAGGCATCTTATATCTACGAAGCCTCCGCGAGGGAAACTCTTGGCGTAGAATCTGTCCTGGCCTCAGGTGCAGAATGTCTTCATGTGTTACGGTCCTGTTCATTGAGATTGTAAATATGAACTCCTAAATCATTCCCTGTTCTAGGGTTATTGAACGTATTGACGAGTTCCCATTCATTACGTTCCAAAATTTTTTGTTGTGGTGTATTACTGAGGATAGTGGTACACATTAAACATCCAAATCCATTAGCTCTCGCTATGTCTTTACGAAGTTCATTAAGAATAGTACCAATACCTTTACCTCTGTACTTTGGGTCTACAGTAGACCCTGTAGAGACAACTATTCCACAACATCCGGGCATTTGTCTCATGGTAAATTCTGAAATTACTTTACCACTAAGAGTGAGTAATCTGAAAGTCTGCCTACTTGAGTAATCATACCCATAGTTTAACTTAAAGGTATAACCATTCCCGTAATCTCTGACAACAGCCCAGCCGTGCCCAAGAATATCAGTTAGTTGTTGTTCATAAGGTTTTAAGACATCTTGTCTTTTACTTGTAACCTGTTTGACAACTCTTTTGAGCTTTCTAAGCCCTCGATTTAAACTAGCCATTTCATAAGTTTTTAGTGGACCTGAGGGGAGTCGAACCCCCGTCCAGCGTAACATCAAATATACAAATTATACATGCTTAAAAATTAGGGCTGAATCTGGAATTCAACCTCCACCAGGGTAGTGATAACAGCTAAACCTACGGGTCTTTCAAGGATACTGTCACTCCAAATTTATACTCTCCTTATCCTTTTTCGAGTTAAATTTTACCCCTTTTCTGTTCCTAGGTAGGGATAACACCTGCTGCATTACGCTACTGCTACTTCACGCTCTGCAACTACCATAGTTGAGATGAACTCTTCTACAGTAGTGTTAGATAAACTGTTTCCAGTTATTTGTTAATTTACGAGATTCAAGTCAGAGTAAATCAATCTGACTGCATGTTCATATACTCTCAGATACCTGTCAATTCCAGTCAGGCCCTAAAATAGTTTCTTCTGTAAACTGGCTTCAAAGCCGTATAAGAAGATTTTCACATTTAATCCAGCTAAGTTAGCCAGATTTATCATGTGTTTTGTTCCTTTTGAACGTCCGTCCCAAAATACTACCAATGCATCAGCATAGTCAGCCATTTGTTTGTTACGGATATATCCTGCAGATTTACCATGTTTATCCCAGTCTGCAGGAAACTGACGAAGGGGAATAGAATGCTCTTTGGCAAACTTTTCCCCCAATCTATCAGCTCCTCTTGCAGTGCCTGAGACAATCTCACTTATCTCAGCAATATCGTAGTTATTTAACAATATATGCTTAAGATGAGCATAGTCTGTAAAGTCTCTGCTACCTGCAATTATGAGTTTCATTCGAAAGGTATTGAATACTCTTGACAATAATTACAGATATTCATTCCTCCCACATCTGGAGTACCTGTTGGAACCTAGCCAACAGTGTATTCTTGACAATATGGACAAATCATTCTTTTGGTTTATAAACTGGGTCAAATCTTCTAACTGTAAGGTTAGGAAGATGGTCTTTGTGAAAGTTCTCAACTCTCATTAAGAAACTTCTGAAAGAAATTCTGACCAGACCTTGTGGTACTGTGACAGATTCTTTCCCTCTAAATTTTCGAGTCAATTTCTCTACTAATTTAGGAACTTTAGGATAATTCTTGATTCTCCTACGGTAATAGTTCCACTCCGCAACTTGGGCTTTTGTGATTTCCATTAGTTGTACTTTTCGAAGTTCATTTTGGACATGAATTTTCTCTCTAGTTTTGTCCATTTACTAGGAGACTTCCATCTACCTCTTGCATAAATATAGCGAGCTTTTCTCCATGAGCTGTCTCCTAAGAGATAGCAATCTTTGGACATTGCTATACATGCAATCAATAGATTCTTTCTGGTCTTCTTGGTGAGACCTAACCTTTTAGAGTATATCCTCCATGTGGAGTTTATCATTTGTAAATCTCCGTGAGAAGATTCACCTGGGACATACCATGGCCCTATGATGAAGTTAGAATCATTAGGATTTCTCCATCCTGATTCATTCATCCCTACATCATAAATGTATTTTTTAGGCACATTAAAACTGTCACAGTAGTACGCTACCTGTTTGAATATCCATCCTTCAGGTAGGTCAAGTTCTACAGGTTTGAGTATCACTGGAGTAGTGACCTTTGCAGGTTCTACAACCTTCCTGTTTTCTTTGCGGGATGCAAATATAAACAAAAAACAGAGTAATATCAAACCAATGTTTCTGATTATTTTCATGTTATAACCAATTAGGTGGGTCGTGATTTTCTACATAATTACATGGCATATCAATACACATTTGTATTGGCATCATGGTGGTCTACTTCGACTAATTCTTTATTACGAAGTAGTTCCATAATATGAGAATAGCTAATAGGACCATAATATCCAAATTGGTTGAAAATAGTATCAACTCCTACATCCATAGCTTTACGTTTGTAATAGTCTGGTGTAGTGTGATACATAGAATTGTGGCAATGACCATGAAGATGTATCCATCCTTTCATATGACCATTCCACACAAAGAGTGGATAGTGACAAAGTACGAAATTATACTTCTTAGCTTTTTGTTGACGACCATTAACAATTGGTTGAGCCTCTACAATTGTCAATTCAAGTAATTCATGAACTGATTTGAAAAGATGTTTATAGTGAGCTCTAATCCAATGGTCATGGTTTCCAAATACTAAATGCACATTTTTACATAGAATTCGGTCAAGAAAATGAGGAATCTGAGTCTTATCACCAAAAGCAAAGTCACCTAAATGAATAAGAGTGTCATTGGGTTGAACTCTTTTATTGATTTCCTCTAGAAGAAGAGTATTCATATACTCTAGATTTTCGTTCATATCACGCATACCACCCTTTTTCCACTTACTGATACCTTTTACAATATTAGTATGGTTAAAATGAGTATCTGATGTAAACCAGATATTACCATCATTTGTATTTAATCGCATGAGGATTGTTTTGTAGCTTGTGATACATATCCAATTGTCTTTCAAGTATCTCTTTGCCTACCTTACGAATACGTAGGGTCTGACGCTCTAATAGAGTACCCATATCAGCATCGAAATACTTGTATTCCACATCAATTCCCTTATCTTTCAAGACATCATATCTTTTAAGGTATTTGAGTTTTAGATGTGTAGCATCAACAATGACTGTTTTGTTTAGATTAAGAGAGCTGTGTATCAATATATTTTCATATATTGTAACTTCTTTCTCTCTTGCAGGAAAGTCATGTCGAAGGTAATACTCTTTAATGTTATCTTCAAGATAACCAAAGAGTAACTCGCGAATCTTGTCCCTATTGACAATAACAACATTGTTAGGGTCTTTTATATGGGCCTCATGAGCCCAGGTAGATTTACCTGAGCCCGAAGGTCCAATAAGTATGATTAACTTAGGCATTATGACATTACGGTTTGTAACTGTTTTAAAACTTCTTTCAGATGTTTGTTATTATCATAGATACCCATGAAGGCATCTTGAGAGATATTTTGTCGTTCAAAGAGATTCTTCACAATAAAAGAATCGCTAAAGAACCTAGATTTACATTGAGTAAGTACCTCTGCAAACTCACCATCTGAAGTCATAAGTGTACAAAGATAACCATCATTTGTCTTCTTTAGAAGAACATATGGATGATTGAAGATTGGATGCATAAATATATCACCAACTTTGAATTGTTCAGGTGTACCAAGATGTTTATCTTTTGGAAGAGACTGTATCCAACGAAACAGTTCATCTCTTGTAGGTAAATTTTGCATCTCACGCAATTTCTCTAATAGGTCATCACGTTTCATGCGGTATCCTCAATATTAGATTCTCCTGCATCAAGTTGTTTAGTCTCAAATTCAAGAAATTCAAAGCTTTTCAACTTATAAATCTCATATTCATAGAGTCTTTCAACTCTGAGACATATACCTTCAGCAGGAACCTTGTTGTTACACCTAAAACATCTTTCACCATTAGCATAGTCATCCTCTAAATTAGAGATGAATTTTTCATGCCAATACTCACCAGTATGCAGTTGAGGATATAAATCTCTCGCTTTACCTGTAAAATACCTGTAAGATGGATTCAATCTGTTTCTCAAACAGAACTCAACTATCTGTGGTGTAGACAACTCCATAACTACTCCATTTGGATTAGTATAAGTTATTCTATACACTTCAAGTTTGTGTTCTCCTGGTCTGCAACCATAATCAAATGGTTTTTGAATGAAATTTCCTTCCTTATCATAGCCTATCATCTCTCCATAGAGAGTAAAGCCTTTAGGAATTTTGTATCCAATCTCATCTTTGATGTCTTTCCACAAATCATAGCCATAGAAGTGGTCTTGTCCCTTTGGGTCTTCGAACTGTTTATTCTTAACTACTCGTCTTGAACCATAGACCAAATCATACTCTTCTGTTTGTATCTTAACACCAAGATTAAGGAGTACTTTCTCAATCCAATTTAACTTCTTCTTTACTAGCACATTACTGACCCACCACGAGGTTCCATGTGTCTTATAGGTAATAGAGATAGTATCTGATGGCTTGATATTAGACATGTATTTTCTGAGATTATCAGTATCTACATGTAAATGTACTTGTCCCTCAATCAGTCTTGACAGGGCTGGTTTTTTGCCTTTTTTGTTAGGTGGTCCATCATGTTTGTTGACCTTTTTGATGTATTTCTTGAGAAGCAACTTCTCATTGATAGTATCAAACTCAGTATTAACAAAATCTGATGGATTTTTATTGACACCAGCCCATTCAAATACATGATTAGCTGGTACAATATATCCCATACTCCTCTCACCTCTGAGGCTCATGGCTTTGACTCTACAATGCTTTTCAAAGAACCCACCTTCATCTGGTTCTGTATTGAGAGTCTTGTCTCTAAAACTATTAGTCTTAGAAAGAAAGTCTTTATTAATCTGACACTCCACAGGAAAGTATACATAGATATCTCCATCTTTTGCTTTCATGTCAGTGATTACATTTTGAAAGTCTATGAGACAGGTTTGTAGCCTATCTGCATTAGAATGTTTCTGTAATCCCTTTAGTTTAACAACCTTAGCTAAATAGTTAGGGTTAAACTGGTCGCTTTTCTTGAGCATTCTTAATTAAGTATTAATCCGCTTCAACTATATAATACCAAACAAGTATGATATTCAAGATTATCCAAGTAACAACGGGGACAGCTTGTCTACCATCAGGAGCACACTCATGCCAACAAAGGACATTAGACTCTCCCCAAGTAATTGAAGCCCCTATCCAAAGGGTTAGGGTAAAGGCTATAAAAGCAATTATTACCTTTTTTCTAACTAAATTATTACGATAACTCATAGATTTTTGATTATTGGTTCTTTACCTCCCTCAAAAACTATCCAAATTGTGCAACAGGGAAGTATATTGATGCACAGTCTTTTGTTGAACTTTGAATAGTGGAGCCCTATCCAGAAACTCCACCATCGAAAAAGAAATCCTGCTTTCATGATATAAAGTATTTCCAATATTCTTTTACTGCTGAGGCAAATTCTTCAAGATTTTTTCCACCAGAAACTGTTCCACCCATAGTTCTACATAAAATACCCTTAATGATAGGATAATAATTATCTCCACTATATAGACCATTGTCAGGACTTAAGAAACCATACATTTTCTTATATGAAAAATCTATAGTTCCAATAGAAGAATCTTCCCAAAAGCTAACACCATTAATTTTAAGTGTTCTTTTACCTCTAAAGTTAAGTTTAGGAGAATAACCTTCCCAAACTCTTTCTTTAAAGTTCAGTTGCCAATCTTTTAGTTCTTGTAAAGTCATTATTGTTTTTTTAGTGCAGGAGGAGGGAGTCGAACCCTCACGAACATTACTGCTCACAGGATTTTAAGTCCTGCGTGTCTACCAATTCCACCACTCCTGCATACCACTAGAGAAAGTATTTCAACTCTCTGTAGGCGACTATATTTATCATCTATAATTATTAAATCCCTACGCCTGTGCGACCTAGTGTTGTACACCCAATAGGAGTCGAACCTATAACCTACAGCTTAGAAGGCTGTCGCTCTATCCAATTGAGCTATGAGTGTATATAGAGATAAACTCTATATGTCTTTTTGCATCCATTTGATTATCTTGCGAATTGCAATGAATACTAGGCAAAGACAGCCTAAATAGATTATACTAACTGTTGTTATCCCCATAATAGAATCAAATAAACGGTTAGAATAATCCTTATGTTGTGTAGTAATTGGTCAAGACCCATTACATTTACAGCTTCCCACATTCTGTCTTCTTGAAGATATCTGGTTGATACACGGCTTGTAATACTATCAATAATGTAGTGAGTTACAAGAGTTATGGGTATAAACAACCACATCCAATGAGTAAAACCTACTCCTACAGTAAGAATAAGAATAAGTGGAATATAAGAGAATGAGTAAATACTCACATGTCTTATTAGAGTATCTAGCTGACTAGACTTACTTTGCCTAGTGTCTAAATCCTGAAGGATATAGTCTGCCAAATAATGATAGACCAAAAATCCAATGATTAATGCTGTATACATTTGAAAAAAAGGGGAGACCTAAGCCTCCCCTTGCGACAGTTTAAACCAAGGCTGCGACACGCTCCCTGATTTGGGTTAAAGTTGTTGGGTTGAAGAATAGTCCATCCTCATAGATTGTTTGGAGTTCCCCCTCTCTTTCTTCTAACCAACTTACTTGGTCTTTTAATACAAGACCATCAGCGGTTTTCACAACTTGAAGTAGTCCCTTGGCACTCTTTTTAGTTCCGTCATCAGTAATAGGGTCTTTGTAGATTTCTCTACCAATTACTTTTCCCTCGGCATCTGTAATTTCTACATAAGTTGCTTTCATAGCAAAACCAAAAGTGTCACGAGTGTTGAACTGGTAAGTAAAGCTTCCTATGCCCAGTACCACGTTAGTACTTGCAAAGCCTTTCTGTTCCAACCGTTGACATATTTCTTCAGCTCTTTCCAAGGTGATAGAGTCTCCATAGATTGCTCCAATCTTAGGATTTAGAACTTTGTATCCCTGCTCATTTACAGTTCCACCAAATTCATCCCAAAGGAGTTCAATTACACCTTTGTGTTCAGGTAAAGTTTTCATGTCTTCTCGGTCATCCATTACAGTTCCACAAAGGATGTCAGCAGGATTACCAGAATCAGGACGAATGACAATTTTACCATCTCTTGCAAGAATTTCATCATGTAATTCAGGCAAATAAGCTGTCAACACTTTCCACAAGTCCCATGTATCAGATACAATGGAGAGAATACCTTTAGGAAAGATAGACATAAGCCTACGAAATGTGTCAATTTCAGTTTCATGACCACCAGCACACATCACTGAGTGCTCGGTAGCATTTACTGAGTAAATCACTCCATCAGGTTCACGATAGTATTTTCTGGCGCCATGTATTGTTGGCAAACTATCAGAACCTAAGAAGCTTGTTGCATGACCTAATCCTGAACTAATGACAGCTTCGAGGGAGTCCATGCCTCTCATAGAGAAATCATGTCCTTGAAAATCCACAAAGCCGACATTATCAGCATCGGTCTTGAGTGCCCATTTAGTGAGTACTTTCTTGAACTCAAGGGCAATTGTTGCGGATGTAATAGGTTTCCACAACAAGTTGGAGATTAAAGTCTCCAGGAAGTTTGTCAACCAGAAGAACTCTTCATAAGTATTCTTAATGGTTAACACGGGTACACCAATGGGACACAACGTTCCTTCTTCCAAGGCTTTCATTTCAATAGGGAGAAAACCTAAATCCCACAGGGCTTCGATATGAGAGACATCATAATCCATACCTAGGTACATGGAATACTCGTCTTTAATCTCATTACAGACTGCTCTTTTGGGTTGATTGAAGAAATCACGTTGAAAACCATCGTGTATTTGATGCATGACCATTTGGAGTCCAAAGACAACTACGCTGTCTATTCCATTTGGTGCATACTTATTGCTTCGAGGTGTAAAGTTGGATACAACCAAACTTGTTCCCTCTGGATACATAGGCATGTGACCTGTTTTGTACCCATCAGTTCCTAAAAATGGATTCATCTGTTATCAGGGTTAAAAAGTTCAATTACATTCAAATTATCAGGCTTTTCCTCAATAGTACCATCCTCATCAACAACATGCATATAGTAATCATATGTGCTATTGGTGGTGTATACTCTATCAAAGTAACGTACTACTGAATCTTTACCTAAGTTTTGTACAGTCATATGACTGACAGCCAGGAATAATCTTCCTGCATTTCTCTCTCGTAATAATTTGGCTAAACCTTTAAAGGTTCCACCATATACGCAAATATCATCAACAATGAGTACATCCTTACCCTTAAAGTCATTGACTGAAAGAATTTGATGTAACTTACCATCTACACGAGATTTAGACGCAGAGTGAACCTTACCTCCCCATCTTAGCCTTTTAACTGTATCCATAAGAGGCTTATAACCTCCTGCATCAGCAGCTAAAAGATGAACAAGAGGATACAGTCTTTCATTTACAGTTGTAATATAATGGTCATGTACCCACTCTGCAGGTAAATGATATACATTTATTGCTAAGTCTTGAAGTACTTTCTCAATGAAAGTATAATTCTTTAAGATTGCGACATTATTCAAACCCATTTCCACTGCTTGAGGATTGTGTGGATGATAAATAACATAAATATCTACATCTAAAGAATTAAGAAAATCAAGAACTATCTTGAGACTATAAGAATACCGCCCAAATCTTGAGTCAGCCTGTGCATCAATAAGACGAGGAAGAGTTACCTGTAGCTTTCTACGATTCATTGAATCATATTGTCTAAAAGCATCAACATACTGTGCTAATTGCCACAGTTGTTCATAGTTTTGGATGCGCCATACTATCTCTGATTTTTTAGCATCATCAGTTCTGAAATAAGATGTACCATCAGGATAATTGTGCATCAATATAGGTTTATCACTCATCATCTTCTTCTTTACAAGCTATAAACTTGAATTGTAAGTTACATTCATTGTTGGCTAATACACACTTGTACGGTGAAATGAAAAGTTTCACCTGTGTATCATTTGGGGCTGTACCTTTTAGAATAAAATATTCATCTTTAAAGCTGAACATCTTATCTAATGTGTACACTCGTTGTTCACCATTAAAATATAGTGTAAAACTGTCTAAGTCCACACTCAGAGTTATTGAAGCTGGTTGTGCTGGTGAACAAGTATCTACACATGATGATTTAACATTAGAGTTAAAACAAAATGCAGTACTATCATAATCGTATTGTACGATTTGAGAAAAGCTAGTCCATGTAAAGCAGGACAATAGTAGGGTGAAGAAAAATGCTTTCATACATTCTGAGTTAAAAAAGCCCTCATATTTCAGAGGGCTTTGTCCAATTATGAAACTATTCTATGTATTACCCTATTTGGATAAACTTTTCTCGATGTCCATGAGCATTTTAATACCCAAGGCATCCATTGGTGATGCTCCACCATTGCCTCCACCTGTCACTACGACATTTGGCACTTTTACTTTGGCTAACTCAGCAGCAATACCAACCCGAGTCTTATAGTCCCATTCAGCCTCTTCCTGAGGCGTGAGACCAGCAGCACGGAGAGCTCGGTTTGCAGCAGCCTTAGCATCTTGCTCTCGTTGTACTTTGAGTGCAATATACTTAGCCTTTTCTGCATTTTCCTGTTCTACCTGTTTTGCTTTACGAGCCCGAATTACTGACTGTCTCTCATCAGCTTCCTCTTTGGCAGTTACTTCAGCAATAAGCTTTCGACCCTTTACAATGGCCTCTTGCTCTTCCTGTTGTGCTGTAATGAGTCGCTGTTTCGAGGTAGCTTCATCTGCTGCTGCATCAATCTTATCCTTAAGCTTAGCATAAATACGCTTGTCATAGCTTACACGGTCAATTGATGCAAATGATGCAAACAGATTGTACTTCTGAATGTCAGATACAGTTCGGAGAATATTACCATTTTGGTCACGTTTCTCATCAGTAATGATGTAAGTCTTTGTGGAAGAATCAGGTAATGTCTTCACCTTAGTTTCAGTTACCAAAAGAACCTGTCCATTACGGAGTTGGTCTTGGAAATAGTCTTTTAATTGTGACTGTCCTCCAGAATAATGTTCTTCTGATGTCATCCGTTGACATGAGTAACTGGCCGTTTCTTTCTGATACTGGATAAGAGTAGTTTGTTTTAAGTTATCAATGTTGTTATAAGTTGTGTGTAACTCCAACATGTCAACCTCATTAACAGGTAAATCCCATTTCACAGTATGAGAAACATAGGCATTATCACCTTCTGCAAATGTAGCGGAGTGTCTTTTCTCCCAATAATCTGCTTCTTGTGACCGTTTATCCTCTGCTGATACTTGTACAGTTACGTTATTAGGCCAAGTAGTTACCTTAGAGAAGAACCCACACCAATACCATCCAGGAGTGAATTTTACCCACAGGTCACCATCGACAGTCTGAACAACTTGTCTATTACCAGCATCATTGTTAGCTAAGGGGTTTGAAATCCCTGCAACAATTAGTAAGATGGAAGCAAAGAATAAACTTACAATTCCACCACGACTTAAGCTAAGACCTCCAAGAACTCCAGGCTTAACCCGTTTACCATTCTCTTCACGTTGGGCATTAGCCTTGTCAATTTGTTTGTTAACTGAACTTACAGCCAACAGGAACACTGCAATGAGTAGTCCCAATACACCGAGTAGTGTCATACAATAATTAAATATAGGTTAGAAATTATACTAAAATAAGGGGAGTTACCTCCCCCTACTTCAATACATAAATTACAATCCAAGCAAATCCTTGATGAAATCATCAAATGTATGCTCTGTTACAGGTGGTTCAACAATGGTTGTAAGCCATGTTCCTGCCATTTTGAGCATGTCAAATACAGGGGTTTTGAGGACTTCAGTGACAGGTCTTTTTTTACCAAAGCCATCATACACACTGATTTTGAATACTTGCTCATTTGAAACAACATCGGAAGTTGGTTCAGCCACAAATCTATGCCCTTCAAGCACAAATTCATATTCATTCCAGACTAGCCTACTCATAATCATCAAACCAGTCCTCCTCAACCTCTTCTTGTTCTTGATTACCCTTCTTTTCATCTTCTTTTTTGAAATCTTCAATTGGGTAATAAGGTTTTTCATCCTTTTGTTGCTCAACAGTGGATGTCTGTTGGTTCTCTTCAGTGGTCTCACCACAAGGAACACATGCTACAGCAAAGAACAGTAGCATTAGTAATGTCAGATATTTCATAATCTTAAGAATGGGGCTTAAAGAGTATTCAATAACACTAGAATCCACCCCTTAGAACTCTTGTTCTATTCTAAAATTCATGACAATCATATAAAGGCATGACAATCATATAAAGGTCTGAAAAATATTTAGACGGGTCACTGTCTTTCAATTTACAAACCTCATATAACATTTTAAATTTTTCTTGACCTAATGCTGTCAATCCACTTTCATTCCAATGTGCTGATTTATCATGCAATCCTTGTAGATAATTCCAAAACATAGGGTCTGTCAAATGCTTTACGTCTTCTTTGAGAGTAATCTTTGATATACAACGTGTGGCAGACTTACCCTCCAGTTCTTTCAGTTTTTTGTAAGATTTTGGGTTAACATGACGTGCAAATGCACATTGTTTGTTGTCAGGACCAAAATATAAACAAACTACCTCTTCTTTTCCGTCATCATCTATATCTGTCCTGGTACTTCTACGAGAAGGGTCTTCGGAATAAAACTCTACAGTTTCTTCCAATACTTGTAAGTATGTTTTCTTTTTCATGTTGGTTAATATTAAAGACAAGGGAGCCGAAGCTCCCCTATCTTAGTTGACATTACTCAATAGCATCACTCCTATTGAGCAAAGTAATGAGTCAAAAGTTCTCCTATGTAATAGATAGTTAAAAGACCAGAGATAACTGTTAATATGAAAAAGAGTATCCCTATTCTAACCTCCATAGCTTCATAAAATTTCCGAAGAGAGATATAAAAAGAAATAAAGGTTAGTACTACTATTGCTGAAAATGCAAAGGACATCATAGTGTCACCTCCCCACCATTTACATGAAGTAAACATACTGGTCTGAACTCGTAATCATGGTCAATCATATTAAATTCACCTTCGAGTCTAATTACATCGCCAACACTAGTGTTGCGAATACCTAACTTTTTATAGTCAGGATTGTGGTTCTTAGCTTTAGCAAAAGCATGTTTCATACTAACAGCTTTTACTGTTGCCACATGATTAAATGTGACATCAAGTTCTTTGTCCTTGTTGAGGACAGATGAGTGAAGAATTGCGTAATGTTTCATTTTATTTTGAGTTTGTGGTTAGATAAAAGAATTAAACTGACTGCATGGGATTCCATACCCATATTGACCGTGAGCCACAGTCAGTTCTAAGGGTGATTAAACTAGCAGTCAGCTAATTCAGAAGTTGTTTTCTTGTATGTATCTCCAAATGTATAGCCACATACTAATCCTGCTAAACAGGCTATGAGCATACTACCCTCTAAGACACACCAAATAAATAATATGATGGCAGAGAGAGCTGTTATGAGATAAAAGATAAGGTTAAAAGTTTTCATACTTTCTAGTTGTAAGTGATAAATTGGTAATGCTTGTTGGATGAGCCACTCACTAATTTGTGATGGCTTTGAGAGTTGTCATAATAAATGGAAATGTCAAAGTTATTTCCAATAATGACAATAGTATCTGTACCTTTAGGCACAGTAGTAGTTAAATTGAGGTCACCTCTAACATCAAACCAACCTTGTGAAGTTTTGAGACTGTATGAACTACTAGAGTTCACGATTATCTCTCGCTCCACAAGGTTTGATTCAACATTAATATCACCACATGATAGTAACATCATGATGGCACAAAATGAAAGAAACAAGATTTTCATCCTTTACAGTCTTTAAGTGAAAGTAAGTAATGTCTTTGAGCTTTCTTATTTCGTTTATCCTGTATCGACTTAAGCTTTTGAGCTTTGATAGATGCGAACACATAGTCTCTAAAGCATACCTTAGACAATCTCTTAGAGTATTTGTCATAGATATGGTCTTTCCAGAACCAGAAAGGCACAGCATTAAATGTTATTACTGTGTCTTGTTTTTCAGTAAAGTCTATACCATTACCAGAATACTTAGCAGATGAGATAAATGGACGATGAGTGTTTACATTAACGATTCTGATAAAATACACCTCATTGTCTGGAGATGTTAATGTGAAATCAGAGATGAGACCATAGCTTACAAGCCTTAATGTTTGGATGGTTACAAAGATAGTAAATACAAAAATGGCCATATATAATAGCCCTGTTCTAAAGTTTTTCATGAGTGTGATATTTTGTTAGAGTAATGTAAATGTAAGTGGTAAAGAAAGAAAGGGGCTTCACAGCCCCTCTCACTTTGTTAACTAAACTACTAACTAATAAGTCTACCAACTTACTTGAGTTCTCATTGTCAATCAAATGACCACAGTCTAGCTGATGAGATTAATAAATGCATGAGTGCGTCTGCATCAATGTAAAGATTATTAGAGATTTCTCTCAAAGCACACACATGGGTTAAGCCATGTACTTCACATAGAGACCAGATTAAAGTCTGGCACTTACTACATACTCCATTATAAACTTCCATTTCAGCAATGTCCCTTACGAGGCTAATGAGGTGTCCCCCAACCATTAAACTTACTCTTTTCATTTCAATCAACTACTTTGCGAGCAGTATCATGCCTACATATTGCAGTAGGATAACTCTATTGTTAGAGCATGTGCGTTAACACTTTGGCTTAGTTGCATAGAATTAAAATTTCTACTCCTATATAAAATCTTGGACAGGACGTGGTTAACGCTTGTATGTCATGCTATCTTTTGGATAGTTTAGACACCAACGCCCCGTTGTAGCTGTCACACTACGTTAATAAACGAGAGTTACCTCATCTATTAATGAACACAACTTACCATGCTTGACAACATGTTTCGGTCATATCCTACTGATTACTTATTGATTCACCTTTTGGCTTCACTCACTACCCACTGATTCTGAGGGTAGCCATACTCATCTGATAAGACTCTGTATGGATTTCAGCTTGCTTACATGGACTGTGCAGAGTACAGCACAAAGACTTTAATATAGGAATAGTCTTCATTTTATCCTCATCACTGAGGTTATCCTTACGACAATAAGCTGCCGTGTCATTTAGTAGTCTATCAAGTAGACTTAACGCACACACCATGAGCATCTAAACTCTGAGGGTATGACAATGTGTGCTTGAAGGGAGAATACTCTCCCTCCCTCACTCAACCAATTGGTAATAAAACTACCAATTTCTTTGTTTGCCAAACTTCAACACTCTAGGTGAGAAGAATTGAGCAGCCTTCCAAGCTCTTTTGAGTTCAAGGAAGTATGATAGGTCTGTAATGAGGACGAGACCTATTAGAATGTATTGTGCATAGTGGTTGTCTAACTCTACAAGGTAGAAGAAGAGATAGATGTAGATAATTGTGATTATCCACAGTATGCAATTGATGAAGAAGACAACACGAAACTTCATGTATCTCCATGCATGTTTAAACTTTTTCATGAGGTGTGATGTTTATAGTTAGTCAAGGCAGATTTGGCAAATCCCCAATTGAGTTGGAGAAGATAGGCAGCAAGAGCTGAACCAAAAAGACTCATGATGATGAAGAAGATTGCATCTCCTGAGAATGGTATTTCTACTAAGAAGATGTAGATTGTCAAACCAGATAGCATCCACATGAGGATAGCTATGATGGCAACTTGTCTGAACTGTCTAACAGTCCAAGCAAATCTTAGGATTGTGATGAATGTCATAATGTCTTTTTTAAAGAAAGAGAACAAGGCGGTAGTGCTCTCTTGTTGTCAATTTTCCACCACTATTCACTCATAATAAATAGTATTGACTTTTGTACAAGCGTCCTCGTACCCCTATATCTTGAAGTAATTGGGGGTTGTCATAGTTCTAACAACCCCAAATTGTTTTCTTGAAATTCTTTCAATTCTTTTTCTGCTTTTGCCAATCTTTCTAAATGATAAGATGCAATTGTTGTGAGGCCTAATTCAAAGGCTGCGAGATGATGTCTTTTGTAGTACATACATCTGTTAATGAGGGAAGATTCTATTTGTCTTGCCTCAATTGAGAGTTCTGTGATAGCAATCATTGGTATAATGTTTATGAGTAATTAGCTATTAATTAGTAGTAGATTAAGATAAGAGAAGAGATAGAAAAGAGTGTAAAAGGGGTTTGGAAATCCCCCCAACCACACATCTTCTCTGTCTCCTCTCCACTTTTATCTATCGTGTCTAAGGGTTTCTAGAGACCAAAGGGGTTTATACAACCCCTTGTGCATCTGCCAACAGTTGCTGTGCAGCAGCATTGTTGTCAGTTGAAGATTCAATGCCTTGTTTCTGCAATGCTTGCAGCATGGCAATTGCCTCCTTGCGTCCACCGCCCAATTGTACACCCTTCTCGTGGAATCTGTAGGTATACTGTGGTGTAACACCATCATCCTGCATCTTCACGTTGCCATTCTCATCATACAGTAGCACCATGGTGCGGTCGTAGTTGAGTACTTCGTCACCTGATGCATAGGTGTCACCACTGTTGAGTGTTCCATCAGTTTGGGCCCAGCCCATTGATGTGTCTGATACTAGTCCCTTAGCAGTAGTCTGCTTGCGAAACTCTGTCCAATGCAGATTTCTCTCTGCAAGTTGTTTGACCTTGGACAATCCTGTTCTTCCGATTTTAATTTCCATTGAATTAAATAAATTGATTAAACATTTGACCCTATTCAAGGCAGGGGGTCTTCTCCCGCACTTTTAAGTAGGGGGGCTGTTTAATTGGCTCCTCTCCATCTCCATTCTCTTTCCAACTTTAAAATTTTTGTATAATTTTTTTCCTTACAACTTCATTTGTAATTGTAAGAGAGATTATGTATATTTGTAGTATGATTGAATTAAATAAGAAAGATGATAATCCTATTTATGGTGGCACCCTCTCAAGGTATCTTCAAGAAGGACATGCTAAAGAGGTAAAGTATATTGACTCTAATGGAGACTATGTACTTAAGCATATTATAGATTGGACTCACTTTCATAAATGGAGAGAAGAAAATGGGTACCTTTGACCAGTTTTATATAGATATATTCTCAGAGATGTTGCAAAGTAAGGAGCAACAGTTGAGGATGGAGGGGCTCAGAGGAGAAGAACTTAAGAAAGCCCTGGAAGATTACGAAGAAAGATTGATTAAAGATTATATGTGATGAAAGTGATGGGAGAAACTATAGATGCTAAGTTGGTTAGGATGACTCTGGAGGAGTATAGTAAGTTTCAAGAGTATTTGCAACAGGAAAAGGTGAAAGAAGATTACCCTTTTCTATTTGAGAAAATGAGTCAAATGATGGATTCAGAAATTAAAAAGACTCAACAGGAAATAGAGAACTTTAAGAACACTATGGAAGAGTGGAATATGTTTAAGGAAGGAGGAGCACCTAACTTAAATATTACTCAAGATAGCACTCTTGATGAAGTTAAGGCTCATATGAGGTATTTTTGTCCTGGATTAGAGGATAAGGAGATTTCAGATAAGCTGGCAAAGCATTATAGAGAGAGTCATATTACTACTGTAGGAGATTATGTTTGGTTTGTAGATGAAAAAAGTTAGAAGGTGGCAAATAGAAATAGAGATAAAGGACATAGATTCGAGCGTTGGTGGGCGAGGGTATTTAGAGAAGAGTTAGGTTTTAAGTTTTGTAAGACCTCAAGGCAAGCATCCAGATTACTCGATGATTGCGGAGTAGACTTAGATGGAATTCCATTTAACATTCAATTGAAGAATGGTTATGTAAAGGGAATTAATTACACTAAACTGTTTGAGGATATTGATGCGAAGCTTAAAGAGAATTACATGCCAGCAGACCCTAGACATGTATTCCCTTCTATTGTGATTCACAAGAGGGGAAGGAAGGAGAGTGAACACCATGTAGTTATGCAAGCTAAGGATTTTAGAAAATTGATAGAGATGGCATTTAAGAATAAGAACTAATGTGGTATGCTATATTGAGATTGAGTCTGCTGGGTTTAGTGTTGATACTAGTCATTGGGCAGATATTAGGTCTCACTATAGCATTATCAGTTTTGTTTGTATTTGTTAGAGTGTTATTGACAGCAATATTCTATATATCAATTCCAAAGATTATACTGTATTTAACAGATATGTATGGAAAAAAGAAAAAACACTGAGAAGAGAGTGCCAAAAGGAGAGATAACATTTAAGTTACAGTTAACAGAAGAGCAAAAAGAAGCTAAGGCTAATATCTTGGCTAACACTATTTCAGTTCTAACTGGAGTTGCAGGGAGTTCCAAAAGCTTCCTTGCTTGTCAAGTAGCATTGGATATGTTCTTTAAAAGGCAGATTAATAGAATCTCCTTTTGTAGACCTACAGTTGCTACAGAGGATTTGGGTCACCTTCCAGGGACTCTTGAGGAGAAATACTTTCAATGGTGTCTACCTCTTATAGATAATATGTATAAGATGTATGACAAGCAGAAGATAGATGAGATGATTCATCAAGGTGATATTATCTTTAGACCTCTGCAGTTTGTTGCGGGAGTTACATTTGATGATGAAGTGGCTATTATGGATGAAGCACAGAATGCAACTAAGGAGCAGATGGTGAGATTCCTTACTAGGATAGGGCCAAACGCTAAGGTATTGATTACAGGAGACCCCGCACAGATAGACCTAAAGCAGAAGAGTCGTTCTGGCTTGCAGAGGTTGATTGATGTGGAGCATAAGATAGATAAACTTTATGTGGCTCATCTGAAGGGTAACTATAGAAATGATATTGTGAGAGAGGTTTTGACACACTACGCATAATTTTTTTCAACTTATTCTTGCATATATCACAAGAATAACTTATATTTGTATATTGTTAGATGCAATACCAGCATTTCAGCTCCGAGGGCCAGAAGGTAGTTAGGGGCTTAGACGTCGGATTAGTAAGCTTAAATAAAGCTGAGGTTTTCTCCGATACTAACAAAAGGCTTGATAACGAGCAGTAGGTGCGAGACTAGATTAGACATAGGTAAAGGTCTCCTGAATTAACAGGTGTTTATTAGTCCCAGGTTATAACGCACTGCCTACTAGCGAAGGTAAAAGCTGAAAAAGACAGGAAAGAGAGATTTCTATAGGGTAGAGTATGTCTAAAGAGAATTACAGTAGGGTTGTTGAGATATTTGAATATGTTGTCAACGAATCTAAAGCAGAGTATGTTAGGAAACTGATGAAGGATTTAAAAAGTCCTTTGGCGGAGGAGGGGATACTGGCTTCGTACAGAATGGATACTAAGACAAACGAATATGTAATTATGCTCTTGGATATTAAAACAAGGCTCAACACTATATTAATAGGACAATGAAAAATTTAGGCGGGGGTTGCGGATGTGGCTCCAAACCAAAACGATAATGAACTTAAGAATTAACACAGTGGAAAAAACTATCGAGGTTTTAGATGCACTCAGCTTTGAGGAGTTGACTGCATTTATTGAACTCAATAACTATCGCGACTTTACTATTGTTAGTAGAGCGAGTGATACCATTGTGTCCAGTCCAAACTATATCCCCTTTATAGGCGGGAATGGTAATTGGGACCAACTTGATTGGGTTGTAACGTGTGATAATCAACATATTGAACAACTACTCAAGGTGGACACAGGCGGGCCTTCAATAGAGGAGTTAGAGGATACCTCTACCACTGATGACTAGAAATAGTCTCTCTATTAGGAGCCCCCTCTAACCCAGGGGGCTTTTTTGAATATTTAAAAGGACTATGAAACTCTCAGTAAACAAAATTCTATATCATTGGTACAGTAAAGTAAATGAGAACTGCAAGTATTGGTATTTTCAATTTAGTCTTGCACTATTACTTCTAATAAGTGGAGTATTTTCAGCTGGAGCTACTAATTTAGTAGGATGTCCAGATAGTACGTATTGTACAGATAGTATTATTGTATTGTGTTATGATAGCAATGCTTATCTAGACACTGTTGACCAGGTACAATTCAAAGTTATTGGCACAGGAACTTGGTTTATAGAGAGTGTCGACAGTGTTGTTGGTGGATGTTTATTTATAAGCAACCCTTCTCTTGATTGTGATACTGATATTTTCTCAAATCTTAAATTTGATGATAAGAATGGTACTCGAATAGGGAGCTGTAGCGGTCAAAATATACCCTTACCTGTTGAATTAATTAGATTTACTGCGGAAAGAATTGGAACGGCTGTTTTAATAGAATGGGCCACCGCTTCTGAATTTAATAATTCTCACTTCCTACTTGAGAGGTCTACTGACTATACAGAATGGAAAATAATCAATGTGATACCTTCTGCAAATCCATTCAGCAATCAAGTCTTAACTTATAGTTATCTTGATAGAGAAGCGCACAAAGATGTTACCTATTACTATTCTCTTACTCAAGTGGATTTTGATAATACTACAACTAACTATGGATTAACTGTAGTCAATGGAAGTGAGTTTGAATATCCTGTAGAACAGTCACTTGTTTACGATATAATTGGAAAAGAACTTAGTACGGCTACTGATTATAGAATTATAAGAAGGAATGGGAAAGTTAAAATCATTGTTAAACATTAATAATGAGATATTTTGTATTTGGTGCTTATAACAAAAGAAGACCCCACGAGGGTCTTTTTTACGTTATAAGAGAAAAACTTATAAAAAATACTTGCATGGTATTATATTTTATCTTATATTTGTACTATGATTTCAAAAGAGAATCAGAAAAGGTTCAGAACAATTGGGGAACAAATCCTAGCCCAAATACAGTGGGAACGAGAAGAAGCTGATAGAAGGGAGAAGAAAAGAAGGAACTGTAATCACGAAGAGTATGACACCTACACAGAGTGTATTGATTATCACAAGAGAGACTTTGGTACATTTTGTAAAAACTGCGACGCTCTTTTAGATTCAAATGGATAATGCGGGGAGAATGAGTATTCCAGCTGGTCTCATAAGCCAGCCTCCGTGGGTGCGACTCCCACCTCCGCAACTAAAGAAAACAAATGGGAAAACAAAGATATAAACTTAGAATACCTGCGGAAATTACGGACCAAGGGTATTTTACTCGAAGACCTAATCCCACAAGAATGCATACAGCTTATTATGAGGTGCATATTACAGAAGCCTCAGAGCTGACCCCAGACGAATGGATGGCTATTGTAGATAAAATGGCTAACATTGGTGGGATGGGAAATCTGAGAGTAGAGAAGATTGGAGAGGAATATGATACTGAGGAATAAACAAGAGGTTAGCTTAAAGAATTTTTACAAGGAGTTCTTGAGTCATGTATCCAATAGTCTACCTTCTAATAGGAGATTGACTAAGATGGAGCTTGAAGTCTTGACTGAATTTTGGGCTCTTGAGGGTGAACTGGTAGAACTTGATAGGTTCTCTACCTCTGTTAAGAAACATATCAGAGAAAATGTCTTCAAGTTTAAGAATTATACTGGACTTGAAAACTACATAAGTCAACTGTATAAGAAGGGATATATAGTTAAAAAGGATGGAAAGAAGATAATCAATCCTAACTATGACCTTCCAAAAGAAAGAATTAGGAATCAAGGAAAGTTTACGTTAGTATATGAGTACGAGATTGCATGATAGATTTAAATAAACTAGCCGAAAACCTGGAATGGAGTGATAAGAAAGCAACCTACTTCTATCACTCCCTCTTTCAAATGATTTTGGAGGAGATGAAGAATCCTGAGATGAAGACGATTCATCTGCAGAACTTTGGTAAGTTCTATGTCAAAAAGAACAGGATTGATAAGGTGATACAAGCTTACATCAAACGTATCAGAAATGGTGAGGGAGATGAAGAGTATAACAAGGAAAGAATTAGAAGCTTATGGAAGGCTCGGCAAGGTAAAAGTTATAGAAGAATATGATAGAGGTCAAGATGCTAGTTGATTTTTATGATGATGTTGAGGTAGAAATAGAAGTTGAAAATGAAGAAGGTGAGTTGGTAACAGTTACGGAGACACAGGAAGTGATGGTCAAAAAGGATAAGGTAATCAAGAGGATGACTGAACCTTATGCACTTTATCCAAGACAATGCTTTAAAAGAGATGGGTCTTTATATAGAGATCGAACAACTGTATATGATGACCTTACCAAGGAGGTATATGTAATTAAGGGTTCTTATAATAGTATTAAGAAGATGTTAGAAGGAGAATCCACTAAAGTAGGTTTTAAAAAACAATGATAAACACAATTGAAGATTTAGTAACAGCACTGAAACAACTCGAAGTAAGGGCGCACGCATGGGAGTGGAATACTGATAATGCAGCAGAGATTGATGCGATTGATGAATTCTATAACAGTCTACACTCCCATCTCGAAGACTTCGTAATTCTATCTATTGGTAGATTCGGGCTGAAGGAAGAAGGAATAGGGTTCGAGGATTTGAGTTATCAGCCGTATTCTCAAGAGTATGTCGATTGGATATTAGAGAAGCTGGAAGAGTTTCTTATCAATCACTTAAAGAATCCACAAACAGATTTCACTCCAGAGTTGGAAGCTGTAATTGTGAAGATGATTCGAGACATTACTAAGTTTAACTATGCAATGACTATTAGCTGATGAAGTTATCAGACATTACATTAAAGAACGTAAAAGCATTCATCCAGGGCAATGCCAGACTATTAGGAGATAGGTTTGGAATGGTGGATAAGCATGTGCAGGAGCAAGTAGCTTGGAGAGCAACTTTGTGTACTGACTGTGCAGAAGCTGGAGAATGTAAAGTATGCGGATGTTCTGTACCTGGAAAATGGTATGTGAATAAAAGCTGTAATGATGGAGAGAGATTCCCAGATATGATGGATGCTGAAACCTGGGAGAAGTATAAAAACGAAAACAATATAGAAATATGAGTATTAGTGAAGATTTACCTATCAGTAGGTTAAGAGGAGACAAGTTGATTGTGCGTAGGTATGAATATCCTAAGCAAACAGATTCAGGACTTATTTTACCTGACAGTTATCAAAAGTTGAAGGAAGATGTACATGTGACACACGACTTGCCAAAGTTTCAAAACAGGGGAGAAATCATTGCTATTGGAGATGGTGTTGAGGATGGAGTTTATGCGTTAGGGGATGTTGTACATTTCCAACCTAACTTTTATACCCAAGCTATTTTTGATAAAAGTGACATGGGAATTATCTTAGACAAGAGTCCTTATGTAGACAACGCCGAGGTTATTGTAGATGCTACAAACGGCGTAGACTGGATTGAGAAAGTAGAATTAGCAAGTGCTGAATAAGTTATTAGATATAGAGTTTTATAAACGGACGGGTCATGCAGTATTAGCTTGTGTGACCCTTCTGTATTTAACCGTAGCCTATATCTTTGGGGTGGATGTAAATATGAGTATCTTTGCAGACCTCACAATTATAGCAGGTTCCTTGGTATTGTTACCAAGAATTAAATTGAGTGGAGTAGAAAGTTCCTCTCGTCTTGATAGAAATATCTTCGGGTATTTCTTTTTAGGTATTATAGTATTTGTGGCAATAGGAGACTCTCACGGATTCCTCTCCTTGCCAAAGGATTCAAAGGTTGAGTTCTTTAGTATTATCGCACAAATATGTATGGTTCTTTTCGGAGTATCTAAGTTTGAGGTATCACGAAATGCCATTGAATCCGTAAAGGATGCTCTCAACTGGAGAAGAGGATACGCATCCATGATGTCCTCTTATTATGAGGACGTGTCCAATGGTGTTGAGGTAGATGAACCAGAGGCAGAGAAAGCACAGGTTAAATTGGAGAAAGAAACTGCTGAGATGGCAGAGGGAGTCCCACAAGGTAACCTACTCGCAGCTATGCAGAAGTATAGAGGAATGTGTGAGATTAAAGGTGCTGGACATAATAAGAAATTGATTAAGTTAGCTAAGATGGCTGGCTTTGATTGGTACAATAAGGATGAAATTCCTTGGTGTGCCGTGATGATGAATATCTGTTGTATGATTGCAGGTGTAAGGGGAACTCAATCCGCTATGGCTAAGAGCTTCTTAAGATGGGGACGAGAAGTCTCACTTGAAGAAGCTAGGAAGAATATAGGTAGAGTAATTGCTGTATTCCATAGAGGCGAGAGTTCCAAAGACCCGTCTGGGCATGTAACTGCTGTAGAGGCTATTGCTCCTGATGGAAAGAGTATTATTGGTATTGGTGGTAATCAGGGAGACTGTGTAAAGAGCTCTAAGATGCGAATTGATACTTGGAGATTTATTTCATTTAGAATGATATGATAGGAGTATATTTGTTTTTAGGAGTATTATTAAGTAGTCTACTTCACATTTATGTAGAGGCTAGATTGGACAAAGCCACCAGAGATAGGGGAGAATCAGTTAATCATGTACTTGGAGCATCCATTTATTTGATAATGGCGTTACTATTAGGGGTAGTAGTAAAAGACCATACTAACATTCTTACAGGTATAATGGGAGCTATTACTTCACTGTCAACGAGATTACTATTCTTTGACCAGATATATAATACCCTGACTGGTAAGCCAAGATGGTACAGAGGTACTGTATCTTGGTGGGACACTAAATTTTATATTCCAAGGATTCCTAGATATGCTATCTTTTTCTTGAGTACACTATTCTTTGTAGATAGACTTTATGAGATTTATGGAGATGTAGTATCATGGACATTGGCAGGAATGGTTGCATTAGGAGCTATACTTGGAATGATTGTACATTCAGTAAGACAATTAAATGGAAGAGATTGATAAAATGGTAACGCCAATTAGTAAGGCGATATTAAGAGTAGCTGTATCAGTGTTTCTGATATTCTTAGGATATGCAGTAGTATTGACAGCAAAGAGACCTGTGGTTCCACCACAGATAATTGTACCAAAGACATATGATGAAAACGAAAGGAAAATTGTTCAAAAAATGGATAGCATTAGTAAGCTTCCTGTTGATAAGCAGCGTGAGTTATTCAATGAACTCACAGAGGAATACAGGTCAAGATACCTTGACTGATGCATATATCAGCCACATACCTGATACTACTATACACGTTCCTACTGTTGCTGATAGTATGCTCCTGCCTTGTATTGATTGCTTTCTACGCATTCAGGCTATTGAGGCGGATAAGCAAGCGTGTATTAAAGATAATCTTAGATTAGAGATTGAGAATGCAGCTTTGTTCACAGACAAGGTTACATTAGAGATGAAATTACGAAGAACTAGAAGAATTGCTGTTGGCCTCGGAGTAGGCGTAGCAACTACAGGATATTTATTACTTAGATGATATTTGACTTAGTAGATAACGAACCGAAGATAACAATTGAAGGTATACATATACCAGAACTAAAGGAAGTGTGGGAGGCTGATGAGACCCCAGAAAAACTCAGAGCCTCTCAACTGCTTCCGTATATTTATCATATGTCAGATTATAAATCTGTGTATGCTAAGTTAGAAACGGAGACAAGGAAGAAACAAGTAGAAGAAGACTACTTAAAACTTCCCTTGAATGAGCAGGAGCAAGCTATGGTAGATGCAGCTATTGAGAAGTATATGCAACTACAGGAGACTCCAGCAATGAGATTACTTAATGGGGCTGAGCATGCAATGAATAAACTGACTCAGTATTTCTATACAGTTGATTTTACTGAAAGAGATATGCAGGGAAGACCAGTTCATTCAGCTAAAGATGTAACAGCTAACATTGATAAACTAGGTAAGATTGTTATCTCACTTAGAGAATTACGAAAAGAAGTTGAACGGGAACAAGCTACAACCAAGAAGATAAGAAGGAATGTAGTTCCATCACAAATACTATAATATGTACGACCCTACCGTAGCGTATAAAATTGAAGATGAAAAAAGCAGAATACCAGAAGAAGTTCACAACCAAGTTTCTGAACTCTCCCTCTATAATCCTGTGCGTAACCTGGGATTTGATTATCTTTTCTTTACTGACAGTTCGGTATTCCGTCCTGCAGCAAATGCCTTCGAGGAAAATGAAAGAAATGGAAACCCATGCTACACAACAGCTATTCCAGGGACTACACAATACAGAAGATTCTGGGAAAAGGAACTTGACAGATGCATCAACGGATATACCGTCGGCGGGGTCAGGATTACAGGAGAACACTATTTCTATTTAAATTATGGAAGAATTGAAAAGAGAACAGAGAGAAAGGATGGAACAATCACAAAGACTGAGGAGTTTCCCGACTTCTTGTCTATGGATTACTACTGGTTCCTTACTTTGGAACGTGCAGAAAACCCAGTCAAGTATGGACGCTCGCACATGGACAAAAGAGGAATCATCATGGCAAAAGCCCGTAGAAAGGGTTGGTCGTTCAAAAACGCAGCTGGTGCTGCTTGGATTTACACGTTTTTTGAAAAGTCTAGGGTTGTTATAGCATCTGAACTAGAAGAGAAAGCACTTAACACTTTCTCAATGTTCAAGACGATGCTGAACCATTTGAATAAATATACTGAGTTCAGACATCCAACACTTAAGGATACACAGACATTCATTAGGTCAGGATGGATTGAGACAAAGAATGGACAAGATGTTGAGGAGGGTTATAAGTCTGAAGTCTTCATTTTAACTCTTAAGGATAAACCAGACAAGGCAGCAGGTCTGTCATGTACTAGACTAATCTTTGAAGAGGCGGGACTTATCCATCATCTCAAGAAAGCATTTAGATTCGCGGAACCTACAATGCGAGATGGTAAATATTGGGTTGGAATTCCTATTGTGTTTGGTACAGGTGGAGATATGGAAGGTGCAACTCAAGACTTCTCTGAAATGTTCTTAGACCCACAACCATTCAACTTGGAGAGATATGACAATATCTATGAGTTGCATGAGATGCAGACCAAGTGTGGATACTTCGTAGATGAGATGTGGTATAGACCAGGATGCTCCTATGTAGATGAAAAGGGTGAGATACATTGGTCAGTAGATGACAATGGTAATGCTAATAGGTGGGTTGCAGAACTTGACCTTGATGAGGAGAGGGTAAATGCCCTTGGTTCCTCTAAAACAGATTATGACGTACTTATCACTCAAAAGTGTAAGACTCCTTCAGAAGCATTCTTAACACCTGAAGGTAACGTATTCCCAGTAGCTGAATTGAAAGCTATAGAATTACGTCTAAGAAAGAATGATAGATATAAGAAGATTGGAACTCCAGGTATACTAGAGTGGGGTAGAGAAGACACAAGACCTGTGGTATTTAAACCTCGTCCAGACCTGACTCCAAACTACTACTATCCATTCAAACAGAGTGTAAAGGCTGAGGGTGCAGTGGTAATATACCAATCACCACCAGAGGAACAATATCCTTCTAGTCTTTACAAGATAGGATATGACCCCGTTAAATTTGATATTGTGAACGGGAAGTCAGTATTTAAATCGTTAGCCTCTATATATGTGTATAAGAGTCTCCAGAAATTTGAGTATGGATACGATGAGATTGTAGCAGAATATACAGGTAGGTATGAAGATACTGACCAGATAAATGAGATTGCCCTTAAGCTTTCTCTGTATTATGGTAATGCCAAGATAATGCATGAGAATGAAATTGGAAAGGATGTAATCTCTTACTTTAAGAGGAAGGGTAAGCTTCACTTGTTGGAGCATCAACCAGATTCGGCTATAGGCAGGGTTATTAGAAACTCTAAGGTGACAAGACCATACGGTTCACCTATGAATGATAAGATGAAAGCTGCTTGTGAGAAATGGGCTCTTAATTGGATGTGGACTGAAAGAGGACACAATGAAGACGGAGAGAAGGTATACAACATGGATTTAATTCCATCCTTAGGATTGATTCAGGAGCTGAAGGCATACAACAGGGATGGGAACTTTGACCGTGTGATGGCATTCTTCCAACTAATGTTGGTCGTAGAAGAATACAAAGAGGTGGAAGTTGCAAAGACTGAAACCAATCCAATCGCCAAGCAATTATTAGAAAGACATGCAAGAAAATAAAGAAACACCAAAGATGTACAGGGAGAGAGTCTCAAAGGGACTAAAGACAAAAGGGTGGCACGTTGCCAGAGCCCAGGAGATTGACTCTACCTCCAGCTTTGATTATTTGTATGATAAGGATTCTGTTAACTATGACTTAGTAAATGGTATCCTTAATCAGGCAGACTTTGAATATGTGACAAAACCTTATGGTATTGCTCCAAAGGCTCACCTGCCAGAAGAGATGCAAAGTTTCCCAATCCTAACCAATAACATCAAATATTTGGAAGGGGAACTTCTAAAGAGACCTCGTAACAATAGAGTGACTGCAGTTAATGCTGAAGCCATTTCTGAGTTCTCTAAGAAGAAAGCTGAATTAGTATCTCAATTTGTAATCTCTGAGATTAAGAAAGCTCGTCTGCAAGAACAGATGGAGCAGAATCCAAATATGACTGAAGAGCAGCTCGCGGAACTTGAGCAGCAAATCATGTCACCAGAAGAAATTGAAAAGTATATGAGGACTGATTTCAGAGACTCATATGAAACATTAGGAAAAGAAATCTTAGGATATCTGGACCGCAAACTGCATATTAAACAACTGGAAAGGACTGCGTGGATGCATGGTCTTATTTCAGGACGTGAGATTTATTATGTAGGTATTGAAAATAAGAATCCAATTTTGAGAGTAATCAATCCTCTCAGGTTTGACTGTGACCTAGACCCAGACCTTATTTTCATTCATGATGCTGAATGGGCAAGAACAGTTGACTTTATGTCTCCTTCAAGAGTAGTAACTCTATATGGTGACCACCTGACTAAACAGGAGATTAACATGTTATATGAGAGAGGTCGTAAGGGTAGTGCAGCAAGAACACAGGTAGATGATAAGTGGGAGTTTGAATCTGACATCTCTGATTGGGATTTGAATGATAACCACGATGAGTATGTATCTGACAATAAATTAGAAGTAGTACATTATGTCTGGAGAAGTTGGTACAAAGTTGGTTTCCTTACATTCATTGATGAAGAGGGTATGGAACAAACTATGCAAGTTCCTGAAGGATATACTCTCAATAAAGACAGGGGTGATATTCATATTGAGTGGGAATGGTGGCCAGAAATTAGAGAGATAACTCGTATTGATAATGATATTTGGATTAAGGATGGAGTACTTGAAGATACTCCTAAAGACCCAGATGACCCTTATTACTGTCCACTACCTTATACTGGTGTATTACATAATAACCTGAACTCTAAAATTACTGGTCCAGTAGACTTAATGAAGCCTTTCCAGTACTTCTATGACATTGTACATAGAATGGTACAAAGGGATTTAAGTTCTGATAAGGGGAGAAAATTGGTTGCTAACATTAATCAGATTCCTGTATCAATGGGAATTGACTTAGATAAGTGGCAACACTATCTTGAGGTTGATGATATCATTTGGGTAAACCCTAATGAAGAAGGTAATCAAGGTGCTGACCTTAACTCATGGAAGAATATTGATATGACTGCAGCCCAGTCTATTGATAAGAAGGTACAGTTACTAGAATATATTGAGAGACAATGTTCCAAAGTGATTGGTATGAATGATGCCAGATTGGGACAACAAGGAGGTAGAGAGCTTGTAGGTACTACACAACAACAGATTCTACAGTCTAATTATGCAACAGAACCTTGGTTTGCTACTCACGAGTTGGGTAAGAAAGCTGCTTTGGAACTGTTACTTAATATGGCTAAGAACTGTTATCATAAGTATCCAAAGACTCACTTGGCTTATACACTCTCAGACCTTTCTAGAAAAGTAGTAGAGATGGACGTAGATAAACTTCCATTCTGCCACTTCTCAGTGTTTATCTCAGACTCATCTGATGATATGCGTATGTATGAGGAGCTTAAGCAAATTGCTCATGCTGCAGTACAAACACAATCTGCAACACTCTCTACCATTGCTACTATGATTAGAGCTAACGCATCTCCTGGAGAGCTTATTGAAACACTTAAGGAAGGTGAAGAAAGAATGCAGCAAATTCAAGCACAACAAGGACAACAGGAACTTGAGCAGACTAAGATGATTGAGGAAGCCAAGCAACAGTTAGAGATGATGAAGCTTGAACTTGAGAAGTATAAGATTGATATGGATAATGCTACTAGAGTTGAAGTGGCTAAGATTGGAGCATTTAAGTTCCAAGAAGACCTGGACTCTGATGGAAACAATATTCCTGACCCACTTGAGATTGCTAAGTTTGAGGAAGAAGCTAATATGAAGAGAGAAGAATTAGCCCTTAAAGCTACAGAGATGCAACAGAAGATGGATATTGAGTTAGAGAAACTTAGAGTTAAAGAAGAAGAGATTAAGTCTAAGGAAAAGATAGCTAGGTCAAAACCTAAGCCAACTTCGAAATAGCTATACATCCAAAAACTTTAAACAAAAAAAATTTGTAAATATAAATAATAAAACTTATAATTATGGAAAACAACGAAGGTAAAATTACTTTTAGTGACGTTTTGGACGATGCAGGCTCTCCTTGGGAGCTATTAGACGATGAGTCTAGCACATTTATGCCAGATGGATTTGGCGTACCTACGACTCCTCCAACACCTACTCCAGCTCCTAAAGATACAACAGAGGAACCTGAGGTAGACCCAACACCAGCTCCAGATACTACATTTGAAGATGAGTTAGAAGAAACTCCAGAGGTAGTAGATGAGCCAGAGGAAACAGAAGATGATGAGGAAGATGATATCTTCTCTTACATTGGAAATACTCTAGGAGAAAAGGGAATTTTAACAGTGTCAGAAGACACTAAGTTTGAATCAGGAGATGATATCTGGAATGCAGTGCAGAGTAAGATTGATTCAGAAGTTCAGGCTTACAAAGATTCACTTGGAGAGGATTCTCGTAAGTACATTGAATACTTAGAGGCAGGTGGTGACCCTAGCAGGTATATAGCGGTCAACGCACAATCAGATTTCTCAACACTCGACATCTCTGATAAAGAGAATGCTAAGCGAGTGCTTTCTGAGTTTTATAAAGCTAAGGGTTTCTCTGAAGCTAAAATCACTAAGTTGATTGAAACATCTGAGGATTTAGAAGAATTGGAAATTGATGCTAAAGATGCACAAGAGTTCTTCACTCAAAAGAAAGAAGCTGATAAACAAGCGTTGATTGAGCAAGAGGCTAGAGCACTCGAAGCAAGACGTAAACAAGAGGAACAGTTCACACAAAACCTTGAAGACTTCGTACAGAAACAAGAGGCTGTAAGAAACTTCCCTCTAAAAACTAAACAGCAAAAGCAAGAGATTCTTGACTACATGTTTAAGAAAACAGTACCATTTGAACAGAATGGTCAGACAGTTAAGATTTCTCAATATATGGCTGATAAGATTAAAAGAAATCAAGATGAGGCAGCTAAAACAGAAGACCTCATTTTTGACGCTTTAATTATGAAGTATGGGTCTGACCCAATTCAAAAGAAAGCAATAACAGACCGTAATAGAAAGTTGGCTGACTTAGGTAAGAGACACCGTAGTAACAGCACTAGTACTAAACTGTCAGGGTCTGGTGGAAAGAGTAAAAAACCAAGAGGAGGTTCACATTCATTCGATGACCTTGATTGGGAAACATTAAATTAATAAATTAACAAACAAGAATGGCAACTGCAAATCTAACGACTAAATTCAGGTTCCGTCCATGGCACGCTAATGATACAGAAATGAATCACTTGGCTAATGCTGGGTTGGTTACTACTGAGAAATTGTCCCGAAGACTCGAAAGACAGTTCATTTCTAAGAAGAATATGTATAACCCTATGCAAGCGTATGGGGCTGCTTCTCCTAAGAATGTTAAGAAAATGACACAAGATGTCATCGAGTGGGAACTTATGGGTGCATCTGACCGCCCTCTTGTAATCGTTGAGGACGTGAGTCCTACTGACGTTTATAAAGGAAAAGGTCAGTCAATCTTCAATCTGAAGTTTGATACTAACTGGTGGAAAGTAGGGGACGTAATTGCTCCTGCAAACAAGAAGTACTTACTTCGTGTTCAAGTAGCACCTTACAAAGATGGTAATGGATACATCTATGGTGTACAATTCCTTGAAGACGACCAAAGCCTTTATCTGCCAAGTTCATATGTAGCTCCTGGTCAACGCTTCGCAAAACTATTCTCTACTTACGGAGAAGGTTCTGACAGCGCAGGTAGTGTACATTTCGCAATGCCTTTCTCTCTGCAAACTCAAACATCTTTAATCAAGAAAGAATATAAGATTACTGGGGATGCTCATATGAAGGGAGTATTGGAAATTGCATTGATGGATGAAACTGGAAAGATTCACGATTCAAAATGGATTAACTACGCTGATGCTGAGTTCAAAGCTCAGTTCGCAAGAGAAAAAGAAATGCTTCTGTGGTACGGAAGAGAGTCTAACAACACTCCTGACACTACTGGCCGTCCAGTGAGAACTGGTGCTGGTATTGAGCAGCTGATGGAAAGTGGACACCTTCACTACTACAACAAGCTTACTACTAAGCTTATCCAAGAATACTTGATGGATATCTTCTACAACCGTGTAGGATTCAATAGCCGTCACGTAATTGGTTACACTGGTGAGTACGGTGCATTGGCTCTTCACAGAGCTCTTGCTGACGATGCCAACAAATTCTTAACTATGGATACTAGTATCATCGGTGATGCTGCTGGTTCTGAGTTCAATGTGAATGCTAAAGAATTTGGTCGTCAGTTTGTAAGATATCGTGGTCCTAATGGAATCATCTTTGATATCGCTTACAACCCATGCTATGATGACACATCTAAGCAGTGGTTGATTGACCCTGTAACAGGTAAACCAGCTGAGTCTCAGAAATTCACTTTCTTTGACCTTAGCGATAAAACAGGAAATGGTAACTTATTCCTTCTGCAAGGAACTAAGAAATCAGGATATGTTTCTGGTCTGACTACACCTTACGGTCCTTCTAATGGAGCTATGATGAGTAACTCTGAGGACGCGTACACTATGATTGAGTATGAAGAAGCAGGTGTACAAATCGTAGACGTATCTAGATGTGGACAGTTGAGATTGTCTGTATCTGCCTAATGAATATTAAGAGATTGGGGTGGGAATCCTCCCACTCCACTTTCTTTCTTAACTAAAACAAAAACGAAGATATATTATGGATAACAATCAAATCATTGTTATGCCTGTGGTTAGAAGAAAGCCATGGGTTAACACATCACAGTTCAACAAGAACAAAGTAATGGAGGCGAACACCACAGTACAAGCGTACTCTGGACAGAATGGTCTCCAAACAGGTTTAGAAGGGAATAAGGAACTTCAAGAGGAGTTTGAAAAAGAACTGGGACTAGCTCCTGGTACATTAGCCCCAACGCTCTCTAATGATTATTGGTCAGAAGAGGTCAATATTAAACTTGAGGATGGTCCTACTACATTCAGTAAATCTCATCCAAAGGACAGGCTAAAAATTCTCATTTTACAAAATCACCCTCTCGTGGCTAACTCACTTGCTGAGGTATCACCAGAAACTGATTTTTACATTGTAGATGAAGTCCTAGAACAAGAGAAAAAGCTTAACAAAGCAGAGAAGAAAGAAAGAGCATATGCAATCTTCTCTGAGATGTCACCATCTGAAAAGAGACAATTCCTTAAGATGTTTGGAAAAGGTGGAAACGAGATGTCAGATGTTGATGTTAAAGCTGAACTCTCAACTATTCTAGAAGACAATGTTGACGACTTCCTCTCTAAATCAGAATTCTCTAAAGAGAAATTAACCATCAGAGCATTTATCTTTGATTTGGTACAGTACGGAATCTTGAGAATCCGTGGTGGCCACTACTTCGACTCTGATGAAGATAAAGGAAACTTAGAGGCTCTAACCACTTATTTCCTTTCACCTAGTAAGCAGGACGCTTATTTGACCTATAAAGAAAGATTAGAACACGCTAAACTCGGTAATTAATGACAATAGAGGAAATGCATATTGACTTCAAGCGGAAGTACAATAAGGTAGACTCGGAGAAATACAGAAACTTTAGACCAGAAGAAATTGATTTATACCTTAATGAGGCTCAAGAACTTCTGATTAAAAGTAAAGTAAAAGGGTTCGAGGCTTCACAAAAACTTATTGATGACTTACGTCCACTTCTAGTTAAGCATGAAGAAGATGCAGCACAACCTCTTGCGACACCAACAGTACAGGGGAACGCGTATATCTTTGACTTAAGCACACTAGGTACAGTTGATAATAGACTAAAGTACCTCTACCACATGCGCTCAGTAGTAAATGCTACTAAGACAGGATGTAACACAGAGGAACTCATCTGTCGAATTGTACAGACTGATGACCTTAGTGAAGCTTTAGTCAGTGAGTTTTACTCACCCTCTTTTGAGTGGAGAGAAGTTCCAATCTTATTTGCAGGTGACAAGGTGTATGTCTACTCAGACGGAACTTTCACAATTGATGAATTAAAGATAGACTACTTGAAAAGACCAGTTAGAATGGCTAACCCTAATGCGGTTAAAAATTCAGCAGGTACAATCATAGGCTATAATCATCCAGATGGCACTCCAGCAGTACAACAAGACTGCGAGATACAATCTACTTTCTTTTGCCGTGAAATTGTAGATGAAGCTATCAGGATAGCAACTATTGACTTGGGTGACCCAAGACTACAAATGGCAAATATTAAAACACAAATTAACAAATAACTTTTAAATTTAAACTAATATGGAAACTAGAGTATTTAGAGTACTATCAGGACTAGCTAATACTGCTGTAGAAGCTGCAGGGTCTCCTCTGTACGCTCCTACAACTGGTGCTATTGTTTTACTTCAAGGTCAAATTGGACTGTATGATGTAGACACTCTTACTTCTCAAAACCCAGCAACAGGGTTAAGTAGCCTTACGCCTGGAAAATATTTCTTCGCATTGGGTACTGACGCTAATGGTGAAATCACTGACACTGCTGCGGTGGCTGAGAGCTTTGTAAAGTCTCTTATCATCGACACAACACAACCTCTGAAGATGACACAGCAAGCAGCTGTTACTGCTGTTACTCAACAAAAGTCCTTCACTTGGACTTCAACAGACTGTGAGACAGAGTATTGTATTAAAGTAAATATCAACTCTCCTCAAATTGCACAAGCAATGGGATGGAACCCATTGTACAAATCTTTCAACGTAACTACTGATTGCTGTGATGACAGCTGTGACACTTGTGGTGGTGGAGATTGCGACGCACTTGCTGACCTGATTGTTACTGCAATCAATGATGACAAGGATGCATTCTTGACTGCAACTAAGAACACTCAGTATGACTTAGCATGGTCTAGTGTAGACATTAGTGCTTATGCAACTTCTGCTGCTGATTCTAACTTCACATTTGGTGGCGAAACTTTTGTATTCACTTCAGGTGATTATACTGGTGATGCTGCTGGTGATGCAACAGAATTAGAAGACGAGCTGCAAGCATTTCTTGATGCAGCTAATCTAGGAGGTACTGTAACTGTTACTCGTAACGGTGCTGGTGACTACGATATTGCTATTGCTGGAACTTATGTTTCTGCAGCTACTTTAGATGCATCTGGAGAAGATGACGCTGCTACACCAACTGCAACTACTAACGGATGTCCTAATGTATCTGTAATTGCGAACATTCCTGCAATCGCGCAGTACTGTTCAATGCCTACAAATGTATTGGATGTTGACGTTGTAACCTTCGATATGTACGGAGATTGCGGATGGGATTGTAACTTCACAGAGGTTGAAAACAGAGCTGCAGTTGCTGCAGAAGGTACAGGAGCTTACGTTCTTGGACTGGAGCAAGAAGCTACTGGCTATGGAAAAGACCACTGGTACAGACTATCTGGAATGTTACGTCCTGACACAGGAAGAAGTACATTGACAGATTCAAGTTTAACACACAAATTATATGTGATTGAACACCAAGACCTTCACGAAGGTGCTCCATCAGGACACTACTTCCGAAGTGTTTGGAAAACTATCATCGCATGTCCTACTACGTCTACAAGTGCAATCTCAGGATTGGACACAACTGTAGCGTAATAGATAAGGATTTATATCTTCAATTGTTTTCGTAATACGGTAGGGGGATGGGTCTAACCTATCCCCTTATTTATTTAAAAATTAACACACATGAAAGGATTAAACTACGTCCCTGAAAATGGGGGCAATATTGACAAAAGACTTCGCAATCTAGAATATGCAGTTGATTGTGTACCATACGCTTCGGGTGTCTTTACTGTTCAAGGACTAGCTTTAACAGATGCAACAGCTTCTACGCTTGCTTTTACAGCAGGAGAAAATGATAGAGTGACTGTTGATGCTACTGCTGGCTCTACTAAAATTTTAGCTGCAGGATTCTATAAAGTTGATGTATCTGGATTCATCCAGTTTATTACTGATTCTGTTGCTGCTACTGGACAGTTGGATGTTTTGGTTAATGGAACATCAGTACTTACAACTGGTGATGGAGCTGCTGCTACAACAGCAGGTGCTGTCGTACCTGTAAGTGGTACTATAATTCTAGATTTAGAAGTAAACGACGTAATTACCTTTACTATCACTCTTACTGGAGATGATGGTGATACTAGTGCAACTTTGGGAAATGCTTCATTTAGCCTCTTTCGCATTAAAGCAGGGTAATGAATGACTACAGCAGAGTTCAAGACAAGATTAAATGAGATTCTATTTAATAGGTCTCGTGTAGGTCAATACCAATACGATGAGTTTCGTAGGGTTGACTATGAGGTAGCAAAACTTCTGGATGAGTATCTCACCAGTTTTGTGTCTGCCCCTGTCTATGCATACATTGCTGTAACTACAACATACACAGTCTTAACGACTGACTATATAGTTGACTGTACGACAGGTACATTTACTGTAACCCTACCTACTGCGGTGGGGATTACAGGTCAACCTTTTATCATTAAGAACTCTGGCACTGGTATTATTACTGTAGATGGTAATGGTTCTGAAACTATTGACGGAGAGCTTGATTTAAAATTATATAACCCAGATGCTATTACTATTGTAAGTACTGGGTCTAACTGGATAATTGTATGACATATATACCTAATAGAAGTAGAATTGATTCGGATAATAGTAGTACTGCTACTCTTACTTCTGGTAGTACGTACACAGGTACTTGGGTTAATGTAGA